AATATGTTAAATGTACCTACTTCAAATGGTAGTGAAACATTAAAAATGGCACCACATGAGGGTGGCATAGCTGTTGGTATAGAGTATGAAGATGATGATTTTTGTCAAGAGTGTTTTATTCTACTAAGTGTTGGTGAAGTAAAAGGTATTATTAGTGCAATAGACTCCCCCTCATGTTCATATGAAACTCCTTCTGAAAACTTCAGTATCTATGAATCATCGTGGAAAAACGATCACGCTACAATATGTATAACAGAAGGTTCAGATAACATGTCAACTGGTTTTGAGGTTGAAGAATTACAAAATATCAAGTTGTACCTACAGATGTGGTTGGTTAGTATTAATGAATCATCTTAAAGTATCTGATATTTTTAAAAACCCTTATGGTAAGATTGATGGGGATGTGATAAACGGATTAATAAAAGAGATTACTTCTAAGGAAGGTTTCTGTGTCCTTGATCTATCTGATACAACATATGGTGTTGGGGCTTCTTTCTTACAAGCAGCCATAAAAGGTGTTAATCCATCAAATCTTGGAGTTAGTAAAACAACTGATAAATTTTACTATATGAAGATTTGTGAGTATATGGATTATGAATTAAAGGTATTCAATATGATTAAATGTAAGGATTGTAAATATATAAAAGGATGGGGACCTAAACATGACCCTATCTATTCTTGTACTTTTAGAATGAAGGAACGTCGAATATTTGACCCAGTTGAAGGTGTATATCGATGGCCAGAAGAGATAAATAAGGCTTTTGTTGTTCGTTGTATTACTGAGAGAAAGAACTCTACTGGTTTCTTAGGTTTATTTATTGATAAAAAACGATGTGGTATTGATGGTAAGAATTTTGAACATAAGGTAGATTAAATGTTTAAAGTAAGAAGTGTTTTTATTGATGGTTGTAATGAAGAGCAAGATATGGATTTCTCTGTAAAGAAGGGAAGAAAAGGTGTGCTTCTGTTTCAGAATACTATCCATTACCTGTATGAAGGTTTACCAAGTCAGCAATCATTAACTATTGGTTTGAAACCTGATGAGATTAAAGAATTAATAAAGGTGCTTAAAGACTCCCTGGGTGAGTGATATGACAGAAAAAGAATGGGTAGCTAAAGGTAAGAAAATGGATAAGCTTTGGAATAAGCTTTATTATGAAATTGTGATAAAAGGAGAGCAGGATGCTATGTCACAAACTAACGTTCCCAGCAGATAAGAAGTTATACTACTGTGGTGATCTCCATGGTTGCTATGATTTATTTATGAGTAAACTTGATAGTATTGGTTTTAATAAAGAAGAGGATGTTCTAATCTGTACTGGTGATTTAATTGATCGAGGTGAACAGAATGTAGAGTGTCTTGAGTTAATGGATGAACCTTGGTTCTTTACTGTATCTGGTAACCATGAAGATATGGCACTAAAAGCCATCCTAGAACCTAGTGAGCAGGATGATCATTGGAGACTATGGATGTATAATGGTGGCTCTTGGTACATTGATTTTGGAGGTACTGATGATCTATTGTATGTGCGAGAGTTAATCAAAAAGACAGTACTATTACCTCATGTTCTTGAAATACAACATGGGGATAAAAAGGTAGTTGTTTGTCATGCTGATTGGCCATCAAAACAATACCCTTATTCATCTTCTAATGTCAACAATGAACATGTTACTTTTAGTGACCCAAATCGGAGTGATATTGCAGACTTTACCCAAAATATCATTTGGAGTCGTGACCGTTATTATCGCTGGGAAGCTCAGTGGGATGACTTTGATGTAATCGAAGGTGCTGATGCCTTTGTATTTGGGCACACTCCTGTAAGTCGTCCTACAAGTTTTGGTAATCAACATTACATTGATACTGGTGCTGTGTTCACTGGTGAGTTAACAATAAAGGAATTGGATCTATGAAATATTTTATAGAACATAATCTGAATGCATATGGCATGTTCTCTAAACCTTCTCAGGTATTGGAGTATGCATTCTGTACATTAGGTAATGGTGTTCACTTAGACTTACAAGGATACTTGGAAGGTAATTACCGTAGTGAAGAGTGTTATGAGTTCAGTGAACCTGAACCTATTAATCACATCTATCGTTGGTCAACTTGCGAAGAGTTCCAACCTTTCCGTGAATTAGCTGGTTGTCGTGATGTTGGTTTTAAAGAATCATTTGCTTACTTTATCGAGTGTCTAAAAATCACACCTGATACAGTTGGGTATATTAAAGAGTGGAAAGAAAACATACCGTTGATGGAAGATATTATCTACAACACACCAACTATTACCGATGAATACACAAGCATTAATGATATAGATGGATTCCTTACGAAATTAAAAGCATCTACATCTACTACTGATGCCCATGGTGGTTCTACTACAAATCCAACGAATTCTGTTGATAAACGTTGGTTCTTTGATGTACAGTGGAGTGACTGTCCTGATTTTGTTGAGAAAGAAGTTCGTCAAAGTTGGGGTGATTACGAACTTGGTAATGATAAATACATCTGGAAAGCCAAGGTTGATGAAGAATTATATGAAGCATATCCTAATATCTACTTCTGGTTAAAGCACAAAGGTGTCCCAGATGGTGAGAAGGTTTATGTCCATTGGTGGTGGTAATATGAAAGAAAAAATTGCCATGGCTTGGATTATAGGTTTAGTACTAATAATCATTGGCTTTCTGATCTATAAAGCAATGATGTCAGGTTACTTTCTTATTATCTTAATTAAGTTCACGATAGTTGCTGTTATTACATTAATGACATTATGGGCTATTCATACAATTTCTTTGGAATAAATATGCTTAAATTTGAAGATATGATCGATGATGCAGATATGGTTGTCCGTAAAACTGAAGATGGTGTCTCTTTTAAAATTAATAATGAAGTTTGTATATTAAATGACAAACAACTTAAACAATTAGTTCACTTTATAAACAAAGGTAAGTAATATGTATATTAGATATGATGATTTGGTTATCAACACGAATATGTTTGGATCTATTGAGTTAGATTTAGATTCTAATAATATCAACTTTGAGCAAATGGGTTTTGCTACAAAAACATTCCATTTCAACTCTCCTGAACGTGTTAAAAATGCCCATAGTGTTATTTGCATGGGTCTAGCACGTGATTCTGATTATATAGAGGTGCGCTAATGGGCTTTATGGCAGGCGGTCTTTGTGTAGTTGTTTTTTGGATTGGTTATTTTGTAGCTAAAAGTCAAGGTGTTTGCTAATGAGGTTTGGAGCAACAACTGAAGAAAGGCAGAAGCACAATAAAGATATCTGCTGGCGACATACAATCAGATATGCCTATTTTCCCACTAAAATGGAAGAGGGTTGTTGGGTTTGGTTGACTAACTATTATTCTTATTTTGTTTCTGGTAAATACAACCTACGGCTAGGTGAGAATAAATGTATGTCCTTGCCTGAATATGTAGAGGTAAAGGGTTTCAAACCTTTCAATTGGAACAAACATAAACGTCAAATTAAATATTTCTTAAAGAGGTCAAAATAATGTACAGAGAAGCCACTCATATTAATAGAAACTATATAAATCATGAACACCCTTACTCAAGAGTAGCTAGTTGTGTCTACTACACCATGATAGAAGGCGATTGGCGTTACTTGGATCTAAATACACAAAGATGGTGTCAATCTTCTAATTCAAATGATTGGTTCACAAGGAGCCTAGTTCCAAATCCATGTTATGTTGCTCCTCCATCTCGTGATGATGCAACACACGTAACTCAGCAATTTATAAATACTGGGTGTGCAATCGCCTCTCATTATAAAATGATTGATAATGTTTGGTATTATTGGTCGGATGCTAGGCAATATTGGAAACTAAGTGATGTAAATTCACATCGAACATTAGTCCCACTTGCGCTTGATGAAATATCTACTACTAGTATATCTCTTGGCGCTAACATGCTAGATGAGATTATTGTTAATGATATTAATCCTGAATATGAGGACTCTATCAAATTCCGTAGGCACCTTACAGATATATCTGTAGTGTTTACATCAGAGAATCAGAATGCAGGAGCAGCATTAATTAGTAAAGAGAAGGCTACTGAACTTCGTGACTTCTTAACCCGTTGGATTGATTCTTAATGAGTACTTCAGAAACTACACGGCAGCGGTTAATAAATCGTTTTCCTGATAGAGATGAGATAGAAGTGGCTTGTATGGTAAAAGCTGCCGAATATGTTAAAGGGGTTAAAGATGGAAGACTTAAAGATTAACTGTGTTGATGAAGAAAACACTGTATTAGAGCTTAGTGATAACAATAACGAAATAGGTTTAAAAGCTGAACTCTTTATGTGTATTGAAGAGTATGGTGAAAACTACGGTAAACCATTCTACAATTATGGTCACTCAATTGCGTTAAATCCTGAGAAGGTTCGCAAACTCCGTGATAGCTTAAATGAATGGCTAAAGGACTCTGGTAATGAGTTATGATCGAAGAATTTACATAGATAGAATGAAGAGAATGAAAGAACTTCGTGAAAAAGCTCAGAAGCTAAGGGAGTCCGATATAGTTCAGTGTACTGGTTGCGGTAAAGATGTGGATAAGGATAAGGCTGACTGTAGGCTTGTTGTAATCATTTGTGGTAAAGACTATGACACCCACTATTGTCATCATTGTGGTAACGAATGGGTAAGTCGAGACTGATATGAATAACATAATAGCAGTAATACTACTAATCCTTGGGTGTGTTTGCCTGTGGTATGGTGGCTACCTTTTTGGACTAAAAACAGGGATTAATTAATATGCGAAGTTATGAACCAGAAGGCTACATCTGCCGATGTGGTCAAAAGAATTGGCCATGTTCCCGATAGGATAGGTGATTAATTATGAAACTTTCTCAGTTTATTGAACAACTTGAAGATTATCTACATGATGAAGGTGATATTGAGATTGGTATTCTAAGTAATTGTGAAGCTGGTTGCTGTCCTCCAGTTGATATTGAAACTGAAGTTCAGATATTATTTAACACTAAATATTTAATAGTGAGCCGTTAGCCATGAGTAGTTTTATAACTGATATATTCGAACATTATCGAATACGTGCAGAAAAGGAAAAGATACGTCGTGAAAAGCTTGGCAATTTTGGTAGGTTAAAAGAGGATTTACCTAATTATATTAAATTCTCAATTGTGGCTATCTTAGCTGTAATTTGGACAATTGTATTACCAATTACTGGTATTTGTGCTCTGATTTCAGGATAAACATTATATGAGGATGAAAGTAATAGATGTAGATGTTGATGGTTTTGAAATGTTTAAAGCTATCTTTTGGTTATTTATTGGTTCAATGTACCTGTTGGATTACCAAGTAGCAGATTTAAATGATGTTGTGTTATTCATAACATTAGTATTAGCCGATGCAGCAACATCTCGTGCTAAAGGCTACAGAAGGTAAATAGTTTAGTTAATAAGACTTAGTAATCCATGCACTCGGATAGGATATTCGGATGTATGCTGGATGAAGTCAATAAAGATAAGGATATATAATGAGCGCTTGGGATAAACCTTTTCAACTTGAAATGAATGTAGCTCATCTCGTTAGCGAACAAGCTAAACATGGATGTAATTTTAATTCACCTCAAGCTCATCGAAACGTATTTTTCTTAATTGAAAAAATTATCAACATTGATAGAGAGCTTATTCCTCTTTTACCTCCAATGTTAAATAAAGGTACAGAGTATAATAGGCCGTTTAAGCTTAATGGTGATTTTATGAAATGGCCAGGTGAGTACGCTGCTCGTGTTGGCCTTGAACGTAAAGATGTAGCTAATAGGTTCACTGGTGTTTGGTACACACCCTTTGACCCAAGTAAAACTGATAAAGTTAAACACCTTATGATTGATCTGGGGTGGATACCTACTGAGTGGAATTCAAAGAAGGTGGCTTGGGATGCCAATAAGATTAAGCGTGAGATTGGTAAAGCAACAACATATGTTGATTACTTCAAAAAACTACCTCCTGATGTTAGGATGGAGTTTCATAAACCAATACAAGCATTCTTTGAGAAACATATATTAGTAAGTACAGTAAGTGATCAATACCGTGCGTTATATTTAAGTAAAATTGGATGTTACACTAAAAAGGAAATAGCAAGATTTAGTGAAGTTGTTAATAACTACTGTGGCCATGCTTATGAGGTAATCGAGGGACGTAAATCAACAGTTGTAATCTCTCAAGATGCAATGGCATTACGTAAAAAAGTATTGCGTGATCTATTAGATAAAGGTTTCAAAACCATGCTTTGTAAGGGGTTTTGGGATAGTTCTCCTAAGATTACAGAAGATTCATTTGATTCTTTAGATGATTCTGAGTCTAAAGTATTAGCTTTATTACGTCAGCGAATGGTTTGGGCACATAGACGTTCCCTTATCCAAGGTTTGATTGAGAACATGAAGAAACGACCTATTGGTTGGCATGTTGTTAAGAGTAAAAATGGAAAGATGACTCTACGTAAGTATGATGGCAAGCTTTCTGGAGAGTTGAACCCATGTGCTACACCAACAGCACGAGGTCGTCACCGCGTTATTGTGAATATTCCAGCATCAGGTGCTCCATTCGGAAATGAATGTCGTGATATGTTCACTGGTGATAAGCGATATGATGTAGATCAATATAAGCCGTATAATCAGCGAAGTAAAGAAGAAAAGGGAACAATCTTCTATAATGATCCAATCAAGAAATCAGGGCTGAAAGGTTTCAGGCATCCAGAGTTTGGTTTAGTCTTTACTAATACTGATAAATCTGTATTCTATAAAGTCAAGTTTGATGAGAAAACTAAGTTCAAGAAGAAAGTAGTTATTATCAAAAAACTAAAAGGTGATGATTTTGTCAATGCTTATCGTATTGATAAACATCGAAACCGATTGATTGAGTGGGATGATGGTAAGTGGGATGAACGTGGGGCACATGCTTGGCGTTACTTTATTCCACCAGGTCATGATGCCTTTGTAGGTGGTGATGGTGCTGCACTTGAGTTACGTATGTTGGCTCATTACCTGAACTATGTTCCTACTATGCTGCTGAATGCGATGGATGAGCAAGGTGTTGATTTTGTTAAGGCTTATGGGAAGAACTTCACAAGAGCCCAACTAATTGAGGCTAAGCATTCTGCTGAGGAATACCGTCATCAGGTACTATCTGGTGATATCCATACACACAATCAGAAATTAGCAGGTCTTCCTACTCGTAAAGCTGCTAAGTCGTTCATCTACGCTTTCCTTTACGGTGCTGGTGCTGCTAAATTAGGTACTCTGGTTAATGGTGGTATGGCTGAAGGTGAAGAAATGAAGGTAACATTCTTACGAGAATGTCCTTGTATCCCTGTTTTATTGGATTACATTCAAGCTCAGGCTGGTCAACAGGGTTGGATTCCAGCGATTGATGGTCGTAAGTTGATTATGCGTCGTGATCCAACTGGTAAAGTTCTTACTCATAAAGCTCTAAATACATTATTACAGGCTGCTGGTTCAATTGTAATGAAGTATGCAATGGTTGTCTTACATAAAGATATTAAGAAGGCTGACATTAGTTGTAGTCAAGTCATCTTCATGCATTAAATTCGTTGTGCATGTAAAACTGGGTGAACTCGGTGGAGGGTCTGCACGAAGGAGCAGAGAATACCGAGCCAAGCAATAGGAGATAATAGTATGGCTGAAGTTATTCTGGAAACAACAGGTAATGGATGTATTATCCCTACATCCCATAAACTAAACAAAGATGGTTATTTTAGGAGACGTCTTCCTATTACTGGTGAATATGTAATGTTTCATCGGTATCAATGGGAGCAGGAAAATGGCAAAATTCCTGAGGGTTTTGAAATAGAACATAAGTGTAAGAATCGTGCTTGTTGCAATCTAGAACATTTAGAATGTATTGACGGTTCTGAACATGCCATTTTAACCAACTCTACTAGGTATGCTGAGCGGCTTGAAGCTGCTCATAAGTATTGGTTAGAGACAGGTTGCCGTGGTGTGGATTTGTTTAGAGTTTTTGGTGTGACCCATTCTTGCGCTTGTCGCTGGATACGTGGTTGGAAGGTGTAGAGACTAAATGTGAAGCAATTGCTTCCGAGAGGGCCGTGGGTGAGATTCCCACGTAACCCGTAGCGCCCAGAGCAGTTACCATAATAGCTGTTGTGATATAGCCCGACACTCACTGTGAAGTGGGAATACAGATGGTATAGGACGAATACCAATTTAGTTGTAAGATCGATGATGTTCCTAAACTAAGGGCATGTATTGATATGTGTGTAAGAAAGGCTGGCGAGATTGCCAGCGAAGAGAACTATGGATGGGGCTTAGATATGCACTGTGTGCTTGCTTCAGATTCCATGGTGGGTTTTTCATGGGTTCATACTCATTAATAAGGGATATAAAGATGACAAAGGTATCAAAAAAACCTGGAACAACAAGACTAATCGTGACAGAGGTTCAATTATCAAGATTAAATGCTAATATTCCGTCTGACCTGTATAGGAAATTTAAAGCAGCTAGTGTATTGAACCAAGTTACTATCAATGATCTGATACAAGATTGGGTTGAAAAATATGTAGAAGAAAATATAACTGATATATATCAATTTAGTAAAAAGTAATCTTATCTAGCTCCTGGATAATCGGGAGCCTTTTAAGGAAATAATAATGAAAGAATTTCTATTTATAACAGATGTTCGTCGCGGTGAGTGTGAATTATACAACATTGATACAGATATGATCGCTGTATTTAGAATCTCTGAATTATTAGAGATTTTATCCGAAGATATTCAAGCTTTAATTGATAATAAAGAGTATGATGGTATCGAAACTGTAGAGGATGCCTTTTGGGATATCATCTATGAAAGTAACAAAGGTGATGAAGTGGAAATTGAAGAGGTTGATGAAAATTACTTCAAAGAGAACACTACTGAATTATTCAAGCTCTTCACTGATGCAGATAGTGACCCTGCTTGGGATCTCTTACATGAAAAACAATTGTATAACCTTAACCTCTTTAGTAAATTCAAGAGTCGATTTAAGCAAACAGTGGTATTTGAGTAAGGATTAGGTATGAAACCTTGGAAAGCAAAAGCAGGGGCTAATGCTAACCGTAACGGTTTAGGTCGTGGGTGTGATATGCGTAGTTGCCCCAATAGGGGTTATAGTTTTGAATGTACAATAGGTCGTAATCCTCGTAATTGTGTTGACAAACATATTAAACCAGGCACAGGTTGGTTGAAATGATAATAGAGCTTGATGAAGCACAAGAGGAGTTCTTATTTGAAGCATTAAAAGATGCTAAAACCTCTATGATCCAGTGGGGAATGAGAGCAACTATTAGAAAAGCAGATCCTCGTTTATTAGCTCATTACAAAGAAAAGATTAACCAGTATCAGAAACTAGAAGATAACTTAGCAAAACAAATAAATGATAGGAGATATTAATTATGCCAATTTTTAAAGTAGATTTAATTGTTTATGTAGATGGTTATGAGAAGATGATTACTCATCTTGTAGAGGCAGATATTGAAGAGAACGCTCGTTATGATGCTCTTTGTGCTGAGACTCATAATGGTCAGATGTCTTTTAGTGAATTTATGAATGATATGGAATGGGAGGATGATTGTATGGGGTATCGTGCTTATTCTTGTAAAGAATTGAAAGGTTCTGATCAACAGCTTCAGTTTCTACGAGAGAATTTCCACATTTATAAGCGTCAGGATGAAGATTATGAATAATATAAATTTCTTTAGTATTCGCTCACATGAGCCAGAGGGTTGGACTTGTTGTGGGAGACAGCAGTGGGCTTCAGGTAATTGTTCCCTTTGTGGTCGTCCAGACCCACGTTATCAGGGGTATGGCCAATAATGGGTAGTATATATGTTGCTTTAGATCACTCAGAGGGTGAGGCTTTTATAGTAGGTGTATGGGATGCTCGTGATTTCACTGAGGATGATGTGAAGCAGTACATTATTAGCGAGTATATCAGTGATTGTGGGTGTGAACCCGAGTTTAGTAGTCGGGGAATTGAGATTTCTTTTGAGAGTATTAAGCATGAGGGATGATTTTGATAGCGCAAGTTGGACTTGTCCTTTTTGCCATAAAAAGAACTGGAAACAATCAGGGGTTGAGTTCTGTCATGGATGTGGTAGAGTAAATCTTAATAAAGATCCTCGTGAAGATGGAAACTACTCAGGTAGAAATTAAATAAATAAATAAATAATTGTGAGCTTTTAGGGCGGTTTTGTTGTATATAATAGTATAGATAATAAAAACCACCATTATTAATAATTTGGAGTAACATATGTTTAAGAAGACTTTACTTGCTGCTGTATTGAGTTTAACTGCTGTTTCTGCTTTCGCAACTGAGGGTGTTGATAAATCAACCACTTGGTCTAATATCTATGTAGATGGTATCCATTCTGGTTTTAGTGATGAAACTGGTGAACATGATGTAGCTGGTCAGGTTGGTGTTGAAGGTGGTTTTGATTATGATAAATTAAGTATGTATGGTTTCGCAGAGCATAACTTCACTGACAATGCTGAATTCTTTAAACTTAGCGGCCATTATACAGTGCTTGATACTAATGTGACACTATACAGTCAGGCAACACATTTTCAAGGTGAAGGTTTTGATTCACAAACAGGTGTACTTGGTTTGGGTTATAAACTAGGTGGTGATGGTTGGTCAGTTAAGCCTTTTATTGGTTATAATGTTAACTCTGATGGTAATCAAGAAGATGGTGGTGTAATGGTTGGTTGGTCTGGTTTCAAAGTCATTGGTACTGGTTTATCAGTGTCATCTTGGCATGAAACAGTGGTTACTGATGAAATTACAGCTAATGGTGCTGTTGGTATCTGGCAAGACATCTCTCAACGTGTTTATGTAGGTGCTCACTATGCCTACCATTTCAATACACGAGGTAATGATGGTTATGGTGATGCCTTACTATTACGTATTGGTATGCATCTATAATAGATAATGGGCGGCCTTAGGGTCGCCTTTTCTGTAGGTATTGATTATGAAATGTCCAAAATGTTATAGTGAAATGAAAGTAAGAAATGGAAGATTTGGTGATTTTTACTTCTGTCCTAAACAATATAGTGGTTGTAAGCAACCCACAATAACTAAGAATCCAAAACGAAGTGAGGCTTCATTAATACTAAGGTCACTAAACTATACACCTGTTTATCAAGAATATCGGACCCCAACACCTCCACAACGAATAAGGTCGTGTGCGTGTGGTCAGAATTTGTTTGGTATTGGTATTGATTATTGTAAAGCATGTGGTCATTGTGCATCATAAAGGACTACTATGAACAACCTTGATTGGTGGCAAAGAGAGGCGCTGTATCGGCATATAAGTAGTGTAGTTCATGGGCCTATAATTAGGTTGCCTCAATACAGAGTAAAGGCTAATAAAGTATCTTGGAAGGCTAAGGTTAGATATTCTGATCAGTATGAAGATACATCTGGTTCTGTACTTTTAAAAGATTTACACAAACACAACCCATATTAGGAGATTTTGAATGAGTTATAATCAGTTTGATAATAGTTGGCGTCCTGAGCCTGGTAAATATGTTGGAGCTAAAGATCCTGAAGATGATGGTCTATGTAAATACTGTGGAGCTGAATGGGGCTACAGCAGTTGCCCTTACTGTTAATTAGAGAAGAGTATGACTGAAGAAGATTTAAAACTATACAGTGATTTTCAACAAGAGAATTATTCTAAGAACATCCAAGTATTTATTGACATGGATAAGTTTGATATCCCAGAAAATACATTGACTCTAAAAGAACTTCAAAAGAAGTATGCCAAATATAGGATTAATTATGCTAAAGTTTAATGAGACAAAAGTTACTCTACTGAATACATTTGTATTAACAATTGACGGTATGATTGGTGATGCTGATGGTACAGCCACTCTACGAAAAGAGTTCAGTGACACAGAAGAGAATCATAAAATCTTAGATGAGTTACTATCAATCATAAATAAATATGAATCAAAATATCATTACCTTGGAATCCTAGAAGATCCTGAGTTTGGTAAATTCTTCGATGAAGAATATGGATTTGATGATGAAACTGGAGACCCTCTTCCTGGTTTTGAAAAGGGTAACCCATACTACATAGGTTGCTGGCCATGTGAACCATATGGTTGCGAGAAGTGTGAAATGGAAGGTTGGTTCCTTTCCTATCATGATGACATGGGTAGAATGTTAGGTGTTACATATGAAAAGGATGCATAAATGAATACATTTGGAGATGTTGTAAAAACAAACATGGATAGTGGATTACTTGAACACCTTTCTCAATTGGAGTTTAAATTCCAATCTTGGTATAAGAACTCTTTCACTTATACAGTATCTGTTGGAGAAGATATTTACTCACTACACATACACCCTGAGTATAGAGACACTCTGTATGCGTCAGAAACCTTTGAAAGTTTAGAATGGTCTGAGCCTTCTTATTTTTATATCTATAAGAATAAAGAAGAATTGTTTAAATGGAGTGAATAATGCGTGACTTTGATGATATTGATAAACAAATGGATGAGCTCTTCAAAGAGCTTCTAAGTATCCCTGTTGACACAAATCTACCAGATGCAATGGTTGGTAAGCCTTATCCTTGGAAATCTTTAGAATCAATCAAGGGTGGCATGAAGAATGGTGAATTGTCCTGTATATGTTCTGGTAGGAGTTGTTATCGATTTTGAATTACTGTACTGATTGTAAATACTGTTTAAAGTCTTTTAGTTTTGATAGTGATCCAGTTTGTATTGCCCCTGTTGTTCCTGAACAGATTGACCTAACTAATGGTAAAATTGTTGTATATAATAAATCTTGCCATTATATGAGGCACCCTGGTTATTTCTGGAATGGTGTTGGTGAATATTGCCCTCATCATGTAGAAAAAGAAAAAACTTTATTTCAAAAACTTATTAAATTATTTAAATAAAAGGCACACACTATGATTACTAATAATTACTTTATTCGTTCTACTTTCCAAAACACCAATTCTACTCACCACAACCATGGTAAATTCTGGAACTGTGAAGAGCGTCAATATTTAATTCAAGCCATGCGTATGGGTGTTCGTCCAAGTGTAATCTGTAAAACATTAGGACGTTCTCGTAACTCAATAGCTATGAAATTAGTGGACATGGGTATTAATGGTTAGTAGTTCTAATTATCATCCAATAGAAGATGAAGTTGAGTTATGGGAATCTGGTGTAATGTATGACCCTTCTGGTGAGAATACACACTATAAAGAGAGGCCATGTATTTGTTGGAAATGTGAGGATTGATTGTGACTGATTATTATCGTGATTGTAGATATTGTAGTGCTGATTGGCAGGAAGAACATGAAGATACATGTCCTCTCTATAAAAAGACAACAGGACAGACAGCGAATTTTAATAATCTAAGAAAACTACATGTGGGGTATGATTGATGGGTGATTTATTAAACGAACGTAAGTGCCCTAAGTGTGGTTCAACAGATTTAACTAATATAGGTTGTGCCCCTGATGGTATACGATTAAATCTACTGTTTGATTGTAATAAATGTTATTACGGATTTGAGGCTGATTATTAATGAAAACTCTTACAAATTATGCAGCAGGTACTACAGCCAATTGGAATGGTAAGAAACTTCCATATGGTTGGGTTATGGTTAAACGAAATTGCTTTCTAAACATTCATCTAATTATGAAGAAGTATGATGATCCAAATAATACTAAAGAGGCTGTAAAGCTTCTTCTTGAACGATTGGAGAGTTGATATGTTTGTATGGATTATATATGATTACGTTGAGGAGTTAATTCTAGGTACATACAATGCTGATATATGGAAACGTCTAGATGCAGCTGATGAAGTAATGCGTATTCATGATATTAATAATGATTATTTAAATAACTACTGTGATTTCTACCACGAGGAGGTTAAATAATATGAAGACATTTGCTATAACAAGTTATACCGATTATGGTCAAGTGATTGATATAATCAATGCTGATACTCTTGATCGGGCAAAAGAACTTACTGGTATTACTGACCTTGTTTGGCGCAACTATGACATTGAAGAGATAGATACTAAATCAGAAGGGATTGTGTTTGTAAGTGGAGGAAGTTACTAATGAATGATTTAAAACCAATTCATACTATATTATTCTATAAGTATGGTGAGCGACCTGAAGGTTATCTACCAATGAAAGGAGGATCTAATCCACACTACCAATACTATGTAAGTATTGAGGCTGAATAATGAGTAGAGTATACATAATCTCATCAGAGGAGGCATGGAGCTTCTTTAATACAGATCACTACTGGCAAGAAAATAGAGTTGATGGTAGGACTATTGAAGATTTAGAGTTTATAATGAAAGATGGTTATCATATTGGTTATTACCATAATGGCACCTTAGTATGTGTCACTAAAGTAGATATGATTAATAACATGGACGCAGAGGTTCATACTTATGTTAATCCTTCCTATATAAGGCTCTCAGAGGTCGCTCTAAGGGCCCACATACAGTTCCTATCCAACGACCAAGGTTATACTAGATTGTATACCACAAGCTCTAATGTGAATAAAAGCTGCTATAATTTCTTAACAAAGAGATTAGGTTTTGAAACATACAATATAGATACAGAGTGTAATGTTACCAGGGATGGTCAACAACTTATTATATATAGGATGATGAAGACATTATGATTGGATTTACAAACCCACTTAAAGAGCGTATTTGTGAACTAGAAGCTGAAGTAAAGAAGATCAGCATTGAAAAGGACATACTAGAGGTTGGATATAAACGACTTTCTATTAATGCATCTATTCCACAAAAACCAACAACACTACCACCATCTCATTATGGATATAATGATAGCGTACCTTCTGGCTCTAATAATTAATAAGGGATTACAATTATGACTGTAATAGTACGAAATATAGATGATCTTCATAACGCAATTGATTTTATTATAGAAAGCGCAGAAGATTCTATTCAAACAGAGATGTATACAGAAGAGGCTGTGGATGATATCCGAGAGAGTTCATATGGAGAGGGTCACTCTGACGGACTTGAGGAGGGGTATGATGAGGGGTATAAAGATGCTCTTACATCTATCACATTAGAGACTGCTTTAGATATGGTAATCTCTGCTGGTTACATTGTAGAGCAGTAGAGTTGTTTTTGTGTAATACATATTATACTTAGAGGAAAGTCTTGATGAATCCAGGAAAAGAGGTTAAAACTAACATAATGACATGGAGTGTTGTTATATTATGCCTAGTTATATTATATAGTTGTTAGGATTATGTATAGTGATTATGGAAATGTTATTTGTATTCTATGTGGGATTGCAGTTTTAGTAATCCTTTTTATTGGTATTTTTATAGGTTATTTATTATCATGACAGATTTCTACACTGGTATTGGTAGTCGTGCGACTCCTAGTGAAGTGCTTACCCTTATGACTAAGATTGCTCTAGCTCTCAAAGAGAAAGGTGTTGTACTTCGTTCAGGAGGGGCAGCTGGGGCTGATACAGCATTTGCTAATGGTGCTGGCAATGTCTCCGAGGTATATGTACCTTGGAATGGTTTTGGTGAGGCTGGAAATAAACACTACCATGGTGAAAGTGGAGTTGTAGCCCTATCTATGATTTCAACTAAACTTAAATATAGGTGCTATGAGGTTGCTGGAGAGATACACCCTGCGTGGTTTGCCATGCGTAGAGATTATACTGGCAAGATGGTCCCTGTGCTATCTAGTGCTGTCAAGGCGCTACATGCACGTAATGTATTACAAGTCAATGGCCTTACAGGTGATAAATCTAAATTCACTGTATATTGGACAGAGGTTGATAAGGCAGGAAACCCTAAAGGTGGTACTGCTACTGCTGTAAACCTAACCAAATCTTATAATATCCCTACTTTTAACCTATTTGTATGGGATCAATGTTTAGAGTTTAAGAAGTTTCTACAAGATAATTATAATATTGATATGGAGATTAGATACTAATGAAAGATTATACTGTTAAATTAAAGAATGGTTATTCTCATGGATTCAAAGCAGCACGTATGATACAGTGGAATGGTTTACTTACTTGGGTAGATAAAGATTCTAATTCAGTATTCTTTTGTTGTCCTAGTCAATTTGAATCTTGTTCAGTAGGAGATAAAGTAACTACTTCTTTACCTTTTTAACTCTTATTACAGTGGATATAAAGAAATATACAATTATTTTAACTTATTTTAATAAATAAGTGAGCTTTTTCCGAAAATTATTGTATATATAAGTATATAAGAAATACTGCTTAAGAAGAGATGTTAAATAAAGAGATTAAATAATCTTTATAAGAAGTACTTCTAAGAAGTATTTCTCTAGTAAAAAACAATTGATTAAATAATTATTAAATAAGTGAGATTAAAAATATGACTACAACTACATACGCTATCCCAACTACTCGTTCTCCTTCTGCTAACGCTATCAAATATGATGCATTAGAGTGTGATGTTTATGAGGCTCGTATTGTTCGTTTCATCGGACTGGGTGTTCAAGAGCAACGTGCTTATCAAGGTCAAGCAAAAGATCCTGCGTTTAAGTGTTCTGTTCAATTTGAATTAATTGGTGTGGATGCTACAGGTACTAAAGCTGATGGTACTGCCATTGAGCCTCGTCCTGCATGTGTGTTCCAAGATTACTTTCTATTCCCTGGTGCTAAACGAGGTGGTGTATTCGACCTTTGTTCTGCTGTTGATCCAAGTATTGTTGCTGCTCCTCGTGATTTGAATTGGTTTATTAACAATTTAGGTGCTCCTATTATGGTTCAGGTTGGTTCTTACCAAACTCGTGATGGTGTTACTAAGAATACTGTTTCTGCTGTTCAGCCTATGAGCTCTCGAACTGCTGCTCGTCTTGATGCTGCTCGTTCTGATTTTGTTGGTTTTATTCCTTATGCTGATGATGAAGCTAATGCAGCTTCTTATGAGAAGATGTTTAAATTCCAGCGTGATATGCTAATGGATGCTAAAGATGTAGCTCACATCCCTTATGCTGGTCGTGAGGTTATCTTTAACAAAGAAGGTTCTGCTCCAACTGCTCCACGTGTACAACCACAAGCTACAGCCCCACAACAAGGTGGTGTTGATTTTGATGATGATGTACCATTTTAATAGATGATTAAAGTCTAGGATATACTTAGCCCATCAAGGATGGTGGGCTTCTTTATAATAATGGATTTATTATGTCTAAAGATAACAAGAAGTATAGGGGTTTTTCTTACTCTATTAAAACTCCAACTAAAAAACATTATGTATATTCAGAGCTGTATGCTGAGTACTACCCACAAGTTTACCGTATGGCAATGAAATATTCAGACACCATACAAGATGCAGAAGATGTTACCCAAGAGATTTTTATGAGGTTACTGATTAATTGGAATAGGTTAGATTTTAGAAATCTAGCTAAATGTATTTCAATTACATCACAACAAACACATAGCAATTGGTTTAAGTATTACGTAAAGCGTGGTGCTGATGTTTACTCCTATGATGATTTGTTCTTACCTGATGCTGATTGGAATCATCCAACTTCAGATTTTGGAGACCCATATCAAGAAATGATCAATAGTAATTTATTAGGTTGTTTTGAAGATAAATTTCGTATATTAAAAGATGATGATAAGAGATTACTTAATCTTATATATGGAGAGGGTTATACAATTGTAGAAGCTTCAGAAGTACTTGAGATATCAAAAACTGCTGCTGAAAACAGGGTATGGCGAGCTAAACAATTAATGGAAACTTGTTATAAGAGGGAAGATTTTCTATAGGGGGTGGTATGGATGTTATTTACCAAGGTGATATGTACAATGTGCTTGCTGTTAAAAAGGCAAACAAGTATATAATTGTCAATAAGGTAACTGGGATTATAGAAGGCGAAGAGACTAAGATGCCAACAGCCATTGGAATGGCTAAAGCGTTACAGGGTGCTTTGCTTAAGATCATCAAGGAAGATGAGAATGAGAGAGACACTAAAGCGCAAGGTATTAATTGATGCAGATATTTTTCGATATCAAGTAGGTGCTGTTAATATGAAGCATCCTTTTTTAGAGGATGAATTTATACCTGCTTCTATTGAATATATTCACAAGCTAGTAGATGATTTAATTAAAAATACGATTACAGCATGTGGAGCAACAGACTATGTGTGTGTATTATCAGGAAAAGGTAATTTCCGAGACGATATTGCTAAACAAGCTGTATACAAAGGAAATCGAAACCCTAATCTTACTAGACCATTCCACTTCAAAACAGTGGAAGATCACATCAAGGAGTCGCATCCTTATTTTGAGACTTCTGGCATTGAAGCTGATGACTGGCTGGGTACACAACAGTATGAGGATTGGAAAGAAACAACTTTCAATGAACTCACTAAAATATATGGAGAAACTAATCCAAGCAAATTAGCAACGATTATTGCCTCCAGAGATAAAGATTTACGAACAGTACAAGGGTGGCACTACTCATGGGCTTGTGGTAAGAAACAGCCAGAGAAACCTTTGTATTATATCTCCCCTTATGATGGTATGCATATGTTCATGTACCAGATGTTAATTGGTGATAATACTGATAATATTGTTGGGTGTGGCATTCGCTCAGAAGTTAAATGGGGTTTTGTAAAGGATGAGGATGGTAATTTTATCCTTGACGAGAATGAGAAAAAGATACCAAATATGGTATTACGTCGGAAAGGTATTGGTAAATCTAAAGCTATTAAACTTTTAGATGAAGCTAATGATGTTCGTGACATGTTAGGTATTGTTACCAAAGAATATAAAGAGTTATTCCCAGATAATTATGAAGAAATCATGATTGAGAATGCTCGATTACTATTCATTGGGCAATTAGTTGATAGTCTATTTGAGTGGTCTTGGTTAGATAAATATCTTGACATTAAGAGCCCAACTACTGTGCTACCTCCAGAGGTTTATGATGACAAAAGCTAGTCTATCAAAGGAAATTGAAGAATTAAAAACTGCAGATAAGAAGCGCAAACGCGCAGCAGCATATGAAGTTTATTTAAAAAATAAGGAATCTAAATAATGGAAAATACTGAAGCTCAAGTTCAACCTCAAGTTCAAAATCTACACCCAATGGCGGAGTCAATCTTTAAGTTTGTTAATGAAGCAATTACCATTGAAGAGGCTAAAGCACGAACTCAGCTTATCTCAGGTGTTGTGACTGACTTGACAAAAGGTATTGAGGATTTTGAACACCAAGCTACTGCAACAGATGAATCTGGTAACGCAGTAGAGATTGAAGATTTCACAGAGTGATTTAAAAACTAGACCCTTTAATTAGGGTCTTTTTATCTCTAAAATACTTGTTTTATATTAAGGGACTATTATGAAACTGATTGCGATTGAAGGCGGCATCTCAGCAGGTAAATCAACACTACTTCCTGCACTATCTGCTCATATGAAAGAGCTTACTAACGAAGAATGGAATGTGATCAAAGAGCCTGTTGATGAAGATCAAGAGTTTCATCGATTACTGAAACAATTCATTGATAATCCAACAGATGCCAATAAGCGTGCTGAGTTTCAAATGTATATGACTCGACAACGACATGATTTACTACAAGAGATCCCAGATGGAAATTATATCATTGAGCGTTCACTATTCAGTGATTTAGTATTTACACAATGTAATATGTTATCAACAGAAGGTCCTACAGGTGCTTACCAGGCTTCATATTACGACATTAAGGAGCACTTGAATACATACCCTAAGGTTGATTTAGTTGTCTACTTGGATCGTGAACCAGAAGCTTGTTTGAACTCTATGAAGATGCGAGACCGTGATGGTGAAGCAGCTTATCACTTAGATTATTTTGAGGATTTACATCGATTCCACATGACATGTCTTCCTCAGATTACAAGAATTTACAACACAAAGTATCTACCAATCCAACTTGGTTGGTCATTCCCTGATGCTCGAATTGTAGCACCTAAGATTTTAGAAGTACTTTAATATAAAAGGGAGGCCTCGGCTTCCCTTTCTTTTATTTGGAGAAAAGTATGAGTAGTGGTCGTCGTATACAAGAATACATGCGTCATTTTAAGATTAATGATCTTATGTTTAAAACTAGAACAAATGAATATTTAGAAACAGAGTATCAGATATACCACAAACGTGATATTGTATATGATTCAACAAACCAATATGCTGTAGAGGCATTCCTAAAGGGTTATGTACTGGGGCGAGAGAATGGCTAAGACTTTAGATTACCGTGGAATGGAGCAGGTTTGCTCACTACAAGATGTACTCGAATATGCAGCTGAGCATGGGTATGACAAGGTTTTATATGGATATGAAGATATCCCTCATATAGTTGATAAAACGCTTCATATGAGCCCTTACAATCGTTTACACCCTGCTACTTCTGAAGAAGAGCAAGCTTATTATGATATATCAAATGGGGTAATGGAATGCCACAATATCGGAAAGGGAATATGCTTGTCCACCTCGATGAGTGTAACTATGCATGTATAACCACTAATGCAATGATTAGAAAAGATAACCATTTAGTTATGGGTCGAGGTATTGCTCAACAAGTGCGTGATAGTTTCCCTGGTATTGCTGAAGACTTAGGAACTTCTATAAGTTTATTAGAAGGTAAATTACCTAAATATGGTCTACTGAGGAGTAAGTTATATCCGAGTATGATTGCTTTCCAAGTAAAATATCATTGGCATGATGAAGCTGATTTAGAACTTATTAAATATAGCACTACTATGCTAACCAATGGGGCGAACAAAAATACTAATAGGGTATACTTCTTGAACTTCCCTGGGATTGGTAATGGGAAATTAAGTAGAGAAGATGTGCTGCCTATTATAGAGCAGTTACCTAATAATGTAACAATCTGGGAATATTAATATGTTCGAAGGTAAGTTATACATAACATGCTATGAATTGAACGGAGAACCTGCCGTAGAGGTTAGTATTCCTAATGGAAAATCTTGCGTTGATTTGAATGAAGACTCTATTAGACAAGCTATAGTTGATTTACAGGAAGCATTAAAATGATTTCAATAAATAGAGCTCTGGATAGTAAAGCTAGTGCTAATAGAGTGCATTGGATATGCAAAAATCATATTGCACTAAAAGATTATACAGCAGCAGAGCTGTATGATGAAGTTTGGAAACATGAATCTCTTAAAGATGATGATTATTATGAAGAAATGTGTAATGGAGTTCTTGATTCTTTGACAGGTTGGTGTCACCCCTCATGGAGTTTGGAAAACTTAAGCAATCATGTTTTTCTTGGAAAGGAGTTACAATATGACGATAGCATTTGAAATTGAATATAAATACCTTTGCCCATATCTTACTTTATGGATTTTACATGACAACTATGATGTAGTTTCCTCAAATTTTATAAGCCAGTATTACTTACCTGATGGTACACGGTTACGTAAAACAACTTTAATCGATAATTCAGATGAAAAGTATTTTATTACAAAGAAAACCCCTACTGATGATCCACGAGTGTGGATTGAAGATGAAAGATTTGTAACTAAAGATGAATATCTTGAGAATTGGCGAGAAGGACTACCTAGTATTCATAAAATAAGAGCAAAGGTTTTATATGAAAATAACGTTTGGGAAGTTGATTTTTATGATGGCTTAGATGGATTGACTACAGCAGAACTTGAAGTACCATCTATTGATTATGAATTTAAAATACCATCATTCTGTACACAAGATGTTACAGCAGATGTAGCATACAAGAATTATAATCTAGCAAAAATAGGAACAACTTATGAGTAAAGGTAAATTAGTGTGGATTGCCGAGCACCCAACAAATCCTGAAAGTAAGGAGGTTCGTTTTGAAGAGCCTTACACTGAAGGAGAGCATGTCTATGGTGGTGAAGATGGCTATTCTCCTTATGTTAAGTGGAAACAATATGTATTAATTGAGGTGGAATAATGTTAAAACAAACTTACTGGGATTACTGGTCAGGTGATGCTAACTATGAATTTCATGGTAAAGAGTTCACAAGGCTTTTTAGTGGTGAGTGGGAGTTTGATAACACTCCTTGTAATGAGCACATGCAATATATGCTAGAAGATGTATACCAAAAAGAACAAGAAAGAACATCTAAATATCAAGCTATTGGAGTTAAATTATGATTGTAGTAACTAATAATGAATATGGTTGGGATTGTGTAGTCCAGGTGTGTGCTTCAATGGAAGATGCAGTGTATTTCCTGAATACAGATTTTCATCAGTATGACCCAAATGAGTATAAAACAGAATCTGAATTTGAAGATATTTGCTTTGTATTTACCGAAACTTCACTTTACACTAAACCAGAATAATATAGGATCATAAGCATGGATAGCGTTACTTTATATGGTGCAACAAAAGGTGGTAAGTTTAAGCAATGGACAGTTCATACGGAAGGTGCGTATGTGGTCATGACATACGGAGCAGTCAATGGAAAAATGCAAGTCAAGAAGATACTCGCTAAAGCGAAAAATGTGGGAAGAGCTAATGCGACTACTGCGGAGCAACAAGCAATCTCAGAAATGAACTCAAGAGCCGCAAAACAGTGGGATAAGTGTTATCGTGAAACCTGTGAAGATGCTGCTAACGTAGGGCGTCTATTACCGATGCTAGCAAGTGACTATACTAAAGTTGGACATCGTATCAACTACCCTTGTTGGGTCTCTAGGAAGCTCGATGGGGTGCGTTGTATCACTGTTGTGGATAAAGTTAAGAAGACTGTTCGTATGATCAGTCGAGGAGGCAAAGATTATCCAGTGCCATCTCACCTATACAAAGATTTAATCCTATTAGCAGAGTCAACTGATACTTGGGAGTTTGATGGTGAGTTATACATCCACGGTATCAGTTTACAGAATATTGTATCTGCTGTTAAAAAACCTAACCCATTAACCCCTCGTATTGAATATCACATCTTTGATGTCCCAGATGAAGAAGCAGAATGGCAATACCGTTACATGGATTTGGAAGCCATGCAGGTCTGGAAGCTTGCTAATAGAGATAAGTGTAAGCAGATTAAAATTGTAATGAATGAGGTTGCTGAGAATGAAAGCCATGCTCGTGAGTTCATGAATGAGTGGATTGAAGATGGATATGAGGGTATTATGCTTCGTAACCGAACTGGTATGTATGAGTCAAATCACCGTTCAGGTACACTCCAGAAATGGAAAGACTTCCAAGACTTAGAAGCTAAGGTACTCCGAGTTACAGAGGACAATATTGGAGAAGGTGTTTTACATGTCCGTAGCGCAGAAGGTGCTGAGTTTAAATGTAAAATGCGTGGCAATCATGAATATCGTTCTTTCGAGAACCAAAATAGCCTAATTGATCAGTGGATTAATGTCCGCTTTCAGCAATTTACAGATGATAATATTCCTCAATTTCCAGTAGGAACTGGTGTTCGTGCTTGTACTCCAGAAGGTGTTCCACTTGATTAATCAACCACATAAAATTGTATCACAATATTACTTAGATAATATCTGTGAATTAGCTGAGGTGAGGTGTGACGAAAGTCACCCTCAAGCTTACCACCATTTAGCTTGGATGTGCCACACAATAATCCATAAGCCAATGTCAGACACTAAAGCCAACAGATGGTTAGGGTATGTCCAAGGTGTGTTAGCTGTCAATGATAAGCTTTGTGTAGCTTCTGAGAGAACTAGAACTAGAGAAACATTTGGAGGATTATAAGAATGACTAAAGTACTAATTACACGCCACTGGTCTGGTTACTGTCGCGGTTATACTGAGCATGAGCTTGAAGTTGCACCAGAAGAATTACAAGAGCTTATGAACAGGAAAGAGATTGTAGGTGAGTATTTCTGGGAAGGGGATGAGGTGGATATTAATATTATCCGAGATGATACAGAAACAGATCATTATGAATTTGAGGTTGTAGAGTAATGAATTGGATTCTAGTTATAATGGTTGTTATGGGTGGAGGTAAAGGTTTAACAACCTTACCTCACAATTTCAAAACACTATCTGAGTGTCAAGAGGTTGGTCGGTTATGGAGAATAAATGATGACGTCTCAATTTTTGATGATAAATCAAAAGAAGGTATTGATGCTAATAAATACTTTAAGTGCCTACCTGTAAAACCTAACCACAATACAGAATGGAAATAATAACAATGAGCACACCAGAATTATTTACACCATATTATGTCATGAATGATACTAAGCGTAATGTAAACATTGCTATTGATTTTGATGATACTATTACCACTGATAAAGAAATGTGGCTCAAAATTATCCAAGTAATGAAAGATTGCGGACACACAATTAAGGTAGTAACTGCCCGTTTTGATGTTGCTGATTTGAATGATGACATCAGAAATTTTACCCTTAATCTTGAAATAGATGCCATCTTCTGTGGAGGATTGCAGAAAGAAGCTAAATGCCGTTCACTAGGTTGGATGCCAGATATTTGGATTGATGATTTGCCTTGGGCAATACCTTTACCATCTAAGCTAGTAAAACGTGCTACAGATATTGGTGTAATTTAATTAAACGGGCATTCGTGCCCTTTATTTTCTAAATCAAGGAATGATTATGAAAACTATTGAAGTTAGTATTAAAATGATTGCCACTTACGAAGAAGTAGATATGACTCCACATGATATCAAGAAGATAGAAATGTCTATTGAATCTCACATGTGTAATGAATTCGCTGAGTTTGAATCTATTGACGTAAAAGTGGAGGATTATTAATGTCAGGACTAATGGTTACTATATCAGTAGAAGAGTATAAACGATTACATACCTCAGAGCAAAAACTAGACTACCTTGAAAGTGCTGGTGTAGATAACTGGAGTGGTTATGATTATATGTATGAACTAATGGAAGATAGTGATGATGAAAATATTGAAGATATTTCTTTAGAGAAATTTATCAAAGAATATATAACTCCTGAGATGTTATCAAGTGATTATGAGTAATTTATGAAACTCTATACAATACAAAATGGAAAGTATCGAAAAGCTAAAGGTCAGTTTGTAGATACTACTGTGAAGACAGGTGTGGTGTATTTTGCACCAACCTGGGATATGGTATTACAATATAAAAATAAAATAATTTGTGAGGATGTGTATATTTCTTTGTATACTAATCTCATGCGTCAATCATTCAAAGATAATAATCTTGTTTGGCTAAAGTTATTTGATTTTGAAGAAATAACCCTTGGTTGTTATTGTAAAGCTGGTGATTTCTGTCATCGACACTTATTAGTAGAAATGTTACTAAAAATTGGTGAGAAATATAATAGACCAGTTGAATATTGTGGAGAGGTAGAATGAGTGCTATTTTCAAGAAAGATAGTTCAGGTGATTGGTATAACTCTGAAAATGGATATTATTTAGGAAACCATGATACATATGTACACCTCTTAGAGGTGGGACACCCTTTAGAGACTATAATTAACACGATCATGTACGGTGTAAATAATAGTTTATCAGGAGAGTAAAAATGAAACGTTATAACTTATTCAAAACAAGTGCTCCAGGTTGGGAATTACGTGGTGCTGGTATTAAAATGGTTATTGATTTACTAGAAGAACATACATGTAAGATTTGTATTGAAGATGAAACAGATGTTACATTAAAAGGTTACACTGAGGTTTGGTTAAATGAATTACGTGGGACTTGTTGTGCTTGTGAGTTTGTTGTAGAAACAGAACCTGACAACTTCCTTGATAGATTAGAATTAGAGTATGATGAATTAGTTGATAAATCACATGATTTAAAATTATTCCTTGAAAATCCACAATCAGTAGATGTATCTGAATGGGAGTATACAATGATGAAGTCTCAATTACATGCAATGGAATCATATAGCTCAGCATTACTATCTAGAATCGCACACCATAATAAGGTTTAATTATGAATAAAGTTTATATTGTCTCATCAACACATCACATGGGGATGGACGGAGATTACACAGAAATTGTATGTCTCACACGAGATAAGAATAAAGCACAAGAAGAGTGTGATAAAATAGAAGCTCTTCCTTATGAAGATTATAATTGGTATTCAGGTGATATTGAAGAGTGGGAGTTAGTATAATGAGTAAGAAGGTTTATATCGGTGGGCATTGTTTGAATCGTGGTGGACAACTACAACGATCTGAAGAAGCTCAAATGGTTCGGGAACTAGGTCATGACATCTACTGTCCTCAAGAAAACAAAGAAATTAACGACAAATCTAATGCTGTTCAAGAAGCTCTTGCTGAACGTATCGTGAGTCATGATACTGATGCTATCTTGTGGTCTGATACTGTTATTATTGAGCCTGATAATTGCGCACTCGGTACTCATATTGAGTTAGGTCAATTACTAGGTATGCGTGATTTGTCCGAAATGATAGTGGAGATAGCTAACACTCATTTTGAGAATAACCGAGGTAAGACAGAAGACCTTGATTATCTCTTGATTTCGGAGATTTTAAAGTTATGTATGGAACAGCTTAATCGTAAAGTTTACCCACACCTTGAAGATATTCGTCTATTAGGTCCTACAGGTGATGGTTATCGGTCTACGTTTGGAATCAATGCCTATGTAACTGGAGCTTGTATTAAACTTGCTAATGACCCTGTGGGAGCACCTGATGGCTTCTATACTATAGATCAAATCAAGAAGGAGTTATCATAATGCCTATATTATTATCCACTGCACTGGGTATCTTATTAGCAGCAGCAATTATTTCCTTTATTGTACTCTTACGTGATATGTACTCAGAGACTTCTTCTACTGTACGGAGGGTAGAACGATTGGAAACAAAATACTGGGAGTTACGGAACCAAATTAGTGATTTGGAGAATAAATAATGGCTCATATTTTTATTGAATACGTTAGTGATTATTGGGATTGTGAAACTTGTGGTGGTAGTTCTGCCGATGGGGCTACTGTTGAAATAGATGGTAAACCCTTCGGTGATTTTTACCCAGCAGCACATTGCTATGATAGCTTAACTTATAGTAATGATGATATTTATTGCTCTTTATTAGAGCATTTAGGGATTACAGTTAAGAAAGATGATCACGGATATCTTAATGAAGATTTTAACTTATCTGACACTCTTGAAGCCAACGGACACACGCTGGATGAGGGTTTTATAACAATTAGTAATTATGACTATATGGATGACGATGATGATTGGGATAATCTATATGAAGAAGGTTTAGACCCAGAAGAGCATGAGGAGTGGGTTGAAAATGTTTAAATTTGAATATAAATGCTGTGAAGGTGGTGGGCCAATGTCAGCGGGATGTTATCATGATCATTGTAAAGGGGCTAGGGTTATAAAGATACCAACTTTCTTCAAGGAGAAAGGTGATAAGTGATAACTTTCAAAAAGATATGGGCAGCTATCGCCCTAACTACTGTGCCAATCGCTAGCATTGCCTCAGGAGCTCCTGCTCTAATTACTGGTGTAATGTTAGTTGGTATTATCTTTGTACTAGGTATTGCTTTTAGTTGGAAACATGCAAACCTATTTGGAGCACTAACTGCTGCTGGTTTTGGTTTCATATCCTTTGATCAAGGTCTGATAGGTAATGCAGTAATTAACTGGTTGTTCGTAATACCTATGTCATTGTATGGATGGTGGTCTTGGTGTAATAATAATGAAGTAGATGTTGCTGAGAAAAGAACACTGGGTCTAATTAAGTTTAATTGGCTACTTATGGGTGCTTCAGCAGCTATCTCGTTTGTGTATCTACTAATATTATCCTTACCAGAAGGTGTTGTTTTATTCAAATCACCTATACCAATTGATAGTGTATTACTTGACGCTGTGACTACAGTATTACCCGTAGCTGCTACGTTGTTATTAGTTAACTCATACAAAGAACAATGGTATCTATGGATTCCATATAACATGCTTGAGATGTTCTTGTGGGTGATGGTGTATATGACTAACCCTGCACTATTACCAATACTAATCATGAGAGCTGTGTTCCTTATAAACTCCATAATCGGGGCTTATGAGTGGAATAAGAAGTAATTAAAATAAGGAGCCTTGAGCTCCTTTTCATTTATATAAACAAGGTAGTATTATGGCTCAGTTATATTTTAACTTCTCAACAATGAATGCTGGTAAATCAACTTCATTATTACAATGTAACCACAACTACAAAGAGCTGGGGATGACCACAATGCTCTTCACATTTGCAGGTGATGACAGGTATGGAATTGGAAAGATAACATCTCGTATTGGCTTAGAGGCTGATGCTAGTTTGTTTGATAAGGATACCGACTTACTTAGCTCTGTTTATAATTCATCTGAAGAAAAACTACCTGATTGTGTTTTAATAGATGAAGCTCAATTCCTAACTAAAGATCAAATAGAACAACTTAGTACACTAGTTGATTATTATAATGTACCTGTTATGTGTTATGGATTGCGTACTGATTTCCAAGGGAACTTATTTGAAGGTTCTGCTTCTCTGTTCGCTGCTGCGGACAAACTTGTTGAGATGAAAACATTATGTCGTTGTGGATCTAAAGCAACACATGTTGTACGTATTGACAAGGATGGTGTTATAGTAAAAACTGGTGATCAGATTCAGATTGGAGGAAATGATAGTTATATCTCTGTATGTAGACGTCATTTTAGTTAATTAATAAATATTTGCTAAAAGATGTGAGCTTTTCTCCACTTTAGTTGTATATACTTATTATAAGATAGATAAGAAAAGCTGCTAAGATTTATTCTTATTATTAATTATTAATATTATATTATTCTTTTTGGAGAAAAACCATGAAACTTAATACTGGTGAATTAAATGCTCTTTTACATACTGATATTGATATGGTGGATGAGCTTGATGAATTAGAAACTTATGAACCATCGAATGTTAATAAGCACAAGATGCGAGATAAAGATTTATTAGAGATTAATGGTAAGTCAAAGAATCGTCATTACCGTGAAAGCTCTAAGCGGAATTGGAGTGAAGAGTAATGGCTTATAAGAAGAGATGGGTTGCTAAAAGAGAAGCAATCTTAAAAGGTACTGGTTATGATAGTATCTTTGAAAAACGAATGCATGAAACAGTATTAAAAGATACTAGTTTTCATAATAAAGATGATAAAGTTAATTATACAATTAGCCACACTTATGAACCAGATTTTGTCTACAAACGACCGATTAAGGAATCAAGTGATGAAACATGCGAGCAGGTTTTTCTTATTGAAACAAAAGGAAGATTCCGAGACTCAGCAGAAGCAAGAAAGTACTTATTCATCCGTGAAGTCTTACCAGCAGGAACTGAGCTTGTCTTCATAATGGAGAAAGCTAATACTAAGTTCCCCTTCGCCCGAAGACGTAAGGATGGAACGACTGCAAATCATGAAGAATGGTTAACTAAAAACAATTTCCGTTACTGGATTCAAGGAGCATTTAACATTGAAGAATTATAAAGTAAAAGTTGGTACAGTATGCTGTTTTCCATCACATAAAGAGATACTGTTTACAGTAATTAAGACCTATAAGTTAGGAAGTCTAAAATATGTAGATATTGTTGGTTTTGTTGAAAACTCTCATATGGTTGAAATTCCAGAACTTAGACAAGGATGTTTGATCTATCTACCTGAAGTGGTGTAATATAAAGGGGCTTAGTGCTCCTTTCTTTTTATGTGGAGGTTGTATGGATTTCGGACAAGTAATATTCTTATTAAAATGCGGAAAGAAGGTAAGAGTTCCAGAGTGGGCTGGTTACTGGAAGTTAGAGAGTGATAAGATTATGGTATATTGTCAGAATGAAGATGTAGTTGAAGCAACACATTTTCAAATTAATGTATTTCGTAATGACTGGGAAGAGGTTCTATAATGGAAAAGATTACAATGAACATTGCAGCAGCTAATATTAAAACTAAGACTTTTAGTTATGTTGGAACAACAACAATTTGTACTATTGAAATGATTAATGGTTGGAAGGAGGTTGGAACAAGTGATTGTGTTAATCCTTCTGATTATGATATTAGTTTGGGAGAGAAATATTCACTTGAACAAGCTACAGTTAAAGTCCTAGAGAAGTTATCTTTCTTAGGTGTTGATAAGCAGTATAACTTTGTAAAGAACAAGACACTGGCGAATCCAATATGGAATCTCTCTAGTGGTTTTGATTCGGTGATTACACCAGCTAACACTGTTATGTCATCTGGTAACTTTACTGGAACAATACAAACTCGGAATATTACACCAACACACATAGGTATCTAAGAAAAAGGGAGCTTCCAGTAAAATGGTTGCTCCCTTTTTTCGTCTAACTATGTTAATTATATGTATCTTTTACAATAGAAGAAGCATCTCTAGGAGAAAGTCCTTCATTATTGATAAGATTATTGTAATCCGCAACAGCCTCCTCACCTAATCTTTGGATTGGAAGAGGAATAGAACCCCTTCTTCTTTCCTCAGAAATATTCCTAGCAGCAGCGACCTCTTTAGCCTTTCTAGAATCAACTTCATCCTTAGAGGTAGGACCAAATAGTACACCTTCATTCATTTTAGGTTTAACAACATCATCAACGGTAGAAATATTATTATCCTTTACTTCATAAAGGACTTCCTTGGCATGTGTTAAAGATTCCTGAGCAGTAGCTACTCTACGAAGTGAGCCTAGGTGTTTAGTTAAACTTTTAGCAGCTTTAATATTCTCACCTGATTTCTTAAAGCTCAAGAATTCCTTCATTTCACTAGCAGCATCTTTCTCTCCATTTTTGATAGCTTTCTCATAATTAGAAATATTACCATTCAAAGATTTAAGATGTTTAGCCATAGTAACAGGGGAGCTACCTTTATTCAGTTTAATACCTAGTTCAATATTGCGCTCCCTTTCAGAGACAACAGCATCTAGGTTAGCCTCTACTTTCTTGTTAGCACTTTTAATAGAATCAACAATAGCATCAACATCAACATTAACCTGAGATATTTTATCTACTTTACCAGTTAATCTATCTTTGCTTAAATTAGATAAACGATCAAGTAAGGCAGTTCCGTTATTTGATGATAATACATTGTTAGTCATCTGACTAACTTTAGGAGATTGATTTTTAGTGGCTCCAGGAGAAGCACCCGAAGGTGCCTCCACTGGAGTTGTTGCTTCAACCTTAGCCACGGTACGCCTGTCTGTCTTCTTACGAGGAACAGGTGCTTTAGTAGGTGGTGTAGGTGGCTCATCATCAGGTGTTATCTCTTTTCTATCCATCTTTTTACGAGTGATAGTTGCTTTAGGTTTAACAGGCTCAGCTTTAATCTTAGGAGTAGTAAACTTAAGACCAGCATCACTTAAAGAGCCTCCAGCAAATTGAGTTTCCTCAGCAAGCTTCTTATTCTGTTGTGTAGCGAGTGCTGACATTCGTTCCTTGATCATATCTGCAGATAATGTAGGTTTAATATCTTCATCTCCATACACAGCAGAGCGTAGCACTTGATAAGATTTACCATAATCATCTCCATATTTATTATTAGTGTTACTCCCTGCCTTATAAGCTAAAGATAAAGTATCCCTATCTCCTGTTGATAATAAAAGTTTTTGGTGATCTTTAGGGTCTAGTCCCATACTAATCAACTCTTCACTTCTATCAACAGCTTTTTTAGTAGCACTAGAAATAGCCTCAAATACTTTAAGATTAGAGATATCATAACGATTAGTTAATTTCTCTGTACTCTTATTGATAGCTTTCAATCTACTATCCATCTCACGAAGAGATGATAGAGAACCACCAATACCACCAAAGTTCTCAATAATACTCTGAGTTAATTCCTCAATCTCCTGAGTAGTTAGTTTACGAACCTCCTCCTCTAAAATCTCCTCCTCTTTTGATTTAATCTCCTCTTGTTTAGAACTAATTTCATCTTCAACCTTCTTAATAGAAGCTTTTTCAGAATCAACCTTAGCATCAGCATCATTCATAAGTTTAGTCATCGCACTAGCAGAGTATGGTTCACTTCTTGGACTGAAGTGATTATCTAAGAATCGCTCCCTAGTTAATTCACTAGAATCTTTCATCTTATCCTTAATCACGTTCATTTGCTTTTCAAGAGCATCCAGGTTAGCAATCTCATCATCACGTTTAGCAACAGCAGCTAATTTCTCAGCCTCTTTCAGAGACTTCACAGCTAACTTTTTATCAACATTAGTGATACGCTGATCTAAAGCACTAGCACTTTTCTGGAAATCTTCCAATGTTGCTTTCTTAGATTTAATAATTGCAAGCATGCCAGCTTCAGTTTTATGATGAAGCTTGATTGGTAATCCAGAGATCTCATCAACACGATTTTTCATCGACTCAAAAGCAGTAACTTGATTATTGTAATCTTTTTGAGCATTAGAAAGAGCAGCATTTTCAGCCTTAAGTTTATTATCAGCAACCTTACGAATCTGGGCTCTAATATTTGAAACTTTATCAGGACTTAATGCAAACTCATGAGGGTTAGTTTTATCAGAAATAATACCTTTAACTGATGGATCAGAATCAACACCTAAATCTTTAGCAAAAGAGGTCAACTGATTAACAGTATCACCAATAGGTTTCTTTTCATCACCTTTTAGTTTAGAGATCTCTTTCTGAGCATTAACTAATTTCTGGTTTAACTTACTGCGCTCTCGACTAATAGCAGTGGCAGCTTTCTCACCAGCACTTTTAGCTTTAGCTTGGTATGATTCAATAGTAGATTCAACTTTAGCCTCATTAATAGCTTTCTGAGCAGCAGCAGCACTATTCATTTTCTCTTTATGGAGACTAATAGCAGTAGCAGCCTTTTGGCCAGCCATCTTAGATTTAATCTTAGCAGCTTGTCTATCAATAGCATTTGTAGCTCTTTGCTCAACTAATTTAGCATTAGAAACTTCAGTTTTAGCTTTCTCTACATCCAGCTTAGCTTGATTAGCATCAGCTAGTTTTTGAGCACTATCATTATTAGCTAGTTTACGGATATCACCTAACACTTTAGTAATCTCCTTAGGAGACATACCTTCTTTAAGTGGACTAGTAGTACGGAATAATAAATCTTTAATAGCAGTATTTTCAGATTGATTCAACTGTGTAATATAATCATTAAGAGTTGTAACGGTATCTTCTACCTTAGGTTTAGAAACTTCATTACCTTTGGCAATTAATTCTGAATCAAGAGTTTTAACTCGTTTATTAATCTCACCAAGAACTCTATTAACATCAGAACGTGACATCTCATCACCGAACGCAGTAGCAGCCCTTTGTATAATAGAAGTAAGTTCTTTATCAGAAGGTAGATCCAAAGTATCAACATATGAATTAATAGCACCAATACCATCAAAATCAGAAACAACATCAGGAATAACTTCACCTAAGTCAGCTTTATTCTGAGCCTTTAGTAATTCACGTCTAATTATAGTAGGATTAATCTTACTAAATTTATCTGCTTTATCAACACCAAGTGTACTCAATACATTACTTACAACCTTATCATCAAAACCTTCTTGAGATATATAAGATGTGATGGTATCCCAATCACGCTTAACAATACGCTCATTACGCTGCTCAGCAGACTCCTTAGTACCAACCTCTTTTCCAGATTTAGCATCTTGTAACTTCTCTTTAAGGGTAGCTATATCATTAGCATGCTTCTCTTTAAGATTATCAACCTTATCTTTAACACGAGTAAGAGTCTCCTTACCAAGTGCCTTAGCTTCCTCAGTTTTACGATCTTGTACGTTATGTACCTCACGGATAATCTTAGATTTGAAATCAGGATCTTGTGCTTTAACCTTAAATCCACCTAAAGATTCAATAGCTTCAGCTACCAAATCCTCATCAACATTTCTGCTTCGAGAAACTTGACCTAGCATCCTGTTATACTCTTCAATTTCTGCCTTCTTCTTAAGAAGCTCAGGCCTTGCAGCAATTCTATCAGAACTAAGAATAGGCATCTTTTCAATCTCAGCAATACGCTTAGACCTAGGGTCAGTATATTCTTTGATGAAATCAGTTTTAGGCTTAGGTTCGATCACCTCAGGAGTAGGTGTAGGAGTGGGTTCGACCTTACTCACTAACTGGTCTAACTCTTCAGCCTCTTCATCTAAACGGGATTGTTTAGCTGCTTGCTCCTTCTCGTCAGACACTTTATCAGCTTTTTTCTTAGTATCAGAAGATAGGATTTTAAGTTTCTCTTTATCATTAATTACTTTTAGATTAGCACGTTCCTCAGCCCTCTCAGCCATCTTAACAGCCTCTTCAGCATCATTGATAGAGTCTTCTGCCTTTTTAATAGCAGGCTTAGAAACTCCAAGAAGTGATCTACCCTTCTCAGCTATAGCTAAATCATTAGTAGCTGATACTAATGAATTAGTAGCTTCCTCTAGTGTGGATTCAGCCACCTTAGCTTCTCTTTCAGATTTAATTAAAACATCTTTAGCATCTTCAATTTCTTTAGATTTAGCATCAGCCTCACGGATTTCTTTAGCTCTTTGTTTAATAAGATTAGACTCAACAATATCAGATGATTTTTGTCTAATATTAGAAGATAGAATCTTTAACTTCTTCTCCTTCTGCTCAGCCTTAACCTTTGTTGATTGTACAGCTTTTTTAGCAGCCTCTTCTGCTTTTTTAGCAACTTCAACATCAACCTCAGCCTTGATCATATCAGCTTCAGCTTTATCAACAGACGGCTTAGATACACCCAACATCCCACCACTTTTAGCAACTGACACTTTATCTTTAGCATCCAATACAGCCTTTTCAGCAGCAGCTAATTTATCAGATGCAACCTCAGCATCTTTTTTAGCCTTAGTGTGATTAGCAGCAGTATCACGAGCAGAATCTTGAGCAGCTCTTAACTTCACAGCAGGATTAATAGATGAAGGTAATTTTTCTGTCTTTGTATTCTTTTTAATCTTATCTTCTTCTATTTGTTTTTGTAAATCTTTAAGATCATTACGAGCTTGCTTAGCATCTTCATTTGCTATCTCAACAGCCTTGGTGGATTCACTATTATCAGACTTAGCTGATTCAAAATCCTCCTCAGCTTTTTTAATAGCAGGTTTAGATGTACCAAGTACAGGGCTACCTTTCTTAGCAACATCAAGAGCATCACTAGCTTTATTCTCAATCTCTTGAGATAATTTAGCATCTTTCTTAGCTTGGGCTAATGCTAAATCAGCTTTATGTGCAGCATCTCTTGATTCCTTTAGTTTAGTTGCAGGATTAGAGGTAGCTAGTAATTTAGATTGCTGTTTAATAATCTCCTTAATCTCTTTAGGTGTAATCTTTTCAGCACCTAATGATTTCTCATAAGCAATTTCTTTAGCTATTTGAGATAACTCAGCATCTGTCAGACCAGACTCAACCTTACTCTTAGGTAGACGGTTAATAAGTGAAGTTGCATGGGTTTTTAAAGATTCAATATCTTTACTAGTAGCAATAGCTGAATCTCTTTGTACTTGAGCATCTGCCTCAGCTTGAGCCTTATTAGCAACATCAACTTCAGCTAAAACCTTCTCAGCTTCATCACGCTTAAGATTAGCACGCCTCTGAGCAGGTGTTTCACTGAACACTGGAACTGGTTTACTTGTAGTATTTGTTGTTTGAACAGGAGATACCTCTTCTACAACAACCTCAGGTTTTGTATCAACCTTTTTAGGTTCAGGAGCTTTATCTACATAGAACTTAACACGTTCATTAACAAGATCAACAGCAACTGAATCAGGTACATCCAATTCAATAGGTAAATCAGCTTTAATCTCTTCAACAACCTCTGCAACCATCTCCTCATCAACAATACGATCTTTGAATTTATCAGGAAACTTAGCAATAAGTCGAGTATCAACTAATTTACGAACAATAGCAGCATCCTCAGCAGCAGAAGGATCAACACCTTCATCAATCATTGCTTGTACTTCTTTATCAGATGGCTTCTTGATATGTAAGTAACGAGTTAAAGGCTTCTCTTCACTCATAACTTGATTAAATGCTTGTTCAGGTTCAACACCACTATCTACCAATTCCTGGATCTCAGCATCTTGAGCCTCAATCTTTCTAGGAGTAGACATACTTCGGAACATGCCCTTCTTAGTTAACTCTTTCTCTTTCTCAGCAGATAATTCACTATCTAAAACTTCTTGCTCAGCTAATCTATCAACCTCTAATTCTGTAGCATCTAAAGCAGCACTATCAGCAGCAATAGAATCTGCTTCCGCTTGAGCAATAGCTCTCATTTCTGAAGGATTCATGACTGGTTTCACAGCACTTAGCGGTTCAGTCGTAGATTGGATGACCTCTTCTTCTGGAATAAAATTAGCCTCAGCCTCTTCTCCCTCACGAGATAATCTAGCCTCTTCTTCAAGGACAGATTGCTCAGCTTTAGAAGCAGCAATATCACTAGGAGTTCTAGTAGGACCACTGATGATACGGAAGTCAACAGCTTCTGCAATCTCAGAGTCAGTAGCTTCTTTACCCATACTTTCAAGCTCAACTTTAGTATCAGAAATAAGCTCAGACTGAGATGCCTTAGGTTTACGAGCAAGAGCAGTAGATACGGCTCTATCAGTATTACTTGTATAACCTTCAACTTGGTTTATCATAGCCTCAATTTGAGGATTAGAGACTTGAATACCTTTAGACTCAAGAGTATCACCAATAATATCAACTTTCTCAGTGAAAGAGACACTAGTAGGTAAATCACTAACAAGATCTGTTACAGTAGAACTAATAGTTTGTGTTTCATTAGCAATTTCTTCAGACTGAACATCTTCAAACGCTTGATCACGGATAGGCTCAACAGGTTCATTAGGTACTTGCTCAGGACGCATAGGTTGACGTAGAATTTCTTGGTCAGGTAATGCACGCTTAACTAACTCTTCCGAACTCATGATTTCAGGCTCGACTGGAGTAGGTCTTTGTGGAATACTAGACATATCTGTAGCACTAATACCAGTAGGTACTTCAGGGGTAATCTCTTGAGGTGTAATTTGTTCAGGTTCGATCATTGGTGAATCTTCAATAAATGGAACTTCTTGACGAGGAGTAGCAGTACCTAGTTGAGGACCAGCACCAACACCAGCATTATTACGAGCAATGATTTCATCTTGCTTACGAACTACATCACTAACATTAATTGGAGAACCATACTCAACACCTAGTTCCTCAAATGCTTGCATTGTAATCCTTGGATCTACTTTCTCTTGTTTATTGATAGAATCTAAGTATCTGTAACGTTGAGCACTTGCTTGTTGATCAAGCTGAGGAGCATTATACTCTGGGGTACTTGCGGTAGAGCCTACGATGGGTGTATCCATTCCCCCTAAATTGACACCATCAGCCTGTAGAGATACTGCACTAGCAGCAGTAGCACCATCACCATCTGAATTAGAGAGAGCAATCTCAGCAGCCCTTGTAGCATCTTGTACAGAAGTGTCAGGAGCAGCAGGACGTTGGATTGGACGTTGAGCCATCTCACGAGCACTGGTAAGACTATCTCTTAAAGATCTACCCTCTTCTTTAGCATTCCTAATTTTACGTTGTGAGCGTAACCCGCCAACTAAACCAGCAACACCCTCTGCTGACTTCTTAGCAGCAACAGCTGGAATACCTCCACCAATACCCCACATGATATCACCAGACGTCCATGAAGAACGCTTTTCACCACGAGTAGCATCGATTGATTGGTGAAAGCCAGGGAAAGTTTTAGTAAGAATCTGCTCCATACTACTTACAGTGTAAATATCTTTCATTGGATTGAAAGAGCCATTAACACCTTTTAATTTATCAAGAATACCTAAATCAGCAGCAGCCTCCATTGCCATTTTTGAGTAATTCTCAATAGCATCAAAGTTGTCAACCTTATGTCCACCGATATTACTATCCATAGTTCCTTTTAAGGCACCTAGCGCTTTGGTTAGCTGAGTTGCCATCTCACCTTTACCTTCAACTTTTGCCCTAGCAGCAGCTTCCATAGCAATAGAGATGTTTGTATCATAAATACCGCGAGCCTTACCTAGTGCAGATTTACCTTTTTCTTGTACGTGTCGGTTATAAGACGCAGCAGTTTCCATACGGTCTTGTGCTTTACCATTGTTAAACAAAGTGCCACGACCTTTAGCGATCTCACGACCCATCTCATCCATTTTAGATTTATTCAAACCTAAAGCAGCTTCACCAAAATTAAAACCATTAGCGGCTCCATCTAGGTTAAAGTTAAAAGATGATTGGTTTAAATCAACATCACTTAAAAGATCTACTGCATCAAGGGTAGCACTGTACATACCTTTGTCTTTTGTAAATCGAATATTCTCAGAGATAGCAGCATTCAACTCTTCTGGAGTTGTAGCTTGATTCATACGATTATATTGATCATAATTGACATTTTCAAACTCAGTCATATTATCCATCATTTCATCGTTCATCTTCACACCGTATTTATTCTGAATACGACTTTGACCTTGAACAGAGTTTTCACCACCTTTATTAAAGGGGATTTGACTAGCCTTACTTAATCCAGCCAACGAACGACCAGCTACAACAGAACCAGCAACACCCATTCCAAGATCTTGATCCCAATCATTTCCCACAGCCAAATTAGAAGCAATGGTATGCCCAGCACCACTAGCACCTTCACCAGCAATATTACCAGCTTGACGAGCTAGGAAAGGTGTAGCTTTTGTAGGAAGAATACGACCAACTGTAGCATCAAAAATACCAGCACCAATGGCAGCAGGAGCAGCACTAGCTGAATTATAATCCTGACCCATTTCTTGTTGACGAACTAAAATATCACCATATTCAGACGCAGCACCAGAACCAAATGCAGCAGCAGCACGAATAGGGGCAGAACCTGGAATAAACATTGAAGCAATTTCAGGAACAGCTTGAGTAGCCATAGATGCAACTTGACCGACCATACCTAGGTCTTTTTCTTCTTGTTGAGCACGAGTGATGTGTTCAAGAGCTCTAGATTTACGGTAACGACTATAATCCTCGTCACCACCAGCACTACCAAGCTCACTTAATGCAGCATTTAACCTAGAACCTAGACGCTCACCACCAGCACTAATACCAGCTCCAGCATCTTCGAAAAATCCTTTCTCTTGTTTCTGAGGCTCTTGTGGAGCCCCTTGCGGGGCTACTCCTTGTGTACCATTTACACCATTCAACTCATCTAATCTTGACTGATCTGTTATCTGCGTAAAACCTTCCATTTTAACTCCTAAAAATAATTAAACAATCGGACCAGAATACCAGTTACCATCCTTATCTTGTAGGACGACACCCTCTGGTGTAATTTTAGCATTAACAAATTTACCACCTGGCTTTAGTTGTGCTAACATCTTCTTAGCATTCTTACCAGTCTCACCTTTATCATAAGCTGTACGAGATAGAACTGCTTGTGTTAAACCAGTCCAAGCACGAGATGCTTCCTCTGGAGTTGCATTAGGCTTCGGAGCCTTCATTAACATCTCACGAAGCATTTCTGGGTCAGTGATTGTAGCACCAGAGTCATCACGAAGTAGTGGTGTTATAGCAGAACTCATCTGAGTTACATATTCTGCAAGAGCAGGGTACTCACCCCTAAATTGCTCATCAACCCAAATCCCCATAAACCCTTTCTCATTCACACCAGCAAACTTACGCATAAGGGTATTGTACATTTCATCTGATGTATAATTAGATTTTTCAAGTTCTGACTGTGCCCCTTGATAAGCATCCTCTATACGACCAGCAGCAGTAAGAGCAGCAGTACCACGAGAAAGTGCCTTACGTTCAGCATCAGTTCCAGGTTCACCACCAGTAGAATTACCATCCATACGAGAAAGAGCATCTTTACCATAAGCTACCCATTTACCTTTAGGATCAATTTGACCAAGAACACCATTACGTGTTTGTTCTTTCCACATATTAGTTGTAGTTGCTTTCTTAAGTCCTCCAGATTCACCAGTTTGTACCCATTGTTCAATTGAATAAGGTTCATACCCACTAGCAATCATCTCATCACGGAAACTCTCACGCTTATCATGATTACGCATCCCAGTAAAAGATTCTGTAGCACCACCAAATGCAGTACCCAACCCTTCACCAGATAATAACCCTAATCCAAATCTAAGTAAACCAGCACTAAATGCTGGAGATTCATACCAATTGTCAGGTGTTTCCATTTTAGTGACAACTTTCTCTGCAGCCCTACCCATAGAAGATTCACCTTCCTCTAGTGGGGTGTGACCAGGAAGATCTACAGTCACATTACCTGTAGCATCACCCTTCCCTTCAGATTTATTCTTTACTGTATGTTCCATCTCTTTCTGCTGTTCAGATTTAACCTTAGTGTAAGGGTCAACTTCTTGATTACCCTTTTGGTACATCTTACCAATAACTTCATTCCATTGAGCTAATTCACCAGGATCTTTAACTACTGATTTAAGGCTAGTCTCTACCTCTTTCTGACTAGCCCCACCATCTTTATAAGATTGAATTTTATTAAAGCGATCTTCATTGTCAGCAGTTTTAACACCCTTAAGCACTTCACTATATTCTTTATTCATATCTGCAAAAGAAACGGGCTTGTTAGTATTCATAAGGACACCAGTACTCATTGTACCCTCTTGATCTACACCTTCATATTTTTTATATTTAGTATTATAATCCCTATCACCTATAACAAGCTTCTCACCACCTTTTGCTATATCAAGAGCACCACCAAAGAATTGATCTTTACCCTCATTATATAGTTTAGCTCCTTTTTCTAGACCTGGTTTATAACCATCACCACTTAACATAGATTTAACCACATTTCCAGCTGTATATGGATAAGAGGCTAACACCTTACCTGCACCTTTGTAAGCCTGTACAGGTCCACTATTTCTAACTGCATTTGAAGCATCTTCAATTGCAAGGTTGGCATTTAAAATACCCTCTGATGCTTTGTCAAATAAAGACATTACATTACTCCTTGTTGGTTATTACTTGGCTCTATCATAGAGGGATTAGGAATAGGTTGCCCCATTGGATCTTGAACAACACCAGACATAGCTCCAGCCATTTCAGGAGAAACCTGAGCCCCTTTAGAGTTCATAGCCTGCTGTTTATACTGTTCAATCATAGCGCTAATTCTTTTCTCTAACATCTCTGGAGGTAGATTTAAATCTTTAACCTCTTCCCTCATTGTCTTCACTGTGCCGATGAATTCATCCATACCTGTTTTAAATACAGGGTCTTGATTATAAAAATCAAAAGTATCTTTAAACATACCCTGTGGCTCAGGAGTTTCTTGAGTTGGACTCTTCATACCAGCAAGACCAGAGACTTCTTCAGCATAAGCTAAATCCTCTGGTTTATTAATTGGTAATTTTGTCTTAGCAAAACTTTCTTTCTTTTTTGTAGAGATTTCTTGTAATCTCTGGGAGTAAAAATCTGTCATAATTATTTCCTTATCTGGCCAGATAATAAAAAAGGTTTGTAAACCTCTTACTATTATATACAACAATAACAGTAAAAAACTCACAAACCTTATTAATTTTATTACATTAATGCACCATAGTTTACTTTTTTATAACCTTTCTTATCTTTAGATACTGCATCAGGTCTTTTCTTTTCAGCTTCTTGGGCAATAACACCTTCATCTTTACCAAATAAACCAAGAGCTTCACCTTTATCATTCCATTCCCACTCAGCAAGATCAATACCATCTTTAGTTTTAAGTTTATTACCATTCTTATCTTTTTTCTTTTTAATCTTCTTCTTAAGTTTCTCATCAGAATAACCCATAGCACCAGCACCAGACATTATACCACCAGCAGTAGCACCAATTCCTAGTAATTGCTCAAAAGGGCTAGCCCCTGGAGTGGTAGATGTACCACTACCAGTTGTATTCTGAGTACCACCCATATTACCAGAGATTAACTGTTGGTATGCCATTAAATCTTTAAGTGCCTGAGCTTGAGGTGTATTAGCAGATGCTTGTGTTTGTAGGTTTCCTATTTGACCAAATAGATTCCCCATACCTTGTGCAGCATTCATCTTATTAGCTTGTTCTTGTTGTTGGAATTGATTGATAGTTTGTGCTTGGTTATTAGAAATACTAGATGCTAAATCTCCACGAGCAATACCTTCAGCAATACCAGCACGAGAACCTCCAGATTGTCCTGCTGCATTAGAAGATTGTGTAATACCAGGCATTACATTCCTATCAAAAGCTTGTGTAGCTTGTTGAGCCTGTGATTGAAGAGCATTATTTAAAGCAGTCTTATCAGAATTCCCACTTAACACATCACCATACTGATTACCCATAGCAGCAAGTGCTTGTTCCATCCCAGGAATATAGTTAGGTTTATTACCACCTTGTGCTTGAGATAACCAAGAATCAGCATTACCTAATAGTTTATCAAAATAATCCTGTTGGTACATTTCATTTGTAGATGAAGATTCATTAGTACTAGTTGATGTTTTATCGCCACCCATTAAACTTCCCATTTTATAATTCCTTATTGTATTTTTCAAAAATAAAACAACTCACTGGTATTAGCTTATATAGTCTTTAAAACTAAAACCACTCCCAAGCTGTCCTGCTCCAGATGGTGCTGTTGCCATACGAACACCAGGGGGTGGTGGTGCTTGTCTACTAGACCCTTTAATCCCACTAGTAGCATACTGTAACATCTTACCCATTTTATCCCAATCAATTTGTTTTTCTAGGAGATTACCAGGATTTGTTTGAGCATTATTACTTTTAATAGCACTAGCGGCAATCTTATCGCCAGCTTTAGCTCTACCAGATAATACTTCAGGACTAAGTCCAGTGTGGACTGGACTCATCATAGCACCAGTACCAGCCTCACTAGATCCAGCATTAGTCCCTTCAGCAATGGTTCCTTCAGATCCAAGATTACCAGCAAAAGTCCTACCAAACAAACCATCTCTCCCTAGTTTTTCTACAAAACCATCATTAGATGTATCTACAGGTGTAAAACCACCTATATCTTTAAACCCTGTAAATAGGGCCCCTTTCTCAGGGGTGACTGGTGTAACCTCTTGGGGTACTACTGTGCTGCCCTGTGGTTGTTGAGATATCTTTTCCATATAATCCTTAGCACTCACTTGATTTCCATCCTTGAATGAAGATAAATCACCACTCTTTAAAGCTTTCATGACATTACCATGACCAGTTAAATGAGCAGCAGCTCTAACATTATCTGGTGTAATTTCAACACCATCAATAGTTTTACCATAATATTGATCTAGTTTAAAATGCTTAGTGCGCTTATCTAGTACGTTATTCCACTCACCTTGTATCTTCTCTTGGGCCTTTGCATCTCCTAAGAAGTCATCCATTGAGTTAATTTTATTCTTATTTTTCCAGTTACTTGGATTACTCATCCAATCTTTTTGAGAAACATCTTTAGGTTTCTTTTTAAGATAACCCAAATCAGAGAGCGCATCAGCGCCCATCTGATAAGAGCCAGCATAACCGAATTGATTAACAGCAGTAGAGTCACCAGAGGATTCCATTTGCTTTAACCTTTCGTTATAATCAGCCATTATTTTCTCCCTTGGTGCTCAATACTGAAATGATTAGCGTCATTAAAATCAATACCGCTAGTACCACCAATCTTTTTCCAATAATCAGTGATATCCTTATAAGCTGGATGACCGCCATCTGTAATATAAACACCATCTACGAATAGGTTAAAATCAATAGCAAGACGGCTCTTGTGGAGGCTCTTAGAGGACCCATAACCCTTCTTGGTACCAACATCACCATGTAAGCGAGGGTCTCTGTAAGCATCCCCCAATGTCATCTCATATCCTTTACTATAAGCATAAATGATTAGTTGAGCAATCATATATGTTAGTTTTCTCTGTTTCTGACCTAAGGTCAAATTTTTATCAGTCATAAATAATCTCCTTATTTTTCTATTAATATTATAGTGAAACTATCAATATAACAATCTACAATCAAAGAGCTTTGTTATGCAGTAATATAACGACTGGTTGCATATGAGCTATATTCAACCAGTCTCGACTCACCACTCCACGTTGCGTACTCACTACTATACATTAGGCAGTAATAGCGAGCAGTTGTATTTGCAGGGATTCTGAATTTACAGTCACCACTAACATGAGCGCGTGACGTTGAACCACCACTTGAGTAAGCCTTACCACTCTGAGTATAAACCACCTGTCCAGAGTGACTATCTTTGCGCCATTCAACGCGCCACTGGAACTCACGAGCAGAACTCACCATCTGCACGCCCATATTATCAACTTGCATCCACTTATCAAGAGGTTCACCCTTTACGTGAAATGTTGCTACTTGCCTCGTTCCTCGAATTGAGCCTGTTTGATTATTTGATGCAAGTGACGCAAAGCCATAAATATCACCACTAATCTGACCTGCAACAATACTAGCAGCAGTTAATTGTCCAACAACAAGTGAGCCACTTATTGAGCCTGATGTTGCGTAAACAGCACCTCGAATAATAACGTTATTAAACTCAGCAGAGCCAGCGCGATTGATAGCCCAACCCCTTGAACCAGATAAGAAATCACTTGATTTGATTTGAGTATTTGATTGGTCTAAGTAAATCTGACCATTAATCACAGATACACCACTATTAGCTGTGTTAGCTGCACCTTGAGCTGTGTTAGCTGTACTTTGAGCTGCATTAGCTGCGTTTTGTGCTGCACTTACTTGACTGGATGTGGCTGCTCCAATAGAACCTGTAGTTACATTACCATTATCAATCTCTGGAGGAATACTACCAGTAAGAGTTAATGACTCAGCAACAATATGACCAGTAAGGTTAGATCCTGGTTTAGAATTAATAGTACCATTGACTGTAGCATTATTACACATCATATTACCATTAGATTCAACCCTGAAATTAGGAGATTTTTCACTAGGAACATAAATATTACCACCTATAAAACGAGAACCTTGTAGAGCACCACCAGAGATTGTACCTGTGGCAGTCATACCAATTGATGTAACACTCTGAGCAACCAACTCAGTAGCATTAATCTTACCAATAATATCAGCACTCCTAGCAGTCAGGTGACCAGAGTCAGTAACAATGAAAGTACCAGCACCATTTCGAATATTAGTACCAGTGATTGTACCACCAGTTATAGAACCAGTAGCTGTAAGGTTTATAGTTCCAACTCGTTTAACTTCAAGATTATCAGCAGTTATATTACCAACAATTGTGGCACCTTTGGCATTCAAGATACCAGCAGAAGTGACACTAAATTTATCAGTAATAGCTATGCTACTAGCTTCAATCCTAGAACCAGTCACTGTCCCACGGAATGTACCATTAGTAGCGTTAATAGTGCCAGTAAAAGAACCAGAAGTTGCTGTAATAGCCCCTGTTATAGTTGCACCAGTGGCGTTTAATACACCAGCTGAATTAACAATGAATTTATTATTAATATTAATGCTACCACCACTAATAGTGGAACCAGTAACAGTTCCTGTAAAAGTACCATTTGTGGCATTCACTGTTCCAGTAAAAGAACCAGAAGTTGCTGTAATAGCCCCTGTTATATTAGCGCTTGTAGCGGTAAGGATTCCTGTAGAAGTAACACTGAACTTATCAGTAACACCTATACTACCACCTTCAATCCTAGAACCAGTTACTGTTCCAGTGAAAGTACTATTAGTAGCTTTAATAGTACCAGTAAAAGTACCAGAAGTAGCTGTGATTTTACCAGTAATATCAGCACTTGTGGCTTTAAGTGATCCAGTTGGACTGACACTAAAACCACTACCATTCGTAAACTGAGTACCACTAATAGTGCCACCAGTAATTGTACCTGTACCTAAGATATTAGTACCACGGAAGCTGATAGCTTCTATAAAACCCCCCTTAATGACAGGAGCCTCAATAGATGTTCCAGCAACAATCTTGTCACCACTTATAGTTTTACCAATAATCTTATCACCGCTAATAGTAGCAGCTCTGATTTTATCACCTGTAATAGTATTAGCTACAAGCTTATCACCAGTAAGAGTTCCATTAATAAGGATATTACCATTAAGAACCATGTCAAAATCTGTCCAATCACTTCCGTCATAAGTTTTAGAGTTTGTTTGAGATTTAGCACTATTAACAAATGTTAAACCATCTGATTTAACAGGAGCCCTTCCTACAAAGTTTTGAAACAAAGTGGAAGCATTACTTGGCCAGGCAGCAGCAGCACTATTATTGATTATAGTATAATGCCCTGCACCAGGGGCACCTGGATCACCTGGCTTTCCATGACTCCCAGAACTACCATCTTCACCAGTTAATCTAACAGGTGTTGTCCAATTAGTTTGCTTAGTACCATCGCTCCACTGTAATCGCTCTGTGTACCATAAGAATTTACCATCACCCACCGCAGGTGTTGTCGTTGTCCACCCACTACCTGGTAGTCCAGGTGCAGTTGGGGTAAAAGATGGATAGGTTGTTTTTGTACCTACACTAAAAGCTCTACCAGCAATAGTAGTATCTGGAGTAGAGTATTTAACAGGTGCAGACCAAGTACCGATTAAGGTATTATTACCTGTATCAATTTTAACAACAGAAGTCCATACAAAATTATTATCAGGGTGAGATACACTAGGAACACTTACTGTCCAACCAGGAGGGTTTCTGTTATCATTATCAATAACAGGAATACTCGTTGAAGTTTTATATCGAGTCTCTGCACCAATACCATCTACAGCAGTAGATCTATAAGGTGTTGTCCAATTAGTTTGCTTAGTACCATCGCTCCATTCTAATCTACTAGTATTCCAAACATATTTTCCATAAGGCACATTACTAGGAGTAGTCAAAATCCAATCACTACCTGGTAGGCCAACAGAATTAGGATCAAAAGATGGATATGATGTATTAGTTCCAATAGCAAAAGCATCCTTTGAGATTGTAGTATCAGGTGTTGCATATTTAGCTGGGTCTGACCAAGTTCCAATGATCATATTATTAGAGGTATCTATTTTACAAATAGTAATCCAAACGTAACTATTATTAGGGTGTGAAACATTGGGAATATTCAAACCCCACCCTGCAGGCTCTCTATCTCCAGATGCTAATGAAGGTTTACTAGTGGATGATTTATAGCGAGCTTCAGAACTAATACCATCTACAGCAGTAGATCTATAAGGTGTAGTCCAATTGGTTTGCTTATCTCCATTAGTCCATTCTAATCTTTCAGTATTCCAAACATACTGACCACGAGAAAGACCAGTAGGTTGTTTTGTACTCCAAGATGTTCCAGGAAGGTCAACAGCAGCAGGATCAAAAGGTGGGTATGTAGTTCCAGTACCTACTGCATACGCTTTAGTGGCTTGTGTTGTATCGGGTGTTGCATATTTAGCTGGGGGTTGCCAATTAGTTGCTAAGACATCATTAACAAGATCTATACTAGCAGTTGTAGCCCAAACATAACTTTGATTAGGGTGAGCCACAGGTGGTATATTATTAGACCAACCTGCAGGATTCCTATCAGTCACAATAAGGGCAGGTGTTTTAGTAGAAGCTATGTATCTAGTTTCAAAACCCAAACCATCGATAGCAGTAGATCTATAAGGTGTAGTCCAATTGGTTTGTTTAGTACCATCAGACCACTCTAATCTTTCAGTATTCCAAACATACTGACCTTTATTGAGATTTGTAGGTTGTGTATCAGTCCATGCTGGTCCAGGAGCTTCAGGGTTAGCTGGATTAAAAGCAGGATAACCAGAAATCGTACCAACAGAGTACATCTTATGAGCTAATGTAGTATCAGGTGTTGCATATTTAGTTGGATCTTGCCAATTAGTCACAAGCTCATCATTAACTGAATCAACCGTAGCTACAGTAATCCAAACATAACTTTGATTAGGATGAGATACTGGAGGAAGATGTTTAGTCCAACCTTCAGGGTTTCTATCAGTTACAACAATAGATGGCTTATTAGTGGAAGCTTTATATCTATTTTCAAAATTAGTACTATCAACAGCAGCAGACCTATAAGGTGTAGTCCAAGGGGATTGCGCAGCACCAGATGTCCACTCTAATCTCTCAGTTGTCCATACATACTGTCCTTTTTCTAAATTAGAAGGATACTCTATATGCCAATCTGGACCAGGGAGTTTTTCACTTACAGGTGTAAATGAAGGATAACTATCTTTTGGGCCAACAGCATATGCACGAGCTGCTTGGGTAGTGTCAGGTGTAGAAAACTTAGATGGTTCAGACCAATCTTGTTGCATCTCTTCAAAGCGATTAACAATACCAGTGATAATCCAAATATAATTACCATCAGGATGTGAAGCACTAGGTATATTTGTAACCCAAGGTCTAGTACCAAACATAGGATCTCTAACTTTTGGATTACTTACATTAGGCTCATTGGTAGAAGAAATATATCTAGACTCAACATAAGCCCCTTGGATAGAGTTAATCTGATAAGGGGTTGTCCACACTGTTTGTGGGTATCCATCTGTCCACTCTAATCTATCTGACCTCCATAAGTACCAATTCTTATCTAAATCTGGTGGTTCAGTTGAAGACCAATCATCACCTGGCAAACCCTTAGCACTGGCATCAAAAGCAGGATATTTCTCCTCTTTTGATTTTGCATAAGCAACTGCTGCTTTTGTTGTATCAGGTGTAGAGTATCTACTTGGTTCAGACCAACCCTCATTGAAAACTTCAGTACCTTTGACGGTAGCTACAGTAACCCATACATAACTTTCATCTGGATGAGTTACTTGAGGCATATCTTTAGAGAATACAACACCTTTATCAGTATAAGGTATACGTTCAAACTTGTCTCTAACAACAGGTTGTAATGTAGAAGGTAAGAATCTTTGCTCTGATGACCAACCATCCTCACCTGGAGGACCAGAATCACCCTGAGAGTTGAAGATTAGTGGTTCAGACCAATCAACATCAGGCTCTTCGCCTACATGTGCAAGAGCCGCAACAGAAATCCACTGTGTTGTATCTTCTAAGCTAACACTAGGAATGTATTTCCAAATACCCAAATCATCAGGTAGATATTTATCCCTAGGTGGCTTATCAGGGGTTTGAGCACCTTTCACTGTAACAGTGTAAACAGTTAATGTTTGAGTAAGTGCAGAAGGGTCATTAATCATCTTCCACCATCTTTTATCTTTATATAACCATACACCAGAAGATGTTATTTCTGAATCTTTAACAGCTTGAGTAAAGAAGATAGTCATACCTTCTTTGAAACGGGCAGGTAATTCAGATTGAGGAGGGAATACACCTCCCTCAATTATGTTATTCAATTTACCACCTAAATCAAGAAACTCATCATTTAAGTACACTGGAATATCTTCTTGATTTGCTGGGGTAGGTCGAGACCTATAAGCACCTGCATTAGGTCCAGACCCCACGAAACTGCCACGGCTCGACATATTAACTCCTTATTTTAGTAATTATAAATATATTATACAATAAATTAATGAAAAACTCACATTAACTTCTTCGTCCAATTTTACCAAACTCTAACCAATAGCCTCTAATTTCAGCCCTAGATGTAGCTGGTATAATAAATTTAATATGAACATATTCTCCAGATACTCTACAAGATAACTTTGTATCTTTAACAGGATCAAATTTACCAATAAACTTCCAACTCAAACCACCATCTATTGTTTTAGAACTTGCCATATAAACATCAACAATACCTTTTCTAACAAGTGGGTACACTTTATTAACAAAAGTACTATCAGTCCTATCACCCATATCCATCCATTTTTTCTCAAGAAGTGCTTCATAGTTGACACCATTAATCATTGGATCTTCTATTGATGTATATATGAAGTATTTAGATTCACTAAAATCTAAACTATCCTCATCCCAGTAATTAACATCAAACCAATCTTGATTATCATACCACCTATTCTCTTCAGCAGGTAATACCTCTCTTGCAGAACCTAATGCTAACCCCCACTGAGATGGGTTATATTTATAGTAACTATCTAACCATCTATCAGTAGCCTCTTCCCAAGAAGCACCTGGTTTGTCATAATCAACACTTCCAGATATTGGATCGATACCTCCCTCCTCAGGAGCAAACCATGTAATATTCTCAGAGGGTAATGATAGTATTGTATAAGATGAGCAAACTAAATCAGGTATATATTTCCTAGCCCAAGTTTTCTCTTCCCAGTTATAAACATAAGCTACATTACATGCACCATTCACATTTGTTGTAGATTCTGGTATACAAACCCATAACTCTTTATCTTTATAATTAGTAGCAACAAACACTTGATCTTGATGTAAAGGATCAATAGAGTTAAACAACTCTTTTCTAATAACACCATCGGCAACTGATTTCTTATTAACCCCATCATGTATATAAACATCTGATTGTCCAACAACAAAATGCTTACCCTCAACCTCTGCAATACAATCTAATCCCAATACACCTGCATCATCAAATAACTCCTTAAAAGCAAACACATTTATACCACCAGTATAAGACATCTGCCATATAGATCTTTCACGGTAAATGATAAAACTATCTCTCATAGCTCTACCATCTACAATAGGTCCACCAGAGCCACCTAAGAAGTTCCAACCAGAGTTTCTAGTTGGATCAGCATCACACCACATAGATTTTGATTCTTCACCAGTAATAGGGTCAACAATAGAATCTAACTGTGAACCAACAACATCATGAGACCACCACAGAGCATTTTGATGGAGGCCAGCATTCCATGGACCAAAACCTTTATCAAAATCACCATCATAGTCATCTGTGGCAAAATTCAAACCAACCATAAAGTTCCTATAAGTCCTCATTGTCTTAAAATGAAGATGCTCTGGAAAACCGACCATAGTCTTCATTGTTGATAAAGATGAATCCCAGACATAGGGTTTATCTTTACATAGGTATGGAACTCCATTCAAAGAATCACCAGTCCAATATAACTTATCAATAAAAGGTGTGTCTATTTGTAACCCACCTTTTGGTGTAACATCGATATGATTATCCTTACTAGAGATCCTATACACACGATCCTCGTACTTTATCTCGGTATCAGTTGGACCCATCTCAAGGGCTTTCCTACCTGCATATAGCCACCAATAATAGTTTTGATCCCCCTCCCTAAGGGGGATTATGCACTCAGGTGTAGTAAAAGCAGCACCAAAACCCTGCTCATAACCAGAACTCTTTTTGGTAATACCGTGCCTAAAAGCAACATTACCAGCCTCATCCCATAGACCTGGGTTAAGTTGAGAAGGCTCCCTTGCGAAATTAACACCAGCAGGGGCCTCCACTTTGAAGAATTGAAAATCAGACATGGTATCTCCTATTACTCTAAAGGTGCGCCAACAAACATAATATAAGATAATGCATACCAAGGTGGTCGTTTATCAAAAACTCTACCCTCTACAGCTTTAAGAGGGTGGATGTGTGGTTGATTCCCACCATCAAGTGTTGTTTTGGTAAACTTCCTACCATCACGACCTCCACTGTCAGCGCCAGTCAAGTAAGCTTCACCACCACTATTATCACCATTATCCCAAGCACCCCAGAAATCCTCTGTAACTTTAGGTAATTGAGCTTTAGTTAGAGTAGTACCACCACTAATGATGAACTGAGCAAAATCCTTCTCTTCAGCAGAACCACCAGTAGTTCCAATTTTCTCACCATTATCTGGATTCCAACCTTTAATAAATCTATCTTTTAAATCAGGAACAACTACACCATTTACAACTCTCTCAGAATCACAAATAGCCCAATTATCAGGAGCCTTGTCACCAGAGAAGTTCATGATCATTCCAACTTGAAATCTATGAATATTTAATGTATTAAAATCATCACTAGACAATTTAACTTCACTATTAATATTAGGGAATGTTTTAGTTAAGGCTGCTTTAACAGCACGTATTTGACCAGCACCTTCAGCGCGAGGGTCAAGATTTGTAGGTAGATTAGGATCTAATCCACCAATGAATGGGGCTGTATCTAATGCCATTATTACTTCTCCTTATTTTTTTATTTCAAATAAATGTTCCATTACAGTTAGTCGCTCATCTTGTTTTTCCATAAGCTCTAATATTTGAGAGTCAAACATAGTATATTTTTGTGTTAAGAAATTAAGCTCGATATTCATAGAGTTAATCCTTTGGGAGTTATAACTCACTTGATCTCTGATAATGCTATTTCTGTATTCTGATATAGCAAAGATGACCACTAGTATTATAATAGCAATTATCTTTTGTTTACATGTTACGGAAAGGTTCATAATATTACTCCCCTGTGATATCTTCTACTTCTAGGTTATGTTCCTTCATAAGAATATACTCCACTACGGTCAATCTCTTATCTTGTTTATGAATTAAAGCCATGAGGTTTGTATTGAACTCCATATATTGATCACCCAAGATATGTACATTAGCTTCAAGTGTTTCGATTTGTTCTGTCTGTCTTGAGATAGCTTCAGTTGTTCTAAAACTCCAACCAGCTACAGCAATAATGACACTAGTCAATGCACCTATTAATCCTTTTTGTAACGTAGTTAATTTAATCATATCGTGTACCTCTATTTTATTGGTTTAATTAAACCAATTGATTGTGTAATTGATGCTAATGACTTCTTCATCTCCAAATTATCAGTTTCAATTCGTAGTAATCTATTATTATAACCAATTAAATATGTATTACTTTTAGTTTCTAAATTATGTAACCTTGCATCAATAGCATCACACCTCTTATTAATATCAGCAATGGAAGTAGTAACAGAAGTGCCTGAAGTAGATAAACCAGAAATGAGAGCACTGACTTCCCTCATTCCACAAATAAGATAACCACACAAAGCTGCTAGATCTATATATTGTTCTGGTATTTGTTTTTCATTCATAATTGATATTACAGACAAAGGTAATGTCTTAGATAATTCAATACTAGAAAAACCAAGAGATTGTTCTTTATTCTTTCCATCTTTATAACTCGATACAGTTGTTGATGAGATCTTATCTAAAACCTTGTCACTGAATTCAATTACATCTGTATTTTTTATAGTAGCTACAGATTCTACACTAGAACTTTTTGATGATAGATTACCATTGGTAATCAATCTTATATCTGATAACCCGTTTTGATATTTAAAAGAAGTACCAACACCAGTAGGATCACCAAAACTAAGCACATCTCCTATTGTTTTATCTTTAGTTAAATTAATACTAATCAATTTGTTATCTGAATTAACAATTGATATAGATTTCTTAGAATACAAATTACCAGTAGCTACTAAATCACTATTAACTACTGTGAGTGGATTCTTACCAGATGGAGTTAATTCAACAACACCACTCTGTGTTAAAGATATCAACCCACCACCTATATTGTTATAGAAGTGAGCATCATTAGTTGTATCAGGTGCTTTCCCTACAAACCAACCCTCTTGAGAACCATACAATCCCCTAATAGAGTTGTATGTTTTATCGCTAGGTGAGTGTATAATTGCACCAACTTTTCCATTAGTATGAAAAATAGCCTCACCCTCAGCACTTACTTCAGCTATTGTTTGACCTGAAGCCCCTTCAAACCTAAAACCTTGTTTTTCAACATCGGGATTAGAATATTGAAGTATAGCGCCTTTTGAATCAATACCTATTTCAAAGCAACCTCCAAGTCTATCCTTAACGCCAACAGCGGTATCAGATAGAACTTTACCTACGACTGCTACATCTTTCTCAAACATAGCATCTTCAGTGATACTGTTTGGTTCATCCTTTTTTAACACTTGCAACGGATTAATCATTGCTATTAGTAAATTATTTGAAGCCATTATTTAGCTCCTTAAGTTAAGGTTAATCTTATATTAATGATCTTATTGAGGTTTGCCCTCATATAATTGACAATAGGTGCATTTCTAAACTCACCATTTCTTTTATTATTCAAAACTAAAGAGGTACTACCAACTCCATCTATACTAAAAGTGACAGTACCAGTTAGATTTTGACTAACCTTGAAAGTAATATGATCCCTTGTACCACTCCCAGAACAGTATAAAGACTCAAGACGGGTACCATAAAACTTACTACTGATTATCTGGCCATAGTTAGTACCCATCCCTACAGTACCAGAAGACTCTCCAACATCTATCCTGAATGTATAGGTTGAAGCTCTCCCAATAACATCACCAAAACTAATACTACTTTCATCAACAGTCATTAGGCAGCTCAACCTAACCCATTGATTGTTAAGATTAAGACCAGTCTCGGGTTGATTAATATCCTTAGCTATATCACTCATACTAACAGGACCACTAGGGGGATAAACAAGAGGGGAGACCCCCTCCATTTCTTTATTTTCCATCCTTTAACTCCTTAATTTCTGATCTAAGATTATCAACCTCAGCTTTCAGCTCTTTGATTGCTTCAATTAATAAAGCACTAATATTACCATAAGCTACTGTCTTGAAATCTTCAATATCACCATTTTTAGTTTCAATAACTACCTCAGGTAGTACCTTTTCTATCTCTTGAGCAATAACACCACAGTGACTAATACCATCATCAAGATCTGTACGTTCATAAGTTACACCACGTATTTGATTGACCTTATCAAGTGCATTTTCAATTACCTTAATATTAGTTTTTACACGAATATCAGAATAAGCCGTAATATTACCTGATACATTAACAGAACCACCCCTATAGGAGTTAACCCATGATTCTTTAAACCACCAAGAGCTGGTACCTAGTAGTGAAGTGGCAGAATCACCAGTAGAAGCTTTACTAGGAAGGTATCCAAATCTTTCAGATGATGAGATCCAACGACTAGTTGGCTGAACTACTTCAGTACCACTAATTACGGTATTTCTCCAATAAAGGTTTCCACCTACATCATCCCAAGTAGGTTTTGCACGAGTATTATAAGTTGCATTATTTTCAATCCATTTAGTAATACCAGAGGGAGCAGATGCACCTACAGCAGTTGCTTTCCAAACAAATTTAGCATTATATGAATGTCTAGCTGACCATATCAAACCAGCCGTAGGGTATGGGGCTGATAAAGCATAAACCTCATACTTACTACCACTAATATATTTATATCCTATATCTTTTATAAGATGGTCCAATCCACCGTCATAGAATCCAACAATAGATAACCCAGTAGCGGGCGAGCCATTACCAGTCCTTATGTGGATTTTTTGAGTACCTAATTGATGTACTGAACCTAGGTTGAAACCAGAACCCCCACTAACTTCAATAACTATAGTAGAAGCTGAATTTGGCATATCCACTTCTGCTAATAGGTGCCATTGTCCTGAAGAACTCATACCGTAGTCAGTCTCCCAAGCAGTAGAAATACCCCTCCATTTATTCCAAGAAGAAGTGTCTCCATTACGAGTCCTAAATGCCATGTTTTGGCTAGTGATACTGCCATATGAGTTATTCATCTGGAAACCATAACCACTAGCACCCATATGTACTATAGAACCTGTATAAGGAGCACCATTCGCATATGTAAAATCAGCGCTCATATAAGGCTGTGTATCAGCAGCTTGACCAGGGGAGGGATTCCAACCATTATCTCTTAAATAGGATTCTGAACTCAATCCATCTAGCTTCTCAGAATCAGCAGCTTTTCCTGTTAAATCATTTAATGTGGGTTTATTACCAGAGGTATAAACAGTTCCAGTAACTTTAGGAAAACTAATTACATACTGATTAGTTCCTGCTGTATTTCGAGCGATGATGTTTAAATTACCACCACTGGCACTCTCGCCACTACCCTCTAGGATAATCTTATTAGCACCACTTGCTGTCTTATTAAAATTAAGAGTTAAACTAGGGTAACTATGTGGATGGGTGATAAAACCACCACCAGTTATAGCTCCTGTTGATTTAATCTGACCATCACCTCCAGATAAGAAGATACGAGCATCACCTTCAGCAGCAACATACATACCCCAATGAGAACCAGCTTTGATATCATTAGGAATAAATGTAGAATTAGCACCACAATAACCAATACCATACATATTACCCAAAGCATCATCAGTCGGTTTATAAGCAGAACCAATTGCATAGATTGGGTTTGTTTTGACGCTGTTAGGTCCAACGTTATTATAAGAACCAATCTGATACCCATTGGAGTGAGCAGTACGGTTCTGGTATTGACCATCACCACCAACAGCTTTCCACGCACCCCAACTATTAGTACTGAACTTACTTCTTACGTATACTAAATTGTTATCAGATGTGTAAGTCTGAATAATGATTGCACCTGTATTCTGAACTTGCAGTGCACCATAATTATAAGCATTAACACCATTAGTATCTTTAGGTCTGTTTGCCCCAGAAGCATTATTTACTGTATATGTGCCTGCAATTGTTAATGTATTCCAATCCTGACTACTAACAGTACCCGATGTGTTCTTAGGAGCACCAATATCCTCGGGACTTGGTTTATATGCAGTCGTATAAACTTTACCAGATTGACCAGTACCTTCTATATATACACCATCAGTTTTGATATTAATATTGCGTGAATGTGCATAACTATGTAGAGCTACATCATTACTAGACCCGCCTTTACCAACATACCAATTACTAGTACCACCAACTGAACTGACGAAGTAACTAGCTTGACCAGCAGGAGCCCTTAAAAAAACACCTTCACTACCTTTATTAATACTAAGAGTACCAGTCATTGTATCACCAGAACGAGATACTAGATTTAAGACATCATTAGTTGGTTTATTAACAGCAGAATACACACGAGTATTATTGTCATAAACAGCACCATGACGATTATTCCAATATTTTTGAGCATCCGTAAAAGAAGTACCAGCTTGAGCTAATGTTTTAACTGGATAAACAGTACCTCCAGCATCAGTATAAGACCCTAAAGTGATTGTAACTGGAGTAGCATTGCCATAAGAACCAGAAACACGATATTGGGCACCCCCTCCACGTAACCAAACTAACAAACCATTATTAATATAAGCCAGTCCACCTAATACAGTTGTATATTGATTAGACCACTCTTCTAATGTTAATGAATGAGTGTTACCGCCCCAACCACTATCGCCACTCCATTTAATTGTTGCAGTACAACCACCCTTATGGGTTGGGTTGTTCCATGCTGGACCTGTCCAATTATAACCACGAGAAACTGATACACGCTTGAATCCATAACCATCCTCAATCATTACACCAATAAGCACTGGATAAAAGGTATTAGCATCACCACCAACAGTAATATCTTTCCACTGGCCTTTCTCTAAACCTTTAGTTGGATACCTACCATCAGATTCAGCTTTAGTATATGAACCAATTGTCCCAGCAGAAGGTGGATAATTTTCTGAGTATACGCGTTTACCCATATCATATAGCTTACCAGTAGTATCACTAATAAGTGTAGTACCATCAGTACCATAAAGATTAGAACCTAGACTTACTTTACCAGTTTGATAAGTATCACCAACATTATAGCCAAGAATCAAAGTACCACCACTTCCAGCAGCAGAGAGGGTGACTGCTTTATTATCATGTGACCATAGTGTATTTTTTCCATCGTAGGTTTTAATACCATTATGACCAGTTAATGTTAAAGGGCCAGTCATTGTATCACCAGATTTAGAAACTTTTAGCCTATCTTGTGTGTCAACATAATCTTTCCTAGTTAGATGAGCAGCAGCAGTACCAGCAGAGGCTGCTATTGGCACACTAGATGTAATTACAGTATTATTGATTACCAGTTTATTACCTTGTGAAAAAGTTCCACCTAATCCAAAAGCAAGACTAGCACCAGATGAAGGTGATCCATTGGATATATAAACAGTACCACGATTACCAATAATGCCATAACCATCAACCTTAAGTTGATCAACAGAAGGTAGGCTATTACCAAATGTGGTTCCTTGTATAAGTAAAGCACTGTTTAGATTTCCTCCACCATTTAGATCAAGAGAACCTCCACGGTATCTATTAACCCAAGCCTCTCTAAACCACCAACTAGATGCACCTATATATGAATTTGATGAATCAGCAGTTCCAATATTATTAGGAAGAAAGCCCGTTGTAGTAGATCCAGCACTCAACCACTTAGTTTGAGCAACTTTTAAGAAACTTACACTAGACTCTGTTACCTCTTTTATAAAACGATTACCACCAACATCATTCCAAGTAGGTTTATGTGTAGTTGAGTATAGGTAGTCCCAATTCCCCCAAGTACTCTCTCCATAACGAATACCAAGTCTTCCATTTTGCCCGAATGCCAGCTGATGTGTACCACCTCCACTTTTATCTGTAGAAGTGCTACCATATGGCCTAAAAGTCATTACACCATGATAGAGCCCACCTTGGGAGTAACCATCAGTACTATTAGTTTTAAAATCAAACCTAACACCAGGGAAGTCTTGTACTATTAATGGTAAAGGATTTGTACTACGTGTATCAAAAGCTATGACTGATTTAGATTTATCAATAGCAGCCCCACTACCTGATTGTATGAATTTAGCATCAGCTTCAGCTTTAGAATAGGAACCAACATCAGAAGATGTTGGCTTATTTGATGTAGAGTAAATCAAAGAAGAATTCTCTCCAGATAAATCAACATCTTTGCCATAACCAAAATGACCATCAGCTCGTAAACCCAAATACTTGTGATTAGCTTGTGCCTCAAAGAGGATAGATACATTGCCTGCTGGCCCAGAATCTCTCTTAAGTATTAATTTAGGATTGGGACTATCTCCCATATTCACAGTCAAAGGTCCAGTCATTGTATCACCAGTTTTAGCCACAGCGCCTACAGCAGAGGGTGTAGGCTTATTCTTCTCAGTATATACTGCGTAAGGTGTTAGTGTTCCAGTTGTATCTGTAGTGGTAAAACAAAGTTGGTGTGCCCTATCTCCATTGTGCGGTACATACAATGAATGATAATAATTACCACCACCCCTATGACCCCATGTGATGTAATCAGTAAAAGTACTACCTTCAGGGCTGTTAGCTCCAGAAGGAGTAGAGTTGACTTTTAAATGCCCATTAGTTGGTTTCCAATTTGTATCAGTATTTACTACTAACTGCCCTGCATAAGCAGCAGTTCCTCCTAAATCACTAAGTAGTGGTTTATTACCTTCATGGTAGATCTTATTAACACCAACAGTTGGAGTAGCAGTGAATTTAACAATATTAGATCCTCGATTAGAAGACATCAATGTACTCTCTACATTGGCATTACGCATACCAATCTCTAATCTATTGTCTGAAGTATCTCCTCTATATTTGAAAAATGCTCCATGGTTAGCTGAATCTTCACTTAAGTATAATTGAGATGTTTTATTAGCACCTGTATCAACCCTAATCTCAGCATTTTCACTATTAGTAATTTTCAAATTTCCAGTCATTGTATCGCCAGTCTTACTAACCTTGGTATTTAATGATGTAATTGTAGCTTTGGTGTCTAATTGTGATTGTACCCAAACCTTGTCAGCTTTTAAATCAACTACATGTTTAACACTATCTGGCCCATCAGCAGGACTAAAGATAATATTAGTACCATTAACCTCACTAATATCACCAGATCGAAAAGCAGTAATTTTAATAATATCAGTGTTCTGAGCTACAGGTACTTTAAGTATAATACTTACACCATCTGTTGCTATATAATCAGTCATAGCTAAACCAATACCATTATATTCTACATCTACAAAATCAATATCATACTGTGCTGGGAATACTGTTTTTCCTTTTACGTTTGTTTCTTCATAAACCTTACGAATGAAATCTGCACCTGCACCACCAACGTTGATTATGACACCTGCATCATTTTTAGTGTAAATCTTCTTATCAGCCATATTAATAAGGATCTCACCTACATCAACTTGACTGGGAGTAGGTAACCTACCAGCAACACTTGTTCTTTTAAATTTAATCTTATTAATAGCCATTATAAGTCCTTAATTAAAATGTACCAAAATCTATTGTACCACTTATCTCATTGATAGTAGGTAGCCAAGTATTAGGCCTAGCACCTACATCATCATAATCCAGAATAATATTACTAGATAGTGGATATTTATTAATAGTGGTTGTTTTATCAGTCTTTAACAACAATAAGTTGTTAGATTCCATTTTAGAATACGCCCCAACATCAGATGGGCCTAGTGAGATATCAGAAGATAATGCCTTACCATTAACTAATCTAGTGTTTGGCACTCTAGTTCTGATTGCATTATCTACTTCTACTTTTGTATAAGCTCCAAGGTCAGATGGTAATAAAGTAATAATATTACCAGTCTTTCCATTAACAGACATAACAGAGTTAGATAATGGGCTACGCATTAGTGACCATTTAGGTACTGGGTTCACTTCCCAGAACATCACATCTTGAGATGAAGTAGTCTTACCAGCAAAAGGTCCAGTGGAGAATGTGTATGTTTCAAATTCAGTCTCAAATTGAACAAAAAACATTGTGTTAACAGTCTCATCTAAAACGGTAGGGTACTCAGCAGCAGAAGTGGGTGCCCAAGTTCCACCAGAAACAATCGCAGTGGTAGCAGCGGACATAGCCCTGTCTGCCCAATACTTAGATGAATTCTGTGGGTAACCTTCTGCCCACTGGTATGCTAGCTCTTTACTGTCAAATGCAGAGTTCTTATATTCACTAGCTGAGATTTCTGACTCTTTAGCCTCTGCTGCATGAGCGCCAGAGGTGTCTCTATATTCTTTTGATTTATCTCTAGCTTCAATAGCTGATGCTAAAGCTGTTTCTGCATTTATTTCATGACCTAATGCTCCACTAGCAGAGGCTGCTGACTCTTCAGCAGAAACTTGTGATAATCCAGCTTGGTGTTCTGAATATTCAGCCCACTCTTTTGATTTATCAGTAAAGGCACCAGCAGCAGCAGCAGACTCTTGTGCAGAAATTGCATGAGTCTGAGCAACATCAGCAAATGTACTAGCCCTCTCTGCATCATCATGTGCTTGATCTGCAAAACCTTCAGCAATACCAGCCCAATGTTTTGAATTCTCTAAATCTTGTAACTCAGAACCAGTAGCTGCATATTGTGACACATTCATTTGAGCAACTACTGTGCCAGGTTGCGGTATTACTTTTGAATTAATAGTATTCTTATATCGTTGAGATACATTAGTATTTGAGTCACGTAAAACCTTCATAGCAACTCCTTAGTATGTGTATTGTATTGTAAGTGGGCTACCAGAGAACTCTGCTTCTTCTACTTGCTCCATAACCTGCAATAGTCGTTGCTTACCCTTAGATTCCCAATAGTCAGCTTTTTGTTCTTCCATTAAGAATCTGAAACCCTCAGCGACAGCAAGGAATACAAAAGCATCTGGAACTAAATCTAACAATACGTTGGATTGAGTAATCTCAGATACCTCTGGAACATCAGCATAATAAGTCATTAGGACTTCTTCATTAACATCAACACCTCTGATGTATAATCTATCTGCTGTAATTGACCACACAGGTCTTGTAATCTCCATGTAGTGTTGGAAACCACCCCTAGGGTTCATAACAGAATCCCTATCTATTACCTGATCGAAAGGGACACGCTGTAAAGTGCAACCTTTAATCCATACATGCTTCATCTCTAAGTAATCATAAGGCATTGATACCCAACCTTCTTCAGGTGATTCACTACTACCCTTTAATGTAAAAGAAACAATCTTCTCCATTGAGGGCATTCTGAGATTACGAAGAATGGTCTTCTCAGCGGCATTAATAAAGAAAGGAACAGCATCCACTGTGTCTTCATCAAACCTGTTTATATAAATCTTTACAACTTCAACTAGCTTATTAAAACTAGGCACAGAAGTGAATTCTGTTAACTTACTCATAGGACGTCTCCTAATTATTTATAATTATATGTGATTAAAATGGGAAAAGTTTGTATAGCAACTGTATAACCCATGGTTTAATATACAAAGCTTAACTAATAAACTCACATATTTTAAACAAAAAGAAAGGGAAGCATAAGCCTCCCTTGTTTTTAATCACAATTTACTGTATCACATAATTTATCTAATGAATCAAGAGCAATAGTTGTATTAACTTCTCCTAAGATTGATACTGAACCTAATAAGATTAGAAACATAATAATAACAAAGATAACTCTATTTTTATTATACTGATCTTTAGGTCTAATATATTTCATTATTGGTTTACTCACTGATTGTATTACAGGTAGGAATTTTGATAGTAGAGATAAACCACTTAACAGTGACATATAACCCTCCTTATTATATAAATATAGGAGTATCATTATAATTAGTAAATCATAATTAATAATCAATTAATAATTAATAATCTTAATCTCTATCGTATCAGTGATACTCCCCGTCATTTTTCATTCCTATGATTATATACAATAATTTTCCGAAAAAGCTCACACTTTTTACGTAAATAGTTTATAAAATAGGTAATGAGTCAATATGGTATATAGCTTTAATCTCATCAGAACCTAAAGATCTATTATAGATTCTACATGAAGATACTCGACCTTTAAAACAACCAGTTCCAAACTTAGCACCAGCATTTCCTAATAATTGACTATTAAGCAATGGTGCTCCAGTTGTCTTTCGTGATTGGACAAGATCGCCATTTAGGTATAACAAGCAAATACCAGCTTCTTTTGAATAGGTAATTGTTAGATGTTGCCACCCATCAATATCACCATTCCAATTCCCCTCTAAAGCTGCAGCAGCAATCAAACTACACTTACGACCATTAGGCGCTGTATAATCAGGGTATACCACTATAGAGTTTTGAGAGAAAGTACAAATACCACCAGCTGCACTAGAGCCTTCATAGTTAAATACCCATGTAACTGCATTATCTCTAGTAGATACATCTGGTTTAAACATTATAGATTTAGTGTAAGATGAATCAGAAGATGTGATACCATATTTAATATAAGATTCTACAGAACCACCAGCAAAAAGTGCAACCTTTGTAAAGTCAGGATCAGTAACATGCGTGACAGAACTACCAGGGGTAATAGTAACACCTCCTGAAGTCATAATATTAGTGTTTAATGCACCAGAAGAGAAATTTTGATAGAGAATCAAACCATCTTTAGTTGATGTAAAATTAACACCTGTATTCTGAGTACTAGTAACATTATCTGTTTCAACTAAACCAGCACCACCAAGAACAGGCCTTGTATGTGTAGTACCAAAGTTAGGGAAAAGAGTGGTATGTCTGAAGATTGCATTAGATATACTCTCTGCCATTGTAGATGAGAAACCTTTAGTAGAGAAGTGAATTTCACGACCACTAGTAGTCTCACCTGTACCCCACTCCCTATTGGTCTCAGCAAACTTACCATGTTTATCAACATCAACTCGTAAGAATAATAATTTAGAAGATCCATTCTCAGTTTTATAGTGACTACTCAAAAAAGAATAGTTGTTATAAATAGAAACTCTATTCTGTAACTCTCTCTCATCCCAATTTTTCTGTAGATTAATATAATCTGTTTCTAAGTTAGCAGTAAGCATCCACTTTGTAGGACCAACACAAAACCATCTAAAATTATCCATTCTACCTTGAGGTAGGTAAGAGTCAAGTCCATCTGCCTCAAATTTAGTTAAGAACCAATCAAAGAAAGATTTAAACCCTGTATAGTGGGCTTTATGACTACCTTTATCATTCTCACCTTGAATCCAAACAAAAGGTAATAGTTTATTTTCTGGATTTAATTCTAAAGCAAACTTAGTTCTGTAATAGAAATCCTTAGATAAAGGTTTATCAACTCCATGTCTTCTAGCATTCTCAGCACGAAGTTTAGCCTGATTCCAAGTACCATCACTACCACTAATAAAACCAGTACCTCCATAGGCACAAGGAACAATTAGGATACCATAATCATCTGGAATGTAAGGTAATAGCATTTTAGCAATATACATACCAGAGCTAACAGTACCACCCCCATTTAGTTTACTATGCTTAAACATGTTTTGACCAAAATCAAGACAAGGTGTAGCTGGAATAACTTTCAGATTACAATCAGCATGAGGGCGAAGTTTATCCCACAACTCATCATAATTACTCCCAGTTTTTGCTATTGTTAGATCATCATTAACCGAACCAGTAGCATATCTACCAAGCTGTTTAATCCTTGGATTTGGTCCATCAACACCCTTAATATTATAAGGAGATTCACCATAACCAACACAGTTTGATTGACCACCCATAGGTAGTACATAATATTTAGTAATAGGTTTAGCTACTTCACCACCCCCACCCCCACCAGGGGCTTCTTCTAGTGCTGTAACTTTACCTGCAAGTGTAACTAAAGACTCTTCATGTAAAACAATAGCATCTGAGTTTAATACAATTGAGCCATCTTGTACAACTTGACCTTCTTCTAATGTTGTAAGTCTAGCAAGGAGGGGGTCTAGATCACCCCCACCCCCACTTCCACCACCTAATTCCAACCTTTCAATCCGATGATCATGCTCTGTTGTTCGCATTGCCACATCATTATGCTGTGTGATAAGAGGGTTTAAGATTAATTCTCTTACATCCCTCTTATACTCACCACCATGAAAAGTACTTATATTTGTATATGACATTATAAATACTCCTTATTATGCAGCTGGGTGATTAAGGAATGAAGTAGCACCACCACTAACAGCAACCCAGTGAATAAAGGCAGTGCCATTCTGTAGTGATAATAATTGTACAGATTCACCAGCTGCTAGAGTTAAATTGTCATTAGCAACACCATTATACCAAATCTTCTGACGCTCAACAGGTGTTATAGTCATAGCTGGTTTTAATGAGGCAATGAATAATAATCTACCACCAGGAACTTGCTCAGCATCAATAGGTGTTTCAATAATAGTTGGAAGAGCAACAGTATTAGTATTGCCAGTTGCACCAACAATAGTACAATATTCAGCACAATCTGCAGCTGTATATACTGACTGAACAGGACACATGCAGAATTTGACATCTTTACCATGGATTAGTGAATCACCACCAATACTAGGCATACTGTAAAACTCAACACCATTACCAGCAGTATTTACACGTAAACCCTTACCAGCACTTCCTGTGTAATCCGAAGGAGTATCCGTCAGAGCAGTAAAAGTAGTACTACCACCTTCACCACCACCGCTACCAGATGGCTCAGATGTAAACTCAAGGGCGCTTCCAGATGAGTTAACCTTTAGCCACTTATTAGCAACAAGTGTACTTGGAGTATCAGTCAAGCCAGTGAAAGTACTACTACCGCCACCTGAACCACCACCACTAGATTCTAGAGCTGAGATTCTTCCACTATGGTTAGTGACATTCAAGTCTAAAGTAGACACTTTAGGTTCTAAGGTAGAAACTTTAGACTCTAGTGTAGACACTTTTGGTTCAATTACATTCAATCTAGAGGTAATAGGTGTAAGGTCAACATCACCACCACCACCTCCAGAGATTACAGCTTCCCATGCAAGATTACCTGAAGCACTTACTTTTAAGAACTTACCAGGATCTTTCACAGGAATGTCATTAAGGTCAAATAAGCTTGAAACTTTTGTACTTGTAAGATGATCAACCCTATCATCAACACGGTCTAATAAATCACTAGTAGACATTAAATCTACTCCCATTTTATTATGTTGTACAATAAGAGGGTTGAGGATGTTCTCACGGATATGACTCTTGTATGCGTCATCTACGAAAGTATTGATTGTTGTATATCTATCCATTTATAATTCTCCAATATAGAAAATAACTGGCAGTTTTAGAAATCAATCAATAAGTGCTATTAACACGGATACGTTATTTTTCTGTTTTAATTATTTATTATTAATCCACTCTTCCCACTCTAGTGCGTCGCCCCAAGGGTCTTCATCTAGCCATTCTTTTAGTAATGGTTCAGGTAGAGTTTCTAAAAATTCCATCCAAGGTAAATCATCACCCCATAATTCTTCATCTTCCCATATTTTAAGAAGCCTATCAATTACACTATCATCAGGTGTATATGGCATGCAAATCCACCAAGGATCAGATACCTCAGAAAAAGTAATACCCACCATAGATGGTGTATTTATATATTTGGCAAAGGCTTTTAGTGCCTTTTTTCTCCAAGACAAAGTGTAACCATATCTTCTAAGATTATCGTTTGCATTTGATAAGTTCAAACTAAAAGCGATAATACTTTTCATCTTGTTACACTTATGCCTAGAGCCCCAAAACTTAAACTGTAGATCAGTAGTTATAGGGAAATTGAGTGTGTTTAAATTAGCAGGTACCATTTTACCCCCTCATAAGTTTATATACAAATGTATACAAAATATTACAAGAAAGCTCACAATATGTACTAAACTATTTACTATCCAATATGTTAAGAGAAGCAATCTCAGTTTTTGATAAAGACTTATTATAAATCCTCAAACTAGACACTCTACCATATAAAGGTAAAGAGTTCATTGCTGCCCCTATCTTAAGAGTTACCATTGAATCACCCTCGGTGGGGATGGTTTCAACTAGGCACCCATTTAGGTAAACACTCACGTATTTATTACCAGTGTGCCTTGTCATACAAACATGCTGCCAATCATCATACATACCATTCCATGCACCAAGATAACTTTTATTCAGCATTACACCCATTGCTAGGTTTTTAATACTAGTACATGCAACAAAAGATCCTTTATATAAACCCAACCAAGGTGTATTATAGTCACGTTCATCCATGGGACCGAGAACTGATTGCTCTATATTACGTCTCTCTTTTTTAGGTTTAAAAACTACACTATATGTATAATCTTTTATAGGGACAACAAAATTGACAGACCCTGCATGACTTGTATTGCCATCAAAATCATAAACATTTCCATATAAAGGGTCATTAACTATAGCACATGTAGGAGGAGTTACAGTGATACCACCCAAGGTGTACTCTATCTCTTTACTTTTATCAATATGTACAAGTAATCCAACAGACGGGTCAAAGTCATCACTTGCGGATTTATTATACTGAAAGGTAACATTATCTGTAGAAACAAACCCTCGTCTACCTCTGATATTCCTATTCCATCTAGACGGAACATAACCATTAATACACTTACCATAAGCACTAAGTATGTTAACTAGGTAAGATGGCTGTCTGTACATTAATGTAGATGAAGAGAAGTGCCAATCTGTTTGACTAGAAGCCACAGAGTCTTTACCACTATCAGCTAACTCCTCGATAACAGTTTCAAAGAAATCTCCATTACTATCAATGTCAATACGCGAACTGATAATTTGACTCTCTTTATTAGAACCTTTAATAAACTCAGGGTCAGACATTAGATAAGCATAATTATCATAATTTGCACGTATACTTGCCCAAGGACTATCATAACTAATTAATCTATCTAGATGATCTTTACCATATAAATTTTCACCATATGCAATTTTTGTTGTTCCAAGACATATCCATCTAAAATCTTGAGGGTTTTTAGTTGGAACACGATCTCCTAATCCATCTGTTGCTAGTGAATCTCTAAAGTGTTTAACATAAGCTCTGAATCTATCGAAATGAATAGAAGGGTCTTTATCAGACTCACCTTGGAACCAAATAACAGGTAATAGTTTATTCTCTGGATTTAATTCTAGGGCAAACTTAACTCTATCATAAAACTGATTACCAAATGGAGTATCTACACCCCATCTACGAGCATTAGCACTAGCATGCATTTTAACAGGATCATAGGTTCCTAGTGAATTCTCATCACCAAAACCTGTACTCCCACGAGAACCATCAACTATCAAGATACCGTAACCCTTAGGGATATAATCCAATAACTTACCTGCTAGGTAATGGCCAACACCTACTAAACCACCAGGACGTTTAAAAGAACCCCTCCCTGAGAAGTGAATAAGTGACATTAAGTTATGCTGATTATCAAGACAATATGTTGAAGGTATTAGTTTTAAATTACAATCCTCATAAGGTCGATATAAATCAAACTTATCACCAAAGATTGTAGCCACTGGTGGTACATTGTAAACATTACTTGTCCAGTTTTCTGCTGTGGTCTTAATAGAACTTAAAAAACCTAACTGCATTAATCTAGGATCAATCTCAGGGAGATCTGGTAATAGTTCACCAAAACCTGACATGTTAGATTGTCCAGCTAGGGGTAATACATACCACTTAGTAGGGGTGGTAACACCACCACCACCATCAGGTTTATTCTGAAGGGCAGTTACATCTTCAGATAATTTAGTAATAATTACACCTTGTGATGTATCACTCTCTTTTAATAGGGAAAGCTTACTCTCTGAGATGACTTCCTTCTCCTCTAGAGCTATAACCTTAACATCTGTTTCATCTAACCTCTTAAGGATAGGAGCTAAATCAACATCCCCTGAACCACCACCTCCTAGTTCCAATGAACCCACTCTAGCTGTAACATCCAACACATCAGCAGCTATTTTATCTACACGAATATTAGATTCATCAAACGCAACATCCAATGAAGTGTCTTTTTCAACAAGTGCTGCAAGTTGCTCCATGATAGGTGTAAGATCAACATCACCACCCCCTGATCCACCACCTAATTCAACATCTTCTAAACGCTCAGTTATATTTTGTAAATCGTAAGACATTACAGATAACTTATTAACTTGATCAAGTAGCCCTGTAGATGTTTTTGAGATATCAATACTCATTTGATTATGTTGATCAATTAGTGGATTGAATATATTCTTACGGATATGACCTTTTGGGTCATCATCAGCAAAGGTATCAATTATATTATATCTTGCGTGCATATTAAGCTTCCTTATTTTTACTAAGAATGTTAAGTTTTTCTTCAAGAAATAAAACTCTCTCTTTTAATAACTTAAACTCTTCATTATAATCTAATGTGATCTCTGTTTTAGGTGCAGCTTTATTTATATTAACCCAGAATTTACTATTAGGTTTAACCCCAACCCAAGCCTCTTGATGACTACCAAAATCTTGAACATACATCTCTCCAACATGACCAACAGTTAGACTAGTTGTAGGAGCTGCAGCACCACTACGGTAATTCTTAAAATAAGAATCCATTGTTCCACATGTTTTAGTTAACTCAACAACTCTTGATGTTAATGAATTAGCATCTTTACCACTAACATATGTATCTAATAAATTAACCTTATTCTCAGTAGCCTCTAGGGTAGTTCCAAAATGGTCTACTGTGACACCGATGTGATCTATATCACTATCAAGCGTTCCTAAATCTGTTTTAATAAGTGATAATGTATTATGGTTATCTTGTATATCACCTTCCATGATTTTAATCATCTCAGTAACACCAGTAACTGTATTTGTGGTATCAAAAACTTTCTTCCATGTAGAAGATTTACCAGCCTCAGTAGCGACATATACAGAGTAATCAACACTATCTCTTATCTTCTGTATATAGATCTCTCCTGCTGAAATTGGAATTACTACACCTAGTGGGTTTCCTCCACCTTGGCTAGCACCAGACAAAGAGACGTTATGATCCTTTGTTCCGATTCTTTGGTCACTTGAAAAGTAGTTAACTGTATTAAGGAAAGCAACATCATGGAAGTTGTTCATATTCTTTAAGTCAACCCATTTATTATTAGTACCTCCTTGTAGTGAGAAGTAAAGGTCAAATGTGATTTTTGAATCTACCGTATGTTTGTATAAGTATAATTCACCAGTGGACACTGACGTGATGTTACCAGTTGGAGTTTTTTCTCCAATCTGAATAGTCGATAGGTTAGAGAAATGTGATGCATTACCAACTCTTTGATCTGGGATGAATGTATTAATCTTATTTGTCTTTGGTACAAATTGAGAATCCTCCCCACTTTCATTAAGTGGTAGCCATCTTGAACCTCTAGCAATCCATACATTAGAAGATCCTTTACCAGAATTATACTTAGCACTAATAAAGAATTGACCCTCATGGTCTGGTAATACACCCCTACCCTCTGGAGTTTCTTCTCCACCATCTATGTAAGATAATATCTGTTTACCTGATAAAGTTTGACCTGTAACAGTGAAGTTATTAGCTTTATCATTTAAAACGATTGAAGGAGGAACATCAATTCTAGATGTATTAATCTTCTCCCACTCAAGTCCTTCGTGATTATTTCTATATGCAATATATACCGATGGTGAATACGCATCATCACAGATACCTAATTGTCCTCTATAATCAGGAGGGCTTGATGGCTCTTTTGTTTTAAAAGTTTTAGCTGTAACTAATGGCATATCTTTTACAGTTTGATAAATGTTTGTAAAGTTATTAGGTTGATTATTCATAACAAGATGATCTACAGGAGGGGAGATTATATGCCACTGTTTATTGATAGCCACATAGGCTGTATGATTATTAGCAGTATGAGTATCTATATAAATATGACCATTACCTTTAATACTCACTGGAGTTGGAATTGTTGTTCCATATGTAATACATGGAATCTGAGCACCCATAATAGTCTGACTATATTTGGTAAAATTATTATCTGTATCTTCTCTTACTACATAATCTGGCAACCCTGTATCATTTTCCCCAAGTGGAGACCAAGTCTTACCATCAGCAATGAATGCTTTACTCTTACCTGCACTAACTGTACAAAGCGCAATTTGACCTGGAAAATCACCAGATGCATCTGGAGCAGGAGTTAAAAAACGTTTTACTGAAACAATCTGAGATCCCTTAATCTTCTGATCTACACTTGTATAATTATTACTACTTTCTTGATATACTACACTAGTCATTATAAAACCTCTACAATATTAATACGACCTGAATTATTAACAGATATACCGAAGAACTTACCATTAGGTGATTTAAGTTTAATCGTATTTATATCTGTGGACTCTATTGATTGGAGAACATCAATCCTACCTGTATTATCTATAGTTATACCCCATACTGTTCTGTTTGGAGACCTTAGTAGGATATAATCTTTAGATGCTCCACCTCCAGTTTGTTCTACCCAAGATAGTGTTTTACCATTATTTGATAATACTTTATCTTTTGTGGAAGGTGAACCTGAGATATCATCTTTTTCAAATAATGTAGGTATCGGGTATTTCATCTCCATGCGATAACCAACACCCTTAGCACTAGCACCAGTTAATCCTTTAATCAGGATACTGTCTGTCTCTTGTAAATACATACTACTTACAGAGGGGTCAACATCAGTAGGTAATTTAATAGTAAAAGATTCAACAAAAGCTTTATCTCTTACTGAAATCTTCCACTTAGCATTTTCACCCTTAGGTCCACGAATATCTCCCATATCTTCTGGTTTGACAACACCAAGCATTGACTCAGTAATACACCATAACTCTCTAGGTTTAGTTGGATCAGAGGCATCGCCTACAAGGGCTGCCTTTCCCACATTATCAGATACCGCTGGGTATTGAACCAAAAATTCAGCTAATGTGCCATAAGAGCCAACCATTTGCATAGATTTACCATCTTTGCCATCCTTACCATCTTCACCCTTATCACCTTTTAACTCTTCCATAGCCTCGTCAATGGTTTTCTCTATCATAGATTTTGCTGTGTCTTCAATTTCATCTTCTATCTTCATACCAATATCATTTGCAATATTAGTAGCCTCAGAAACAGCAGCAGCAGTAGCAGCCGATACAGCACTAGATACAGCAGTAGCAATAATTGTATCCACAACTGCTGTTGCTACCCCACCTTCTTCACCCTGAGGGCCTTTTGGTCCCATAGAGCCCTTAGGACCCACTGGACCTTGTATTAACCCACAATCTGTCCAGTTAGCAATATATGTACTAGGTAGTGTATGTGGAGTCCACATATGTCCAGTTTTAGTTACAAGAAAATAATCACCAATAGTGGCTTTGATTTTAGTTAAATCATTGTTCCAAGTAACATGACCCTTCAGGGCAATACTTTTACCATCATGACCATTATCACCTTTGTCACCCATGTCACCTTTTTCTCCAGGCTCTCCTTTCTCTCCAGGAGGACTTATCTCTCCTTGTGGACCTATCTCACCTTGTAGCCCTCTAGGGCCTGTATCACCCTTCTCACCAGGCTCACCCTTCTCCCCTTGGCTACCTAAGCTGCCAGGCTCACCCTGCTTACCATCGACCCCAGGGGGCCCTGAAGGCCCCTGTATCTCTTCCTCAAGTACTAATAGCTTCCAAGTATCCTCAGGTTCTTCTTTTGGTGTTTTATATCTCCAAAGTACTGCACCTTTCTTAGATAGTGGATCAAAACCTGTCTTAAGCTCTAACTCTCTACCATCCTTACCTGTAACACCAGGACTCCCACCTTTCTCTAGAGCTTCAACTCTTACAAGAATTGGTGAGATTCTATTGATGTTATATTCTTTTAAATCAACATCCATTACACATGCTGATCTGTCACTGTTAATATTATCTATAATATCTCTAATCATGTCAACTCCAATTAACTAGCATCACCAGGGTTATAAACTCCACCATACGTTCTAGTGGTTTTAGGCTCTGTTGTACCAGTAGCCTCCGCACGAACTTCATGTCCATTATTAAATGATAACCCACCAAAAGTGTTTCTATAAGTACTGGCAATACTAGAAGCGGTTTTAGCTACACTACTAGTAGGGTCAATAGCTAGATAACATTTATAAGGGTCAAGTGCGCACTTCTTAATTTTAGTAGCGTCACCTCCAACCTGAGTCACCTCAATTGAGAGTTTAATATCTCTAGTCAAGTGTGTTGTAGGGAATGATACAACTGCAGATGGATACAACCCTTTAAAGTTACCAGAAACAGCTGGAACCATTTTAACAGTAATATCATTACCAATCTTCTCTTTAGTATCAGCATTCTTCAATGTGAACACTAGAGAACTAAGGCCAGTAAGATCTTCCTTATCAGCAGTTAAGTGTATACATGTCTTCAAAGAGTAATTACCTTCATTAATTAAACTGAAAGCAGCACCATTTTTACTAAAGATAATATTAGATTTAGCATCTTGTACAAGCTGCCATTTAATACCACCACCAGATATAAACTTTTGATCATTTATAGTAGTAAACACAGAGTGATGTTCATCCGTTATGCCATAATCTTTGTAAGACCACACACTCCAAATAGTACCACTTTTCCTATATCTAGTAAGAACTTTACCAGTTTCAAACTCACAATAAGATTGGAACCAATTAGCATCATTATAATAGATATTACTTAATGAACCAGCCTTACCACCTACAATACCAAGACCTCCAGTAGCAATTGTAGCTGATGCACTAGATTGTGAAATATTAGTAACACATAGATTTTTATTATCATCCTCTATGTATCTAGTGGGGTTAGGTAATGTTACTGGAAACCTTTTAGATATAGATTTAACATGTAAATCCATCTCTGGATAAGCAAAACTCTTCCAATTATTACCATCAGAAAGATAAAGTGTTGATGTGTTTTTAGTAAAACCAAGACATTCAGTATTACTACCAACTGGACATGCAGTAGCAAGTGATGCTATATTATCAGCAACATTAATAGCACTCTTAATATCAACTGTTAATTCTTTAGTACGACCATCATACCTTGAATTAGACAAACCACCTGTGATATTAATCTTATCAATAGGCATATCTTTAGGGGTAATCATTGTTTGACCGTCAGCACTAGTCATAGCACCTACACACTTACCAGTAATAATACTAGCAATTGTAGGTGTGTATTCAATATACTGATTATCACCCTCACCCTCTGTAGTTAACAGTCCACCATTAAGTTTAATCTTATGTACAGATGGATAAGTGACATCAACTTCACCTATACCTTGTGTCTTTTTACCTTTAAGACTTAATGTACCAATATTAACTGTAGTTTCATCTCCGCTTCCGCTTACAATTGCATTACCTTTAATATTTATCATGTGTACATTTTTACTTATATTCTCTGCACCCTTATCATCCATACCCTTGATAGAGATACCTTTAGAGTCCACTTTTATACTCGTATTTTTAGATTCTGTAATAACCTCAGTTACTAAGTTGTCTCCGAAAGTGATCTTACTAGTGTTAAGTTTAACAGGTTTAGCTTCACCATTATTACCAACAACTTCAATACCACTAGGAGTTCCACCACCTCCACTGCTCTCAACTGTAACAATAGCAGTATTAGTGCCATCAGTCTCAGTCACATGAGATAATATAGCAGAACCAGCGAATGTTAGTTTACCAACTTTATCTACAATAATAGGAGCACCATCGGTATCTTTACCAGTAATAGTGTGACCTTTGTAACCTATGACTGACTTAGAGTATTTACCAAGAACAGTATCCGTTACTTCAACTTTTTCTAATGTAAGATGGTTCCCCTTTAGTTCAATCTCTTTAGAATCAAAAGCTTTTACGGGAGCACCTGTTGGATCTGTTCCACCAATCAATACAGTCTTTGATTCTAAGAAAGTAATCTTGGTTGTACCTTTAGTATCAGAAGTATCACCCTCTATCCTAACATTACCAGCAAAGGATAAACCTGACTGCTCTTTACGAATAAGACCAGTGTTTGCTTTCCTGACAGTCATCATTTTAGCTGTAACAGAGACACCATCATTGTGTTGACCTGTTTGGTATACATTAAATGAGTTCCTATTAAACCCTATTGTTTTAGCTTTAGTTGTGTGATATGAACCAGAGGAATCTTCACCTGTCACTGTCACTGTATTATCAGGTGTACCAGGTGTACCACCGCCAGCTGGAGGAATAGCAATTAACATTGCACCATCATCTGAGAGGCTAGAACCTGTTGTACTATTATTAACTACTGTGATTGATTTGATTGGCTTGCTAGCAGCACCAATAGTGCCATCAATACCCTTAATGTACAATGTATTTGAATCATCTATAAAAGATCCTACATTCTCATGAACTTTCAATTTACCAATAGGCTTAGCTGTACCTTCACCAACTTGAGCCACAAAAGTACTAGTATCTGAGTTTATAGACACAACACCATTAAGTGTCGTAAGTGTAATCCCTTTACCTTGTTTAATATCTTTTACTATACCACCATCTGTACCAATCGGAGAGTCAGTGGAATCAAGGGCTCTTATTGCACTAATAGTTAGTTTCTTACCAGGGACATCAACTGTATGGTACGGACTATTAAAGTGTAATGTATCAACTTGAGCAGGAGATCCTTCTGCAACTTCTACTGTAAGGACTGTACCCACAGACGCTGATTTAGGTGGAACATTGATAGTTAAAACACCAGCATCTGTAACAGATGTACTTCCAGCTTCTAATTCTGTTACTACAATCTTACTTAAACCTTTAGTAGCTGAACCAACAACACCTTGTACACCTTTCAAATGTAGAGTATTATCAGAGTCTTCATAAACACCAGAATTGACACCAAACTTAAGTCTAGTAATAGGTTTGATAACATCACCACCAGCATTTTGTGATTCCATCTTAGGAGTCTCTAAGATATTAATGTCAAGTGTTCCATCAACAAGTGTTGACTTTTTATTACTACCACTTATTTTAATCTTTTTAACTTGACCTTCAGTACCATCACCAATTACACCTACAATACTATTAGTAGTTTGATCTGGTACATTAATGGTTAAGATGCCCTTGTTGATACTTGTAGTTTCATTCTTAGTAATTTTGATTTGAGAAATAGGGGTAACTGCTCCATCACCAATCCTAGCTTCTTGTCCTTTAATATATAAAGTTTTCTTATCAGTACCTTCATACACACTGTTAATAGCGTCTGCTTTTATAGTATTAATAGGTTTAACACTGCCATTACCAATCTTAGAGTCTAAAATCTTAGTATCTAATAAATTGATACTTAATCTACCACCTGAGATAGTAGAACCTGTTGTCTTACCTGTAAGCCTAATTTTGGTAACAGGAGTAGTTGTCCCAGTTCCAATCTGAGCAGAGATTTGATCTTGTGAGATAACCTCAACTGTAGCTGCATTAGGTACAACATTTCCTTGTGTATCATAAGAGTCAGATACAGTAACACCTTTACCTTTAAATCTAATCTCACTAAGTCCAGTCTTAACATCAGTAGGAGTACTAATAGTTGTGGTTTTTGATATTTTCATTGTAGGTAGAGCTTTTACAGAAATAACTTTTGTATTATCAGCACCTACTTTAGATATTAAACCAAAACCAATAGAGTCAAATTCTAATTGATCTACCTCTGGGAATACAGAGCCAACAGTTTTATCATCAGATACAATTAACTTCTTAGTTATAGTACTAGTTTCTTTAAAATCAAGAGTTAATATTCCACCCTCAATTGAAGTTCCAGCACCATAAGCACCTTTGATAGCAATCTCAGTAATAGGTTGAGCAGAGTCTACACTATTGAAACCCCAACGATCACCTGAGCTTGTCCACTTCTCATCACCCGACCACTTCTTACGGAAAGTCTTAGTGTGTAATGGATTACCAGTAAGTGAATCACTGAAAGTTTGAATACTCTCTTGTACATCTTCTATAGCAGGATTCCATTTATTATTTCCAATCCAGTTAGCTGGTTCATCCCATGTGTTACGAGGAGAAGTACCATTACCAGTATCTGGGTCCCACTTATTATCACCAATCCATGTCTCAGGTTCATTCCACAGAGTTCTATCTTGAAGCCTGATATCGCTCCACTTATTACTACCAACCCATGTGTCAGGTTCACCCCACACTGATTTACCTAAATCTTCACCTTTGTAAATCCAGTTCTCTAGGTCAAACCAGTCTTCTCTGTCACTCCATAAAGCTATTTGTTCTTCTGGTACATCTTCTAGATTCTTACCAACAAGAGTAGCATTAAAATGAGGTATTTTAAGATTAAGTGTATTATCCGTGACACTAGTACTAGCTGTATTACCAGAGATAATCATATTATCATAATGTTCTGGCTTTAAAGCAGCACCAACTGTTACCATTTTATTTGGGATATCAAGTGTTAATGTACCATCACCTATCCTACATAAATCAGAATCACCTGTAATCTCTAGTTTGTTTATATGACCAGAAGCACCTGTACCATCTGGTTTCTTAATTTCTGTTGATAGTGATGTTTTAGCACTAACTTCAATAGTAAGATGAGTTGGTTCATCTTTATCTGGTTGTGTAATTGAAGCACCTGGGAAGTTAAGAAAATCAGCTACATAATTCTTAGTTCCATTTCCAACGTGAATAGAACCGCCTCCACCTCCACCTCCTGTAAACATAGGTGAGAAGTCACACTCTGATTGAACACCAGAGTTATTATATAAAGTAAAAGTTTTAGTTGGACCATCTACATGGCACTGTACAAAAGACTTCTTTGTAATAATAGTATTCTTAGAGACTGTTGGTTCTAGATAATCTAACCTAGATTGAAACTTATTAATAATAGTTTTATTACTTTGTATTTCACTTGCCATTGACTTCATTTGTAAATCTGAAGCAGCAGCTTTTATTTCAAGATCATTCACCTTTAAAATAGCAGGGTTTAACGAACCTGTACGTATGGTCTTTTTTAAATCACCATTATTAAAAACAGGGATTGCCATTGTTATACTCCTTAAACGAAAAAAGGGGGTAAGACTGAATTAACAATCTTACCCCCTAATTGGAGTATAACCTAATGGTTATTTTTTAAGTTTTCCCTTCACCACAGGTGTTTTATCAACTGAAGGTCCAACTTCTACAACTGAAGGCTTAACCCTAACAGTCTTTGTAGCTAAAGTTGGATCTACTGTTGGTGGAGGGTTTACGCCTTTTTTACTTCAAGTACACCTGAAGCGAAAGGGTTGCGGTGACGAAGACCTACTTCCATCTCGATCATCCACTTCTCATAGCTGCCATCTTTAGCTAGCTTAGTACGCTCTGGAGAACGTAGAACCATTTGAGTCCAATCAGATGGAGTGAAGAAGTAAATTGCATCTTCTGGCATCCAACGGTTAGGCATTAATTTGTACTCTTGACCTAGTGGGTCTACTAGAGTAGAAACAAATACACTGAACTTAGGAGTGTTCTCAAAGATACGCTGACGAGAACCATCACCTTTCTCTTGCAATGCAGAGAATAAAGATGCATGCTTAGGGTGGAACATGATAATGTTCGCATTAGAGCCTGCAAGGTAAAGGTTATAAGTCAAACCAAAGATGTCAACTTCTGTAAGAGTTGCACCAGCAGTTTCTGTATGCACAACAGCACCAGTGTCTGTATCAGCAACAGCTTTAGCAGCAACTAATCCACGGAAACCTGAAGTCTCACGAGCAACGCCGTTAGAGCCATCAACTTTAGCGATTTGAGTTAGGAATGCATGCTCTAGGTCACGCTTGATTTCTGTACCAGCTTTTTCCATTTGATATTGAAGCTCTTTACCACGACCGTAGTTTGCTAATGCGTTAGCTGTGTCAGATACTTTAACTACTTTACGTAGAATCTGTGTCACGTTGTTATGTACAGTGGTCATCTTTGGTAAGCCGCCTTCAACAGCAGTTTCACCTTCAGCGATAGCATTCTTAGAAACTGGGTTCAGTGCATCTGACTGCCACTGGAACAAAGTATTCTGGATAGACTCTTTACCAGTCATTGAAGTGAAAGGAGTTTCAGCTGGAGATAGATTAGAAATCCAGTTAGCAAAACTTAATTTTTTACCGTTTAGGTCATAAGATTGTAGAGTAGCCATATTTAGTAATTCCTCTTTTTAAGAAGCTGAACAGCTTCGGATAAGTGAGATATGATTCTCACATTGGATACAAGATAAGTATACAACAATTTATGGAAAAACTCACATAATATATAAAAATAAATTAATATATTATTTTTCACCCATAGGGTTTGGTTAAAAGTGGGATAGTGTTGTCATCAGCAGTTGATTTGATAACTAATACACCTGAAGAGAATGGATTTCTATGTCTAAGACCTACTTCCATTTCTACCATCCACTTTTCATATGAACCATCTTTAGCAAGCTTGGTGCGCTCTGGTGGTCTTAAAACCATCTGAGTCCAGTCATGAGGAGCAAAGAAGTAGATAACAGATTCAGGCATCCATCGATTAGGGATCAACCGATACTCTTGTCCTAATGGATCTACTAGAGTAGAAACATAAGCAGATACCATTGGTGTGTTCTCAAACATACGGACACGTGTAGAAGCCTTCTCTTGTAATGCACTGAAAGTAGATGCCCATCTTGGATGGAACATAATAATATTAGCACTAGAACCAGCTAAATAAAGATTATAAGTCATAGAGAAAATATCTGACTCTTTGACTTCATTACCAATAATATTAGCATCAGGTGATACAAGATTAGTAATACCAAAAACAGTACGAGCACCTGTATCAGGGTCTGACCAACCATCAATACCTCTACCTGTTTTAGGATCAGGATTTGTGACAGGGTCTGTTAACTTCTTAATACCCTTAAGAGTCATCTTCTTATCTATTTCACTTAATGGACTAGCACATAGAGCTATAAAACCAGCAGTCTCTCTAGGATCTGCTCTAGTCTCAGCTTTAGAATCAGCATTGTTCATGAACGTCCATTCTAAATCACGTTTAATCTCTTTACCTGCCTTTTCCATTTGATACTGTAATTCTTTACCTCTTCCATAGTTAGAAAGGGCATTGGCAGTATCTGAAATCTTAACAGTTTTACGTAAGATTTGTGTAATATTAGATCTGACTGTTGTAGTTTTTAAAGCAGAGTCCTTAGCAATATCACCTTCTATCATAGCATTCTTTACAGCTTTGTTTAATGAATCATTCTGCCATTGGAATAGTGTTTGAGAGATAGCCTCTTTACCCGTCATAGAACTAAAAGGTGTCTCCTCAGGAGATAGATTAGAAATCCAATTAGCGAATGATAACTTCTTACCATTCAGATCATAAGATTGTAATGTTGACATATAATATTATCCTCAGGAGAGGGGGCGAACCCCCTTTCAGTTATTAAACCACAGAAACAGTTACAGTACCAGTTCTTGCTAACTCAACACCACTTTTATCTTGGTATGAGATGTAGTAATCACCACTATGTTGTGATGTAGCACCATGAGTAATCACAAAACCAGTAGCTCTTACAGTATCACCCTTCTCAGTCCAACGACCAGCTTCATGTCCATTCATAACTAACACTGTCATATCAGTAGCAATTATAGTGTGGGTTGCTTTGACAGCAGCAGCTGGATCTGGAATAGTTGCTTTTGTTTTTCTATCAAAGCTAATCTGACTTCCACGCTTAACATCTACATGGAAATGTTCTTTCTTTTTAATATCCATATTAACAACAGCAGAAGTGCCAGGTTTAATATAATCAAAAGTAGCCTTCTCCCAAGCATTATCATAAACTGGATCATCAGAACTGTCAATGTCTAGAACACCTGCTGCAAATGGATGGCGTAGACGTAGACCTACTTCCATTTCAATCATCCATTTTTCATATGAACCATCTTTAGCAAGCTTGGTTCTTTCAGGTGGACGTAAAACCATTTGAGTCCAGTCAGAAGGATTGAAGAAGAATACATGACCTTCTGGCATCCATCGATTAGGAATCAATTTATATTCTTGACCTAAAGGATCTACTAATGTAGAAACATAAACAGAAATCTTAGGAGTGTTGTGGAACATACGCTCTCTTGTACCATCTGATTTCTCTTGTAGTGATGAGAATAAAGATGCATGCTTAGGATGGAACATGATGATACTAGCTTTAGAGCCAGATAAGTATAGATTATATGTTAAATCAAAAATATCATCTTCTGTAAGAGTACCAGTTGTTTTCACACTCTTGTGAACCATAGCACCAGTATCAATATCAGCAGTACCAATTGGTGAAACAAGACCTAAGAAACCAGCAGTTTCACGTGGGATTCGAGTACCCACTGTGTCTGTGTGTTCTTGTTGTGAGTTACCATTATGTAGGAATGCCCACTCAATATCACGTTTAATCTCTTTACCAGCTTTTTCCATCTGGTATTGTAATTCCTTACCCCTGCCATAGTTAGCAAGCGCGTTAGCAGTATCAGAGACCTTAACAGTTTTACGAAGAATCTGAGTTACGTTAGAACGTACTGTAGTTGAACGTAATGAAGCATCAATTGCCTCATCACCCTCTTTGACAGCATTTCTACCCGCTTTAATTAGTGAGTCATTCTGCCATTGAAACAAAGTCTGTGATACAGTTTCTTTACCAGTCATTGATGTGAAAGGTGTTTCTTCTGGTGATAAATTAGAAATCCAGTTAGCAAAACTTAGTTTTTTACCATTTAGATCATAAGATTGTAATGTTGCCATAAATTATTTTCCTCTTGTAAAGTAGTGGGGATTTCTCCCCACATTTGTCTTACTTAACTGTGATGTTAATAACAGCTGATTTAGCTAAAGCCTTACCATCTTTATCCATATACATTAGGTAGTAATCACCATTGTGTTTTGATGCTGTGTCGTATGAATACTTGAACTCTAAATCAGAAGTACCAATACCAGTCCAACGTCCACTCTCTTTTCCATTGAAGTAGATACAAGTGATGTCAGTAGCTGCAGGTGTAGCGGTCTTAGCTGAATTTGATGGGATAGTTGATTTTGTTTTTCTCTTAAAGATAAGTTGAGTACCAGGTTTAACATCAATGTGTTGTGGGTTTACCTCTGCTTTTAAATCTAAAGTAGATACATTTGTATCTCCAGATTTAACATATTTAAGCTCCATTGTCTCCCAAGCTTTTGCACCCATATCAGGGTTATCACCATGAGCTACGTCAAGAACACCAGCTGCGAATGGATGACGTAAACGCAATCCAACTTCTGTCTCGATCATCCACTTCTCGTAAGAACCATCTTTAGCAAGTTTAGTACGCATTGGAGCACGAAGAACCATCTGAGTCCAGTCGCTAGGGTTCAAGAAGAAGATAGAACCTTCAGGCATCCAACGGTTTGGAATCAACTTAAACTCTTGCCCTAATGGGTCAACTAGTGTAGAAACATAAACAGAAAGCTTAGGTGTGTTCTCAAACATACGAACACGAGTAGGAGATTTCTCTTGTAGAGCACTGAAAGCAGCAGCCCACTTAGGGTGGAACATGATAATGTTTGCACTTGAACCTGCTAGGTATAAATTGTATGTTAGGTCAAAAATATCTGACTCAGTTAATTTATTATCAGTTACTACTTTTTTATGTACAACAGCACCTGTATCTGGATCAGTGTTATCAATGTGAGCCACAAGACCTAAGAAGCCAGCAGTTTCACGAGGTTGACGAACACCACTTTGATCTGTGTATTCAGCACGAGAGGCTTCATTATTCAAGAACGCCCATTCTAGGTCACGCTTTAGTTCAGAACCTGCCTTCTCCATTTGGTACTGAAGCTCTTTGCCTCGACCATAGTTAGCAAGAGCGTTAGCGGTATCAGATACCTTAACAGTTTTACGTAGGATTTGTGTAAGGTTAGAACGTACAGTAGTTGCTCGTAGTGAACCATCTGTAGCTTCGATACCCTCAACGATTGCGTTCTTACCAGCTTTAGATAGCGCATCATTCTGCCATTGGAATAGTGTTTGGGTGATTGACTCTTTGCCAGTCATTGAAGTGAAAGGTGTCTCCTCAGGAGATAGATTAGAAATCCAGTTAGCAAAACTTAGTTTTTTACCATTTAGATCATAAGATTGTAGAGTAGCCATGTTTTATATCTCCTATTAACCTTTCATATGAAAGTATACAGATTTTGATTGTTTTTTATATGTTGGATTCGCTGAATCAGTTAAGATTAACAAATAGTTTCCAACATTCTTTGATGAAGCCACACTTGTGATGACAAACTCAGTATCCTTGTCACTAGTGATTGTTTCTCTTGCTAAGTAGACTCCATCCTTATAAAGGGAGACCACATTCCAAGTTGCAGACTCAGCAGTGTCAGCTTTACCTGATGGAGCTGGTGGATCTGGTTTTGGTGGTGGTGGTGGATCTTCCTTTTTATACTTCTTAATTTTGAAAGATAACTTATCTCCAGTAACATAAGGAACATCAATACCATATTCTCCAAGACCACCAAGCATATCAATCTCAGTGGAATCTGTTAAAGATCTACCCTCGATGATTAAAGATGTTACATCAACATCCTTTTTGATATGAACATTATCAGTGGTATCTAGGATACCTGCAGCAAAAGGGTTTGATAATCTTAAACCAAGCTCAGCTTCGATCATCCATTTTTCATATGAACCATCTTTAGCAAGCTTAACGCGAGATGGTGGTCTTAATAACATTTGTGTGAAATCACTAGCCTTGAAGAAGAAAATCTTCTCTTCTGGCATCCAACGATTAACAACCAATTTATGTGTTGCACCAAACATATCAACTAATGTAGAAACATATACTGATAATTTAGGTGTATTCTCAAAGATTCTTCTTCGTGAAGCTTCTTCAGGTTTCCCACCATCAGCTGGTCTTTCTTGTAGTGCTGAGAAATATGATGCCCATTTAGGGTGGAACATAATAATATCTGTCTCAGAACCAGCAATGTAAAGATTATGAATAATATTGAAAATATCCATATCCTCAAAAACGCCATCAGCTTTACCAGTACTTTGATGTACAATGGCTCCAGTTTCAAAATCAACAGCACCAAGAGGTGCCACCAACCCAGCAAAACCAGCAGACATCCTTCCATGCTCATCTGTTTCATCAGATGCTAGTTCATTGTTCAAAAGAGCCCATTCGATATCCCGTTTAAGTTCTTCTGCTGCATTCTCTAGCTGGTATTTAACTTCCTCTGTTCTACCATAGTTTTCAGTAGCATTAGCAGTATCAGAGATACTAATAACCTTACGGAGGATTTGAGTCATGTTAGATTTAGTATCAGTGTGACCAACATTACCAGACACAGCATCATCACCTTCAGAGTTAACATTACGACCTGCTACTGCAAGGTTATCAGTCTGCCACTGAAAGATAGTTTGATTTGTAGCCTCTTTTCCAGTCATAGATGAAAAAGGTGTATCTATTGGAGCTATTGTTGAGATCCAATTGGCAAAACTTAACTTCTTGCCATTCAGATCATAAGATTGTAAAGTAGACATACTTTCTCCTATGATTTATATCTTAAGTGCATACCATCTGTTAGTTCAACTAACGCACCATCTGCACTAGAACCTACAAGAACATAAGTACCTGCATCAGAAGGAGAAGCCTTCTCAGAAATAATAAATTCCTCAGAGGCAGCACCATCAACAGATGTTAATTTATGGTTCATAATAATCTGACCATCTTTGATAAGTTTAAAAGAAGCCACTACTATGTTAGCAGGAAGTTCAGAATTCTTCTTAGATTGAACTTTTAGTTTAAGAGGTTTACCAGGGATTAAATTAAACTCAGAATCCTTATTAAAATCACCACTATGTAGCACACTCTGAGAAATCTTTTTAACTTTAAAGATTGGCTTCTGTGCAGGGGTAAGGGGTTTAGATTTAATAGCATCATCAGAGCCAATCCAAAGCACACCAGAGCCATAAGGGTTTGCGTGTTGTAATCCAACCTCTGCTTCAATCATCCACTTCTCTGAAGAACCTTTCTTAGATAGTTGAGTTCGTTTAGGTTGACGAAGAACCCTTTGTGTCCAATCTTTAGGATCAAAGAAGTAAATAAGATGAGTGGGCATCCAACGATTAGGGATCAACATGTAAGTTTGACCTAATGGGTCTGTTACTTCATTCACAAAAAGAGAAACCTTATCTGTGTTCTCAAAAAGTCTTGTTCTTTTACTAAGTGTAGGAGTCTCTGGAGCACCACCAGAATATATAACATTTGGTGATTCTTGTAGAGAACTAAAAAACTTAGCTTGACTTGGATGATACATAATAGTGTTAGCATCAGAACCTGACAAATATAAATTATAAGTCATTGTCCAGAGTTTACTTTCTGTAAGTTCCTCACTTACCCAAATATCTGGGCTAAAATTAGGTGAGTGATCTGCCATAGTAGTATCTCTTGTAAAGAAGTTCACAACAGCACCAGTTTCAGGGCAAGGTGTATTAGCAGGGGCTACCAAAGGATAGAACCCAGCTGTTAATCTAACACCCTCTTCCACAGGAGCACCAGCAGAATCAAGAGATGATTCATCATGAGAGCCTGCTTTATTATTCAGGAATGCCCATTCAATATCACGCATTAACTCTGTACCAGCTTTAGTCATTTGATACTCAAGTTCTTTACCTCTACCATAATTAGATAGGGAGTTAGATGTATCAGAAACCTTAATCACTTTACGAAGGATTTGAGTTACATTACTCTGATCAAGTGTAACGTAAGCATCATCCTCAACAGCAGATGAACCCTCTAGTACAGCATTATCTTCTACTCTATCTAGATTATCAGTTTGCCACTGAAAGGTGATTTGATCTGTTGGTACTTTTTTAGTCATTGAAGTAAAAGGAGTCTCCTCTGGGGAGATATTACTAATCCAATTAGCAAATGATAACTCTTTGCCGTTCAGATCATAAGAATGAATTGTAGCCATTATTACTCCTTAGCTTTCTTTGCTCGTGGTTTACGTTGAGGTTTTACTTCAACAACTTCAGTTTGGATTTCATCAGCCTTTGTATAAGGTTGAGCATCAACTTTAAGTCCATAAGATTCTGTCTGTTCTACATACTTGTAGTTAGTTCCAACGGCAGTCTTCTTCAAACCAATAGCATAATAAATACCAGCATCTTTTGTATCAACAGATTCTGAGATTACATGAGTGAATGTATCACCTGCTGTTGTAGATACAGGTAATTTAGATGCGTACAAAATATCATCTTTATATAAGTCAATATAATCCACTTTTGCAACTGGTGCTTTTAATGTAATGACAAACTTAGAACCAGCTGTTAGTTTACCAGTGTTCTCTGTATAAGAAGCTGGTTCAATCTCATCAGTCCCAGCACTACCTGTTTTATATACTACATCGGTAATATTTGCAACAATAGGTGCAGCAGGTTTTATCATTAATAGACCTGAAGAGTAAGGATTAACATGTCGTAAACCAACCTCCATTTCTACCATCCACTTCTCGTAAGAACCATCTTTAGCAAGTTGTGTTCTCTGTGGTTCTCTTAATAAAACTTGAGACCAGTTATCAGGATTAAAGATATAAACAGCATCATCTGGCATCCAACGATTGGGGATTAGCTTAAACTCTTGTCCCAGTTGATCTACTAATGTAGAAACATATACTGATAGTTTAGGTGTGTTATTAAACATACGTTGTCTATTTGTAACTGGGTTTCCATCTAAACCTTTATACGTACCTTGACTCTCTTGTAAAGAACTAAAGAATGATGCCCATTTAGGATGGTACATAATAGTATCAGCCTCAGAGCCTGCTGTATATAAAGAGAATAGTAAATGGAAGATATCTAACTCACTAATTGAATTAGGATTAGCAGTCTCCATAGTCGTAATAGCACCTGTCTCAGGACAAGGCATATTCAGTGGAGCAACTAATCCGCGATAACCAGCAGTCTTTCGAGGGGTTGTTCCATCAACATCTTGCTCAGCACTCTTATTAGTTAATAGCGCATACTCAAGGTCACGTTTAATCTCTTTACCAGCTTTCTCAAGTTGATATTTAACCTCTTTATCTCTACCGTAGGTATCTAGAGCATTTGCAGTATCAGAGATCTTAACTACTTTACGTAAGATTTGAACTGTGTTACTTTTTGTACTAGTTGATCGTAGTGGGACAGATTGAGCTCTATCACCTTCACCATGAACATTACGACCAGCCTGTTGCAATGAATCGGTTTGCCATTGGAAAACTACCTGGTTTGTTTTATCCTTTCTTGTCATTGAAGAGAAAGGACAATCCATTGGAGATAGGTTACTAATCCAATTAGCAAATGATAATTTCTTACCATTTAAATCATAAGATCTTAAAACAGACATAACTTCCCCTTACAAATCGATAGCGACAGTTCCACCAATATTTAGTGTGATACCTGGAGTGACATCTTTATTAACAGAAGTAATAGCAGATACGGAGTATAATCCAGCATGTTCAGCAGTAGCTACATCTGTAATCTTAATCTCAAGAGCTGCATCTTTACCACCTGCAATATACTCTTGTGTAATTAAAGGTACACCATTTTTATTAATAACAATTGTCACAGGCTTACCAGCAGTAGCATCTGCTTTAAGTTTCAACTTAACGATTAGTGGTTTACCAGGTTTATGAGTAGCAATACCATCTCCAGCTTTACCAAAAATAAGTGACTTAGCAGTATCACCTGTAACATCTTCAACAGTATGTAAAGTTGGGCTATCATCCACTGCAGTACCTACACCATTAAAGATTTTGTAGAAATCAGCACCTTTCTTAGTTGTAAGAACACCTGCTGCGAATGGATGGCGTAGACGTAAACCTACTTCCATTTCAATCATCCACTTCTCATATGAACCATCTTTAGCAAGTTGTACACGAGTTGGTTCACGAAGTACCATTTGTGTAAAATCTTCTGGACGGTAGAAGAATACCTTATCAGTTGGCATCCAACGATTTGGTAGTAATTTATATTCTTGACCTAAAGGATCAACCAACGTCGATACATGTAGGTTAACTTTATCTGTATCTTCAAACATACGAATACGAGTTGCTGATTCTTGTAACATACTAAAACGATAAGCCCAGTTAGGGTGATACATGATAATATTAGCTTTAGAACCACTTAAGTATAACTGGTAAGTCATATCAAAAAGTTCAGCTTCTGTGAATTCTCCACCTGCTAGTTCTTTATAAACAACAGCACCTGTCTCAGGGCAACTAGAGTTTAGTGGAGCAACAAGTCCTGAAAAGCCAGCAGTCTCACGTGGGTCTGTAACTTTAGCAGTGCTTTGATTCAAGAATGTCCACTCTAAATCACGCTTAATCTCTTTACCTGCTTTTTCCATCTGATAAGCTAATTCCTTACCACGACCATAGTTGTCGGTAGCATTTGCAGTGTCTGATACTTTAACTACTTTACGTAAGATTTGAGTTACGTTAGTACGAACAGTTGTAGTATTCATTACACCTTCAGTAGCCTTTGTACCTTCTAATGCTGCATTCTTTTTAGCCTTAGTCAGTGAGTCGTTTTGCCATTGGAATAAGCACTGCTCAACAGATTCTTTTGCTGTCATTGAGACAAACGGACAATCTTGAGGAGAGATAGTACTAATCCAATTAGCAAATGATAACTTCTTACCATTAAGTTCATAAGATTTTAATGTAGCCATATAATATGTCTTCCTTGTATTATGCCAATCACGAAGATTGGTAATCGACAATAATCTTAATAAATTGGACTACAATGGAAGGCCAAACTTAATAATTATTGACTTGATCTGTATAGATAAAAATAAATCTAGTATACAGGTAATGTTGTTATAAGTTTTATATAGTAGGGGTTTGTAACTAATGAGGTTTTATTCGATGATATTTGAATTCTAATCTATACGTGAGTGTATAGTATTAGATAATATAATAGAACAGACTGATACAAATACAACTGTATAGAATGAACATTATCTTTTTAAAGTTTAGAGATTGCTTACAGGGAGTAAGGTTCTCGAATAAAGGACTACTGGCGTAGCCCTTGTTCAGGTTTGTTGCGTGGGGCATCTTCGGGAGTTTATAATGCCCTGCCCCACGTCTTATATTTCTTTTAAGTTGCACTCAAGGTAGCAATCACCTTATTTATTAATCTTCTAGCATATCAAACATGTTACCAAGATCTTGCTGATCAAAGCTACCAGTTTCCATACGCTTCTTCAGTACAGCCTTCTTGGTGTTACCTGCAGGTTTACTTGACTTAGCTACTGCTTTGACTACTTTCTTAGGTGAGCCAATCTTCTTAATCTTAGCTTTAACAACTTGTTTACCTTGGTCTAATTGTTTAGCTTTATACAAAGCTTTAAAAATACCAGGATCTACACAAGTAGTAATGAAATCTTCTGTCATACCAATCGAGTGACCATACTTCATAAGTTCTGTATACAACTCTTTATTCCAACCAGGGATATCTTTAGAAAGAATAGTATTTGATTCAGCGGCTTGACGTTGTTGAGTAGCTGCTTTTTCAGCACCCTCAGCTTCTTTAATCTTAACCATCTCAGAGTTAATCTCTTTTAAGCGAGACTTATAACGATCAAGGAATTCACGGTTCTCAACATAAGCACTAGGATCTTCTTTAGCCAGGCTAACAAAATCAAAATCTGAATAATCTTCTACTACTTTCTGAGCTTCCAATTGAGCTAACTCTAATAGTGATTTGATATCTTTAGATGTACCTTCAAATGTAGCACGCTCTTCTTCGAATGCAGCACGCTCTTCAGCAAGAGCAGCAGCAGAACGATAACCTTTGATTGCTTCATTAAGCTTAACCATAGAGCCATCAGGAAGTGTTACATCATACTCTTCAAAGTCAACTTCATCACCATCTTCATCAGTAATTTCTGCATCACCATCTTCGTACTCTGCATCATCTTCATCTTCTTCAAACTCTTCTGTCTCTTCATCAGTCTCTTCTTCAGATTCTACATCATCTTCATCTTCATCAATTGTATCAAAGTCAAAATCACTTTCATCAATACCTAAATCAGATAAATCATTATCATCAATATCTTCAATTGCTGCTGCTTCTGGAGTCACGATAGTATCTTCACTATCTAACTGACCAAAAATATCACCCATATCTTCAATGTACATGTCATTCATTTCAATATTCATACTCATAAGTTGTTACTCCTCAAAATCGTAGTTATTTAAATTCTCCTGAAGCTTTTCATTTAGTCGTTTTAATGCTTTAGTTAGCATATAGAGTTCCTCACGTTTGGTCATTTCATCAGGGAGAGTCTCTACGATTTCAAGAGCTATATCTTGGTGTATCTCTCGGAGGAGGTCTTCTAAAAGACCACCCTCCATTAATTGTTTTACTTTGCTAAACCGTTGGATATCATTCATTTAATCAACCCCACTATTAGCTTCGACCTAAACCCACAGGCCTGTTGTGTTTATTTTCTAGTTGAGCCTCAATCATAATCTCTTGACGTTTAAGTTCAAGTTTATCTCTTTCTAATTGAAGCTTCATTTGTTCAATCTGTAACTTACGCTCTTCAACACCCATCTTATCAGCAGCCTCATCTTGTTTAGATAAAGACTCCTCTTTCCTCATAGCGAAATCATCAGCAGCTTTAACTTGTTCAAACTGTAGCTTTTGCTGAGCTTCTGTAATATCAGAAAGGATTTTTTGTGTTGCTGCTTGTGTCTGCTTAATTGTCTCAGCAGCTGTTTGTAATGTAAGCTCTTGTAATGGATCAGGTTGTGGAGGAGGTAAATCCTCTAGAGGTGTTAGATAATTCTGTACATCAAAAATACCCATAGCTTCAAAGATTTGAGTAGCCATGTAGTATGAATTCTGAGGTTGGATAAACATACCTACCTGCGGAGACGATGCTGCAAGTTGCAATGCACCAGTTAGCATCTGAGCCCTTTCACGACGTTCATTATTTCCAACTGCAACTGCTACGATCATCTTATCACGTCTAGGTAGCATGTTAGGGAAAATAGTCATCGGACCTTTTACTGTTTCAACTAAAATAGGGTCTTTAGCATTCTCGCGAATAATACGATAAATACCTAACATCAGACGTTTCATACCTTCCTCTGCGATGTTACGTGCTATCATTCTCATTCTGTTTTGTGCTGCTGACATCATTGTGTTTACTGTAGCAAAAGAGTTATCATTCTTTAATACATCGTTATTTAAACCCTGCCCTAATCTCGTGACACCAGTACGTTGTTCCTTTTTCTGTTCCACGTATTCTAGTAGGGTAATATTACCTTGTGGTAAAGCATGATAAGGGAGCAGAGTAACTGCGCCTGGAGTTGTGATTTCTACTACACCACCTGGACGGCCTTCCAAGAGTGAGCGTTTATCATAACCACCTTTTAATCCTGTGTAACGACCAAAGTTTGCATTCATTGTATTATCAATAATACCACGAACTAGCATGGTGTTAAGGTTTTGAATATCTTTAGTAATATCTGTTACTGATTCTCCGAAAATGTTACCAGGTACAGGGAAGGGTGTAATCGTTTCAAATGGCATTTCATTAACACGGCTCACTTCCAAAATCTGGTCATAGACAGTAAATACTTGTAGCATCTCTGTAGTTCCGCTTAATGCGGACGTCTTGATATAGTTCTCATACAGCCATACTCGATCTACCATATCATCACCAACAGAAAAATTGTCACTAGGATTATACATTTGTGCTTCAACTGCACGGGCACTAGATGCTTGTCCACCATATAAATCAAGATTATCAGACCTTAAACCTTTAACAGTTTCTTCATCGAAACCCATTTCAATAAGTTCTTGTTTACTCTTTCTTACACGATGAGCAATGTAGTTAGCTTCCTGGATGCAAGTTGCAAGTGGATCAATGATAATCTGCTCGAAAGGTACATATTCAACCTTTACACCTTCAGTAGAGCGTTTGTATGTAACAGAACCTTCAAGAAGTTCTTGTTCTTCATACTTATCTAAATCCTTGCACACCTCATCATCAATAGTAACAGAGATTAATTCTCCATCAATTTGTGATAAGTACAACTCTAAATCATCTCTAGAGATTTCATCAAAAGTCTCAGTAAAGACTTCATCACCAACTCTCCAGTATCTTTTGAACCATGAATTACCAACAATGCAACTCTCTTTGAAAGCATCATGTAATGCACGGTATCCTCTATTATCTGTCAACAAAGCTTTATTAACAAGCTTAGTTGCTGCCTCTGCCGCAATAGCATCTTCTGTAGTGCGCGGCATAAACCTTACTGCATTCTCACCTGAAGTGAAAACACCAATCAATTCTTGTAGAGTACCATTAACAGCTTCCCATACAGAACGGTCAATCCATTTAGAAGAACCTTTTGTAATTGGCTCAGGGAGTCTACCGTAGTAGTAATCCCAAGACTCAACTGTACGAGTGGCTAACTCACCTTCGTGGTGATAAAAAGCTAACTCTTTGTGACCATTCAACTGAACAGTCAAGTCGCTTAGTTGGTCTTCGGTCATAACAACATCACCATAAATAATTAATTCTTGTTCCATGACCAAATCTCTCCATTAGTAGTTAGCATTAAATCCTTGCCAATTATCATTATAAGCAGCCATATGGCCTCGTTCTGCCTCCATAGCAGAGATACCACGATGAGCAACAGATAGCGCTGAGTATCTCATAGCATCCACAAGGTCATCATCTCTTTTGACAATCTTACCTTCCTTGCGGTGATACTGACGAATCTCAGCAAACAAATCAGCACAACTAGAAAATATCTTCAATCGTCCTGTATTCATTCTTTGTAGTAAATCCATAAGTCCAGGTTCTACGAAGTTGTTTCGTTTACCTGATCTATCTAATGGATTATAAAATGTTTCATGTAAAACGTTTACGTTCGCTTCTTCATAAAAAGACATAACTGAGCGACCCGAACCACGTTCTGTATTGTCTGCATCATGCGGTAGTACGACAGGAATCCATGTACCTCTTGCATTAATAGCAGTTGCATGAACCGAAGGGGTATTTCCCGATTGGCGATATGCATCATAAATATAAATAGTATCAGTTCCAGCATCATAAGTACTCCACACAACAGCAGTTGGGTGATCAATACCAATATCAACAGCAGCAAGTTTACGCCAATGATCTGGTATATCGAAAGGTGTACAAGTAATCATAGTTTCATCCACATCGAAAATTAATCCACTACCCATTTGAGGGATACCCTTAGTACGCATGTCCCATTGGTATTTTGGAATAGAAGCTAATAGTTCTTCCATTAGTTCTGGTGTTATATGAGGTGCATCATCCCAACCTGCATTCTGAAAATAAAGAAGTCCAGTCTCATCATTCATAAACTGTTTGACAAGCTCTGTCTTACCATTCTCTGGAGTAGCCGTAATAGTTACTAAACCATTTGTAGTAGCTGTACGTGTTACACACTGTGAATAAATCTTAATAGAGTTATGTGGGTCTTCTTCATCAATCCAAATAAAGTCAACTGTCGAACCCATTAAAGTGTGCTCTCCTTGTTGTGTGCTTCGGAATTCAAGTGTTGTTAAACCATCGAAACGACCCAAAGGATCATGATGTTTAATCTTAGCAATCTTAATCATATTACCATCACGTTCAAGCATTTCAAAATCTATACAATCACGTGGAATAGAACCAGTACCAAGTGCAGCTGTATCTTTAGCCATCTCTGTTCCGAACAATTCTTTCTGAAGAACTTTACGAGTTGAGTCACCTGTAATACCAACACACCAAATAATAAGGTTGTGTGGATCAGGTCTATCATCTGCTGTCCTCATTTCATTTTTAATAAAACGATGACCAGGCCACTCCCAACCATCTTTATCTAAAGAAGGATATCTACCAGTACAGTGATAACTTAATTCTGCTGCTTCGCTATAGGATTTTCCAATACGGTTTGCTGCACATAAAAACCTACGTTTGTGGTTCTTACCACCAGCATAAAACTTAGTTTGGAAATCATAAGGTGAAAACTTTTTAACCTTATTATACTTATTATAATCTTCTAACTTCTCTAGCAGGTTAATCAATTCAATCTTTTGTTCATCAGAGTATTTTGTCCAGTCAATATTATTTACATCAACTAACATAATAACCCCATACTACTTATAGTAGTTCTTTTAATAATTTAGATAGATACTTAGCTTCAGTTTTAGACAGAACTAAAGACTCATCAGAGCCTAATATTTCAATAAACACAGCTGTATCATTCTCGATATGTACATCAATCATACACACCTCCTTTTAGTAGTGTGATATCATTAGGTCTAATTCCTAAGTATGAGGGACTACTAATAATATAATGGAGGAAGAGGTGGGATTCGAACCCACGGACGGCTTTCACCATCTCTGGTTTTCAAGACCAGTACCATAAGCCACTCGGTCACTCTTCCTTAACTTTATTTAATATTATACTATCAACCATGGGTAACTTATAGATCCATCGCCTTTAATAATATAATAGTAAATATAAAAATTGGAGCATGTAGTCAGAATCGAACTGACATCATCTGCTTGGAAGGCAGAGGTAATAACCATTATACGATACATGCTTGGTACACCCACCTGGACTCGAACCAGGAATACAGACTTAGAAGGTCCGTGTTATATCCCTTTAACTATAGGTGCATTGGAGGAAAATAAGAGATTCGAACTCTTGGACCCTCGCAAGGGCCGACAACTTAGCAAGTTGCTGCTTTAAACCACTCAGCCAATTTTCCTTGGCAGGAGATGTAGGAATCGAACCCACATAAAGAGATTTGGAATCTCTCGTAATACCATTATACTAATCTCCTGTATTCATAAAGAGTATATACAACAATTTCTGAATATACTCACATTATTATTACAAATAATTATAATATTTATACAACTACTTTTATAATAATTTAAAAGCTTTCTCTACCTTACACAAAGCTACATGTTTTAACTCATGAGGATTTGGGATTGGATCAAGATTAATGTCTACACAAAATGCAATAGCTTTATGACAAATTTGTTTTTCATTATCATTACCATCAGGTGCAAACTTAGAATCTAGAAAAGCTTTAGTGAATGTTGGAGCATAACGCTCATATGTACTCTTAATAGGCATAGACACCTCCTGTAAGCTCCTGTGAGAGCTTGTAATTAATTATTAATATGAATCCTTGATTGATGACAATCGACGCAAGTATGAAGCTTCTAGAAAGAAGTGTGTATCTATAATTGGATCTGAAGACTTAGGTATGTAATCTAAATCTAAAAGGATGGCAAGCATCTTCATCTTATCAAAGACAACCATACAAGTGTCAACACTAGCGGGTGCTAAGTGTGAATTAACTAAAACCTCATAGAACTTAGGGGCTCTATAAGACATAGGGGCACTCCCCCAAGTTCTAATGTTAAACATATCACCTCCAATTAGATAGCCCCTTAGAATCACTCCTAGGGGCTCTTGTGATTATTTAGCTGGTGTTTCTAATGCAGTAAGTCTAGCTAAGATAGATGCAATTTCTGCTGGGGTAATACCAGCAGCTCCAGTTGAACCCTTAGCTCCATCAGCACCTTTAGGACCAGCAGCTCCTGTAGCGCCCTTATCACCTTTATCACCTTTAGCTCCAGTATCTCCTGTAGGACCTTGTGGGCCTGCGGTACAAGTACAACCACCAACACTACTCTTAATACCTTCCATGCGCTCTACGAGTGCTACAGCCTCTCTGTGGATACTGTTAACTCCATTAGCGCTTACTTCAGCTTTCTCAGAATAAGTCAAAGCTGATTTAGATGCAATCTGTGCTTCATTCCTATAAGTATTAGAATCAAATGCTTTACTACCAGCTACATCTCGGGCAAGCTCAGCATCTGCTACATATGTTTTACATAAAGTTTCACAAGTACATGTCATTATATTTTTCTCCTGTTAGTACGTAAGTACGGATATTAACCTGCAAGTCCTGCTGCAAGTAGTTGTCTTAAACGATCATCAAGCTGCTCTTTAGATAGTGTTTCTTTATCATCCATCTTAACTTCAACAGAAGAAGCTTTAGGATAAACTAGATTAGCTACAGCGTTTGCTGCTTTGAATCGAAGTTCTGCTGGTTGTTGAGGGTCTTGTGCAATGTCCATCATAATTTCATCCATAGCTAAACCAGCTTCAGATCGGTAAGCTACACGATTAAGCATTTGCTGAGTCATCTTATTACGTGAACCTTTAGGACGACCAGGACCTGCTTTAGCGCCTTTTACAAACTTACCAGATTTGATGTCACGACCAATAGCATCAACATTCATATCATTCATATAGTTTTACTCCACTTGTTAATGTCTATCAAGAACGAAAAAAGGGGCTACCAAAGAATAGGTGATTTCGATAGACACGATAATTACCTATAGTATTCTTTGATGCCCCTTCGTATATCCCACCACCACCGCTCGGACTAAAGTGCCGAACAACTAAGATGTATATACAAAAGGGATTTGATTTACTCACAATTATATTTCAATAGAATTCTTATAATCTACATAATCACTGAAATACAAGAAAGAAGAAGGGATAATACCTTTATTATGATGCTTACGAAGATACCAAATCCAACTAGCATAAAGTGGGTGCTTTGGACTATGATCAATACCAATAATACCAAAACCAAAAACTGCTGGAGACATCTTATCTTTGACCCAACCTGTTCTAATAGCACCTGCTGTAGTAATCACTGAATAACCAGTAGATGGAAAAACAACCCTTACTTGTAATGCATTATAATACTCTATAATTTCTAATTCATTTCCATTATTCATTACATGCTTAATTCCACTTTTCATATCATCTTTAATCTTTCTCATACTTATCCCTTAATATTAAAAGATACACTGAAAGGATAAAAGATAAGAAACAAGAAATATATCTTATTATGATTATATCTTACATTACAGTATATTATACTTTTCTTAGTTTGTAAATTATCTTTAATTATAAAAATAATAAATATAGATTATGATTATTAAATCTTACTCTTTCTTCTTTATTACAGTGAATAATAAGAATATAAAAATAAGAAATAATAATCATAAATTTTAAATACAATTATATATAAACCCTAAAGGGCCGCTTCATAAACACTGTAAACCAGAGAAGTTAATCTCTCAAACCAGTGTGTATATATCTGTAAGAAGTTAGCTCATAACTTACAGAATGCATTAAATATATTAAATTGTCTTGCTAACAAATTATACTAGTATATACAATAATTATGCAATATACTCACAATTTATTTTAACATATATACAACTATTTTTCAAAAAATTTAGATTGAGTAATAACGCCCAGTGCTGGGCTAATTGAGGGGTATTGATGGGAGGTGATCTTTATACACTGAAAGCTGGGAGGTCATAATAAGAGGTATATACTGAAAATAAAAGAAGAGTGAGTTGATGGGAGGTGATACCTACTGAAGATTGATGGGACCTCATAAATGACGTATTGAGACACTTTGTATTGAGGGGGTATAAAACGGGGATATCCTCATTAATTAACTTTGTTCAGTCTTTGGGTGTCACGCGCCCCCGCGCCCGCAGCCCCTAAGGGGGAAGTGCCCTCTGGTAGTACCTAAGTAATTGATTTATATACATATTTAGCTTTTATCTATATAGATAGCCCTTATATATGGTACGCCATACGATTAACTAACGATAAGATGTATAATAGATATATGTATTTAATATAAGATGTATTTAACATGTATGTATGATTGCCCGCACCGCTACCTATATACCAGTGAGGTATCTATTGAGGTATAATCTATTGAGTAACAATGCTATTGAGGTATATATTGAGGTGAATATTCATTAGATATGCTGATTAGGTATACGGGTAGTGGGGTGGTTGCTATCTAAGCGATAACTGGGATGTCAGGTACTAGATATATGAGGCTATCCTATATAAGCATATGCACCGTTAAATAAATATCCCCTATGGGTATGTGAGTGCGCGTTATGTCATTAGTAAGTCATTGTTATTGTGTGAGGTATATGCTTATATGGCATTATATATTGAGTTAATACCCCTTATGTATATATGCCTATATAGTATTACTTATAGTGTATATCTTATACAACATATATACCGCAACTGTATAATTCCCGTAGGGAATATATCCCCGCAGGGGATGGGGTATCGTATATAGGAATGTTATGTATAAAAGGTATATCTTTTATCTTTTCAGTGTATCTCTTATGTAAGGAATATTCCTTGATGGTATTGTTCTGGGGTAAACATTCCTTGAATGTATAAAACACTATGCAATATCTATTCAAGATAAACAATCCTATACCTATTAAGTATCAAGATAATAAGGTTAATAGTGTGATATTGATCACATAAAATAAGGAATAAACACTTGACAAAACAGTGTTTTAAATGCAACGCACCCGTTTCATTATATTTAAGAGCTAAAAGAGTAATGAATAAGTATGCAAATAAGATGATTAATAGTGAATAAATATCTAATTACCCCATGTTATGTGAATAAGTAGTGAATAAATGAATAAATAGTGATTAAGATTAAGTGAATAATAGGTGAATAAACCACTGAATAGTGAATAAGATATGATTATATTAAGTAATAGTGCTTATTTAGTGCATAATGAAAATAAGAGTATACGAATAATTAAAATCTGGTAATATCTACCCCATCGAAAAGGAACACGGCAACGGGTTCTGGTTCGTAGGGTGAGAGGTAGTTACCCGATAAGGTTAAGATAAAGAGTTAATCTTTTATCTTGACGGGGTAGGTAGGTTAGTTTACTATCTCCCCACTGCTTCACCGTTCTTTAATAATTTGCCCTTTAAAGCCTCAATGGCTTACCTCTTATAGAGTCTTTATAAAGAGTTTAAAATAAGCCATTGACAAGGTGATAAAAGGGCGTATGATTAGGGAACACAAAGAGGAAATAAAGCCTCTTAAAATAAAGAAATAAAACATTGACAAGATATATTAAATCTTGCTACAATGTTGATACACCGTTCTTTAATAATTTGCCCTTTTAAGCCTTAACGGTTTTAATCCTTTCCCTTAATTTATTAGGCGGAATAAAAAGGATTAAAAACAACGTTGACAAGGTGATAAAAGGGCGTATATTAAGGGACACGAAAGGAATACATTTTCCTTTCAATAGGTTGGTTATGTTCTTACCTTAAAATCTCAGAACTTTCTTAAGTTCGTCATAGGTTTAAAGTTAGGCAACGCTACAACTAACCGCACTCGTTCTTTAAAAAACTGGTTAAATTAGAATAAACAATTGATTAGGTTATTAATAACTTAATGACTGTTTACCACTAAAAACAACATCCTATCACTTTAAAAATGTATGGGCAATGTATGGCATCAAGGCTGACGGGGCGAATCCCACTTGATGTGCGTAATTGTGAAAGCATTTGATACAAGTCAGTAAGGGGTTCAAGTGGGTTTATATTCATAATTGGAATACTAACAGGGCATTGTAGCCCTAACCAATCAAACATGGTTTATTGTTTGACTAATAGGCAAGTTGCGCCTATACATCATCAAACTGGTTTAGTGTTTGACCTCTGCGATTTACAGTGTAAATTGTTTTGGCAAGCAAAGAGCTTGAAATTCTCGCACTGATTTACAGTGTAAATTCTTAAAAGGAAAATAAAATGACTGTATTAACTTTAGATTTCGCAAAACAAACACTTAAAAATGATCTAAGCTCTAGTCTTATCGTATCTGAAATGGTTGTAGAAGCAATTGATAACTTCTATCAAGAACTTGGCAATCCTGTAGCTATACGTTCTCTTATTCAAGCAATCAAAGAGACTGCTTATGATGAAAATAGCCGCCAGAATTATTCTGTTATTGCTAATCTTCTAAGTCGCTTTACTGCTCGTACTGTAGAGTTTACGAAAGATGATAATGGTAATAAAACAGAGACTATTAAAAATGGTCAATGGGTAGTGACTAAAAACATTAAAGCATATATCACTATCTGTAAAAAAGCTGGCGTTGATATTGATGGTGTTACAATTGATACACCTAACGCCATTCTACGTGAAAAACTATTCAACCCAATGGAAGTTTTATGGGAAGAATACAAAGATCTACAACTACACGAAGACCGTGTAAATATCTTCCGTAAAGCTGAAAAGTCAGAAGATGAAAAGGAAATTGAAAAGGCAGAACGTGCTGATAAGTCAGCGGCTAAACTTGTGAAAGACAAGGAAGCATTCCCGACTGACGGCATCAGGGCACAAGTTGCTCAAGCTGAAAAAATGTCAATGTCAGAACTTGAACACTTGAAAGTATTAGGTGAGCATTACATCAAATCTTCTGATAGTGTTACACTTGACGCAATTATTGCGATGTTTACAGAAATGAAACAAGCATAATAAAGTAGTATCTTAGGTGTAGCTAGGGATCTAGCTATACTTATAGGTGTTATTTAATTAACGAAGATAGGAATCTTTGTATGTCAAACTTAAAAACTGATTTTATTTTTAATGGTAAGTCATTCGCTGTTATAGGTATAGATGATTCTAATTTTTTACTTATGAGTGTTGAGATGCACTTGAATAATAACTTATGGGCGCATTCTTTCATTACAGTTAGTAAGTCATCAAGTCAATTGGTTACGGTCAATGATGGAATGAATTGTATTCAAAAATTCATTGACGTTGGTTATGAAATGTTAGTTACGCCTGAATTATTAGGCTTTCGTTCTGACTTATGGACTGTTAAGGATTTTACAAAATGATTAAACAATTACTAGGGCAAACTATATCAGGAATGACGGCGGCGGCTTTATTCTTGGGTATGTTTTACTACGCTTTATAAGTTATTCAATGACTAACGGCTTAACCTTTCGGTTAGGCTGTTGGCTATCATTGAGTGCTTTACTCGATAATAAGAAATTTAAAATGGCAAGGGATAAATCTTACTACTAGGACGATTCCGTTTGCTGAACTTCTTTTGAACAAGGGATTATTGTATGACTGATATAATTTTAGACGATGCGATTCTAGCTCGTAAAACTAAGGCGGCTATAAAAGCGGCTGAAATGGTGGCTAAATATAGTCACATGATGGGACAACCTAGCTTTGAGTTTGGCTCGATTGCTTCAACTGGTGAATATCTGAAACCCCACGTTTCTACAACTGTAGGGCTAGTTTTACCTAAGAACCGCACAAGTGGAATTGATACGGCTAATACTGTAAAAGCTGCTATTAAGGCACAAAACCGTGAATTACGTGCTGGTAAAGGGAAGCCAACGGCTGAACTAGGTTATATTGATAATCGTCACATTATAGACGCTGATAAATTTCGTCTAGGTCGTCGCCTACAACTTGACGCTAAACAGTTTCAAGATCGACAAGTGAACAAGGTGCAGATTAACGAGTACCGTGTTAATGCTAAATTATCTGGTTTAGAATCTGAACAACGTGCTTTACGTATTCGTTTAGAAGACACAAATCGTGAGGTTTCTACATTAGCAAACACACTTAACAGTTTTTCAGGTCACTATACCTTTGTTGTGGGTGAATCTGACGAAACTGTTAGTGTGTTACAATCTCGCAAAGAGATAGGAACACGCTTATCAGTAGCAGAGGGTTCTATTTCATCTATCAAATTTAAACTGATAGAGATTGGTATAGCTATAGAAAAAATGCTTGCTGAAAAGAAACCAGTTAAGCCTAAAAAGGCATCTTCTAAGAATAAATCTTGGGGTAAGACTGATTATCTTATTGGTGAACATGATAGCGGAAAACGCACAACCTTGACACTAACAAAACGTCAAACTGTGGGTGATTTTGTTTCTAAATCAAATGGTAAGCCTGAAAAGCGTGGGACTATAGCAACCATTCAGGTTATGAGTGGGTCTATATCATCTGTTAAGAAAAACCATTCAGGCAACACTAATAAGATGAACAAAGCTGTAGATGTTGAAGCTGTGATTCGTGATGTTACTGATAATGTGATCCATAAGGATAAAGGTGAGAACATTCGTAACTTAACTAACACAGAAATCAATGCTCGACATGAAGACGGCTCTAAGCATAACAGTGAAGTTGCGTCTGTTATGGCTCAGTCAGATAAATCATACACCAAGAAACAAGGTGGTTCTCCTAAATCTGGCGGTATTACAGTCGGTAAACTTGAGAAAGAAGAACGAGATACTTCTACAAATGCCTTTATGTTCAAGCATGGCTCTCATAAAATGAAGAATCGTCCTGAGCGTGGTTTGTTAATCCGTTACTAACACAACTTGGGCGGCTTAGGTCGCCTTTAATGAAGATAAGGAATCTTTATATGTATACTATAATGCGACCTAGTGATGTTGCTTTTAACAATGATTATGAGCGTGTAATCCCTGATGGTTTTACTGTTGAGAGTTTCAACGAAGCACTTGATGCTATACATGGTAAATATTTTGAGCTGAAAGATGGTAACGTCTGGATGGTTTATTATGTCACCGATGATAATCGGCTACAAGTGTGCGCTGAAGATATAAATGGTGTAGAGGTTGGCTTTACCTATGAATACTTCATGTCAGCTATTGTAAAAGAAGAAACTCAACTTACTTTCTAGGAGCTTTATATGACTACTAAATACACTCAACAACATGTTGGAATGATTCATTACTCATCTTACTGGAGAACCTACTCTTTAGTGTTAGATGTTGATGGGATATATATCACCGAGCTTGATAAGTTTGGCGAGATAAATCATAACGGTGAGCATAAGGTTCGCCGACATTGTACTCAACTAGACCATGGTGATAAATTCATGACGGTGGCTGAGTTTTATCAGAAGATAAAGTAATATCTTAGCAGCAGTTCTTACGAGAGCTGTTGTTATAGATGTTATTTATTAAACAAGGGGTGAGTCTTACTACTAAGACGATTCCCTTTGAATGAAGCTAGGAGCTTTATATGAAATTTAAAACAATTGGTAAGATATATGATAAGAAGGTACTAGCTAAGGCTGAGCAACTCCTGATTGATTTAGCTAACGGTGTTGATATATTTGTTAAGACATTGAAAATCAATGCCAATCAACGTGGTGGTGATTTTCTTAAATCTATAACAGTATCTTATTCATATCGCTTATTACTTAAAGGTGGTAAGTGGTTGCTTATGACACATGAGCGTTATAATAAAGAAATAAGAATATAAAGTATTATTTAAGAGTATAAGATCTATAATCTTGTGCTCTTATGTGATTACTTTATTATATATGAGGTTAAAATGATCCAAGTAACTATCCGAGAAACACTTTTAAAGTGTGGAGCTACTGATATTACCAACGTTCGTGTTGGTCGTGATATGAAGTATTACTTCTCTTACCAAGGTGATAAATTCTCTATCAACCTTGTTCGTGGTGAAACTAATAACAAGTTTAAATTGTGCTGGCTTTCTCCTACAACATCACAACCTGTTTGTCACTGGGTTCGTGTTGTAGGTTGTAATCTACATGGTCGTATGGATAAAACTTACTTAGCTGAAGCTATTGAATCTCTTATTAATGAGGTTGATGAAGATGCATAATTCACTAGTGTCATCTTCTACATCATTCAAGTTAGGTTATTTCTCTGCTTTGATTGTTTCACTATCTACCCTATGTCTAATTGTAGGTGTCTTTCTGGGTGTCGCTTTACAGTAACTGCACACCCCTTTCTCTTTATCTTTCTTTTATATAAATAGGTTATTTATTATGTCTGTTAATCTAACAATCCTCAATGTAACTCCTGTATTCCTTCTTGTATCTGCTAAATGTGACTGTAATACTTGCCCTGGGACTTACCTTCTTATCCCTGCAGATGGCTACAGCAAGGTTGTGACTGTTGGTGATGTGGCTACAATCTCTGATTTTGATCTTGTATCTCAAATTAAGCTTAATAACTTTATTGATATTAAAGAAGAACTATCCGAGTATGTTATCGATGTAGTGAAAGCATCTCATGGAAAACTTCTTGATGAAGCTAATCTTCAGAAGTTAATTGATGTCAATATTGTTCACTACCACAATAGCTTCTACTCAGGTGATGAGCAAAAGACTATTAATAGTCATATGACAATTACTGAGTTTGGCTTAGAACGTCTTATTGAAGATTTGACAACACCATTATCTCCTACTGTTATCCTCACTGTTGAGCCTTTGGATAAGTCAAGTGGTTGGGCTTTCTTTAATGAAATACTTGATGAAATCATTGATGAAATCACCCCAGCAGATATGAAGTTGATGAATGAAGAGTTTGGTTTTGGTGATACTCCTGAGCAACCCTGGGTTGAAGATATTAATGGCACTCTTTACCTATCATCTTATGGTGTTCACATGTCTCGTGGGATTATCACTGAATTTGAAAGTGGTATCACTACAATGACTGGTGCTGTCTCCTTATTCAGTGAGAAAGGTATTGATGTTATTAGTTGCGATGATGATTCGTTTATCCTAATACCAACAGCGAAAGCTGATGCTGTAGTTTACCCATGTACTGTAACATCTTTTTAATTTAATAACCATTAGGCTGCCATAAGGTAGCCTTTTTGTCGTTCCTTATTACTTTATTTATTATGAAGAGTTTGATTATGAAAAAACTAGTTACTATTATGCTTGTTGTATTTTCTACTGGTTGTGCTATGAAGGGTTCTTACTCTGAAGTAGCGATCAGTGAGATGACTGATTATGAGTTATGTATGAATATTGGTGAGTCAGTGGTTTGGCAGAAATCTGAGTCAGTATCTAATATTATGCAGGAAATGGATCGTCGTTATAATGCAGGTATTAATGTTGTAACTGTTGAGCAATGCCGTGGTATGGCTCAAACTTCTACCATGGCAGCTCAACAAGGGCGAGCTCATGCACAATCAGCAGCTAATGCTTTTATTAATTCTAATCAAACACTAACTATTTATTAAGAGAGATAACACAATGGCTTTAACTTCTACTGAAAAGAAACTACTTGAATTGACTTCTGCTGCATCTCTTAGCTCAGCTCTTAATAAAATTGAACTAGCACTTAATATGTCGAACATGATTAAAGCATCAGTAGCTGATGGTTCTAAATTCTATGAAGTTGACAAAGATGGTGAAAAGTTTATTGTAAATTTTAAATAGTAACAATTATAGTGGTCTAATTATATAGACTGCTATGTTGGTTATTAATTAAATATACGAGGTAAATTATGAACAAATCAGTTGTCCTTAACCTTGTTCGTCAAGAGAAATCAACAATTAAGCTTACAGATTTTGCTGATTGGTTGGATGATGCCGAACTTGCTTACAAGACATTCAATGTACAAAACAAAGGTGTCCGATACCTTTCAGTTGTATTATTTGTAATTGATGGTATTGGTTACAGAGCTAATAAAGCTTTTAATCAAAACATTATTACATTGTGTGAGGTGGAGCTTACTACGAAGTGTGTAATCACTCGTAAAGCAATGAAAGGATTAGGCGCTAAAGGTTTTCTTTAGTAACAACTATAGTGCTTTACTAAATAAGAGTGCTATGTTAGTTATTAAATAGATAGAGTATCTTACTACTAAGACGCTCGATGTGAGGATGTATGAAAAAGTTTGTATTGGTTATGGCAGCAGCGGTTGCCACTTTATCTGTTAGTGAAAACCTAGATGCTATGGAGCAAGTATGCTTCAAAACATTCACCACAGAACAGCAAGTGGTGTTACAGGATGCTTATGATTATGGTAAGCCTCGTGGGTATGGTTGGTCTATGGCTGCCATGGCTTGGAAAGAAACATCAGCAGGGACACATCGTATAAACTGGAATGATCCATCTTTTGGTATCATTCAGATTAATATGAATACTGCTATTAAGCGTTATAAGTTAACAACTTGGAAGAAGCAATTAGAGTTTGCAAACAAGTTAGCAACTAATAATAAATTTGCTATCAATGTGGCTTCTGATGAGTTAGATTTCTGGAAGGGTGTTCATAAGGGTGATATGCGTAAAATGTGGGCTTCTTATAATGGTGGTTATAATTATAAATCAAAAGCTCCTCAGTCATACTCTAATGATGTTGCTAAGAAGATTGCTTTCCTTAAATCTAATCGTTGCTTATTCTTTTAGGAGTTAAGATGTTTAATTGTATCATAAAAGTAATTACTGCCTTTATGTGCCTAGCTATTATAGCTGTTGCTGTATTGAATGTAATACACCCTGATAATAACCTAGCAGGTCGTTTGGGTGGGTTAGTTGTTTTAGTGTTTGCTGGTTTGTGTCTTAAAATAACCAGGTATTATTTTAGTAAAATTAAGAACATGTCCAAGTTAGAGTTTCAAAAGAAGTGGGGCACAACTCATGCCGATGATTAAGGTTGCAATCTATGAAGCTTTATTGGTATCTATGATATCACTATTAATAGCAACCCTTACTAATGGGTTAGTAATAATCTTTGGTTGGGCTTGGTTAGATGCAAATTTTGAATTTAATAAATTAGTAGCAACAGTTGCGATAACAAGGACTGTTATCATTAGAATTAGTAATTAAAGAGAATATAAATATGAAGAAACTAGCACTATTAATGGTTGCTTTATTCGCACTACTTGCTATGGTTTTTGGTATTACAATTACAACAATCACACCTAGCCTATACAGCTTAGCACTCGTTGTGCTCCCAATTGCTATCCTATTTGCTTCTTACAAGCAGAGTAAGGTAGTAAATCCATTAAATGTAAACTTAGATTACTAAAAGGAATATAATATGAAGAAAATCTTAGCATTAGCTTTATTAGCTGTAACATGTCAAGCAAACGCATTTAGCGTTAAGCCTCCTTATACTGGTGATTGGACTCGCACTGAGTATGGTGCTTATACTCCTAATCACTTAGATAGTGACACACTAGCTGTATTGATTAATCGAGGAAATGCATATGAGATTGGTTTCCTAATGATCGATGATGACTGTGTAAATATTACTACTGATACAGTAGAAGCAAATGATGTTCGAGTTGATGGGCAATTGATTAAGTTTGAACAGCGATGTGTTGAAAAAGGACTTGCATTATATCAAGCCACAACTAAGGCAGGTAGTGAGCGTATCTTTGGTCAATTCAATCAAGGTGGAGTTGTCATCGCAGATGATTTGCGATTCAGTGGTAAAGGTTTCTCAGATATGTATCAATTGATCTCTAAGAAAGTGAGTGAAGATGGTGGATTATATAATAAACAAGTTAGTAACTCAACAGAAATTGCTCTCTAATCACGAACTACTAGGATGTTATTATGCCAATGAAAACAGAATTAGTACATGTTATTAGCTTCCCTAATAAGAATAAGTACGGTTTATATTACGGAAATCTATGTATTTTCTCCGATAAATCTCTAGAAACGGTGGATGATCAGTACGCTAAATTAATCAAATATGGCCCTCGTGCTTACCGATTGATTGGTGACTTCTATGCTAATATTGGTAATAATAAAGAATATTTTTCTTGGATGGATTTACATAATGCATTAATGAAGTTTATCAAACTTGATGGTGTTATTGATAATGATAAAACATTAGCTAATCATTTCTCTAAGATGCAACGTGAAATAACAAATCAACATATTGAACAAATACAAGTATATTACCCTAAACGTTAGTACTAATATTCATGTATATGTGTTAATTAATATATAAGATATAAGGAATATTGCTAAGGATTCTTTCTTAGATTATTCCTTATTCTTTATTATAGTTTTTCTTTTTTTTTTTAATTAAAGATTATAATAAAGAATATTTCTTATCAGTATTCTATTAGGAATATTCCTCTCATTTTCATTCTATATGAATATATACAATAGTTTTCTAAAAAACCTCACAATATTAGGAAAATAATATGAAAAAGCTTACCCTTGCTTCTTTATTAGCAGTGACCCTTACAGGTTGCTTTAACACTTACAATATTGAAAGTGCAACTTCACCTATGAATGAACCAGAAATGGTTCAAGAGTTATCTATCCCTGAAGCTCCTATCACTTACCTGGTTGAAGATTTTGAATCTGATCCAGTTGTTGAGGCTGATGACAAGGAAGATGTTGTGGTCAAAGAGGTTAATATTAAAGAGGAGGTAAAGAATCCTCCAATTACTTATAGTAACCCTGCTGCTGCTTTGTTAAAAATGAAGCGTACATCTCCTACTTCTTGGGGAAGCCTATAGTATGGGGTTTCCTCGTGTACTCTCAAGAGATGTGGCTAGATACACACCACTACACTCTGCAACAACTAATGTTGATATTCAGGATATAACTGGATACCCAGTAGATATTACTGGAACTAAACGTCAATTAAGGTATAAGATTTTAGGTGGTATTGGTTTACTAGTAGCTTCTATTTTTATTACTCATGCTGGTTTTCAAGCTTATGATATTAAAGTAGCTCAAGATGTGTTGGTTTCTGAAAAGAATAATCAACTTGTTTTAATTGAACTCAATAAAATCAGAATCCACAACGAAGAAGTAATGGGTGAAATCCAAACAGTAGATCAATTAATTATTGGTACAATGCTTACTAAAGAGTATTGTAGTAAAGATGGAGAGTGTAAGATTAAGTTAAATTCTTTAAAACAACGTAAGTTAAAATTAGAAAGTGAAATCATTCATGGATGAATTATTTATAAAGAAATGCAATACACAAATTAATGATTATTGTAAAGCTAATAAGATCCAATCATATGTAGCCGCAAGGTTACGTATGGCTGTAACTACAGCATTGGAAAATAGAGAGACTCATTTGAGAGTCTTGATTAGCTCTACTTTGTGTAATCGATTGGCTAAGATTCTAACAAATGAGCAGTATAATAAACTAAGACGCAGGAATCGGTACACGCTTGATGATAAAAACAAGGCTATTTCTTTAAAAGAAGAAGGATTATCTTTGGAATCCACAGCATATATTTCAGGATGTAGCTCAACTGCCGTAGGTGATTGGGTTAATAAAAAAGGATTAGGTTTATTATGAAAAAACAAAATCTATATATTTCCTACATGCTTGTATCAATATGCTCATCATTTGTCTCATTTGGCTTGTATATGTCTATAGAATTAGTACCTGTGGGTTTTGAGGTTAAACCTGAGCCTGTAGAAATACATACAATACCACATGATGTAATACGAAACATTGCTAAGAAACGAGTAGCAGGTAGTATCATGTGTAAGGATGATGGTGGATTTAGAGAGGTCCTTACAAATAAGTTTCACTGTAACAATAATAAATATTACTTTGGTTCAGATTTTACAAAACAAATACCAGTATCAGAGGAAGATATCTCTGGTATGATTAAATCTATTAAAATATCATATGGAATTGACCCCAATAAACATGGTTATTCATATGTATTGCCTATGGCTAAGTAAGGGTTAACTATGCCTCGTTATAATTATCCTCCATTGATGTATTTCTTTCTTCATAAGTGTGCTTATGCTGCTAATGATAGTTAGTAAGTAAAACCTATAAGGTATTCAAATGAGTACCTTATGTGGATTATTTATTAAATAAGGTGATTAGATATTTTGATTGGTTGATGTCCAATCAACAGTAATGAAAGCTGAGATTGTTTGTTTACGAAAGTTATAAATCAAACAGGAGCCACGCACAATAAAGAGGTGGGTGTGTGATTACTGGTAGAGCATTAGGTATTAAATACAACATAAGAGTATATGACTCAAGAGGATTGTTACAGTGTTGCCCTTGCAGAGTCGAGGGTAATACGTAGAATCTTTAATGTTCTTATAGTTCAGTGGATAGAACAAAGACCTCCTAAGTCTTAGACCTGAGTTCGAATCTCAGTGAGAACACCAACTACTATGCCACTTATGGCAACCATGATGAGCACTACGCTCTTTATTTGAGGAAAGTAATATGTCTTTACCAATGGTTCTTTTATCAGCTCTATCTATCGCTCCTTCAACAGGTTATGATTTAACACGTCGCTTTGATGGGTTCACTGGTCTTTATTGGACTGCTTCTCATCAGCAAGTATATCGTGATTTAACTAACATGGTTACAAAAGGTTTTGTTAATTTCGTAGTTGAACCACAAAATGGTAAGCCTGATCGTAAAGTTTATTCTGTGACGTATGCAGGTGTTAAGGCTTTATCTGAGTGGAGGGCAACTGAGCTAAAAGATAAGACTGTTCGTAAAGAGTTAATTGTTAAGCTAATGTTAGTCACTGATGGAAATAAACAAGATATGATCCGTCAGCTTAATTGGTTGATTAGTGATAGTAACAAGCATCTCTGTACTCAAGCACTACTAATCAGAACATCTTATGGTGAAATTGATTCCCTTTCCACAAAAGAGAAACTTGAATACTTAGCTCTCCGTCATGACATGTTAGAGGTTACTTCTCATTTGGATTGGGCTGAAGAAGCTCTTTATCTTTTACGACGATTATAGTTTTTATTATAACTAGAGGTTATATTATGAAAATTACTAAGCAACGGTTGGTTGAACTCAACGCTTGCAAAGATGGATTAGACCGATTCATTTCACAAACAAATGATACCGATAAACCTGTATCAATTGTGTCATTAATTGGAGGTGAAAATACTATTGGTGATATGACATGGCTAGCTAGTGAGCTTCGTGATAAGCAAAATCTTGTTAAGTTTGCTTGTAAATGTTCTCTAATCAATATCAAATTAGTTAAACCGTATACCGATGAGTACGACTTTATTATTGATTTCTTGAATAACCCAAGTGATGCTGCTGCTCATACTGCTGTTGGTATTGTTGATACTGCCACTCGCATTATCCGTAATAATAATCATACTGTTCATGCTGCTATTGCTTCTCATGATGCTATCTGTGCTATGCGAGCTATCCGTACTGCTGCTAATGCTACGTATGATATTCATACTGTTAATATTTATGTTGCTGGTGCTTATGCTGCTAATACTGCGCATTATGTAATTGAAGCTAACCCAGAATCGAAACCTATTGTTGAACAATATCTGAAAGAATTATTCACGAAATAGTATTGACGGTACACTCCGATTATTATACAATGATTACATCAAGACGGAGGGACAGCTCCGTCTATATTGAGCTATCTTATGACAATTAAAAAGGATGCTATCCAGCGTGCTAAAGCTATGCTAGAGGCTTCTAAAAATGGAACGTATGTTTCCCCAAACAATCGTAATAAACCTGCTAGTGTACCTTTTGACCTAGCTCCTTGTAAGAATTGTGGTCGTATCGTATATGCTGGTAAGTGTTGCGATAAACCAGATAATGATGTCATTATTAATGAAATACTTAATGATATTAAAACTATGCCTATTGAAGAACTAAAAGCTAAGCTTTTAGAGAACTCAAATGGACCTATTGCTGAAATGTTTAACTCTGTGAGATACCGATGATTAATAATATCAAGAATAATGTAAATAAAAGCTTTGTATTCGCTAAGACTATTACTATTAGTCTTCATGTTGATTACCTGAAGAAACAAAATCTCCGTGATTTACAGCTATTAGATAAACTACGCAGTGAATTTATCTCTGGTCAAAATAAACCAGGTCTGTTGATCGAGACAATGCTTGATAATGTTATCATTCGAAATGAAACAATTACTAAGCTTGAACGTAAACTAGTTAATTTAAAAAGTGAACTAGTTGGCGAGTAAGTAATGATTATAGAGTATTCATATGAGTGCTCTATTTTAATTATTTATAGGGGGTGGTGATGTCTGAAACAAGTGGTATAAAGTTGACAATTAGTATGCATATCGAACGTGAAGTATCTAAAGGTGGATTTAAAACTCTAACTACTAAAACTACCATCATGGATAGAGTAGAAACATTAATATCTCACTATAAAGATGATCCATTGAAAGCATTAGGTGCTACTGATAACAGATCACTTAAAGAAGCATTAGCTTGGTGGACTGTAGTAATTAGAAGATGGGCTTTGTTGTCGATTTGTACTAGAGAAGATTTAAAACGACTGTTTGAACAAGCAGTTCTTAATCTTCAGAAGAAAGTTAGTTAAAACACTTTATTAATATGAGGTTTGCTTTATGGATATGAATGCGTTAAAAGTTATTGCTGCTAAAGATGTTGTTGTTAAAACAATGACTAATAAACACTTTAGTGTTTGTGATATCAGAACTGCTCTGGAGTTGATCGGTAAGCCATGCGCTTGTCAAGATTCAATGCTAATCCTTTCTTCTGTCCATTGCGTAGATTACACAGCGATGAACCCTGTAATTCGTGAGCTTATCCCAGAGCTGGTTAAGAAGGTGTTTGGCTTCTCACACAGCATGCAGTCACACATACCAACTCAGATTGTGTTAAGCAATTAAGCAAAGTCTATAAGGTATTCAAATGAGTACCTTATGTAAATTGTTTAATATGAGGTTAAAATGGATATTATTTTAAAGAAAGATGAAACTTTTCGAACATCAGTGTATGTTTATGGTGGCTTCTTTGGTGTTCATATGCAAACTGAAGTTAATAAAGGAGGCTATAAACAAGAAACAACAGTCCCTGCTGGCATTTTAAATGACCCAACAAAAAAAGGACAGCTTGGTGTTGTAATGGATTCTAAATATTGTGACTTCTCACAAGAAGCTATTGATGTATTAAAAGCGGCTAAACGTGAAGTTGGTTCTTTCGCTTCTGTTGTGTGTGATAGTAAAGCCTTTGGCTGGTGTGGCGGTACTCGCTTCATCTGTGAAGTAAGTGACTTAACAATTGGACGTGATTGTGATCCTAGTCACTATTTGCCTGCTGATATTGAAGCTCCACAAGATTTCAAAGATTTCATTGATAATATGTTAAAGTAATTAAGCAAAGTCTATAAGGTATTCAAATGAGTACCTTATGTAAATTGTTTAAATGAGGCAATAGCTTTATGAGTGTGTTTGAGATCATTAAAAGTTTTATGCTTATTATTAAGTTAAAGTATAAGATTAAGAAGTTAACAGAAATAATAGAAGAACTTACTGATTATTCTGATGAGTTAGATCAAGAGGGGCTACATACTATGGCAGAGTGTGTAGATGAAAAAGCATTAGCTGAACTCAATAATCTAGATAGTTTAAATAAACAACTAAAGGAAGTCCTTTTATGTTTAAGGAGTTAATACTGGCAACTACTGTGCTGCTTGCCTCAGGTGCTGTTCAGGCGCATGGTCAAACACCTTATAGTTATGGTGGTGTTGACTCCTTCGGTCTAGTTAAACCTGAAGCTAAGGTCTTCCATGAAGTAGCGACGGTGCGAGTTAAAGTCATTAATGCTTATGACACTTCACAAATATACAAAATTACATCGGATGGACGCTTATATAAGACAATAAGCATAGGGGCTAACTCCTCTAAGTACATTCGAGTTCCCGTAGTGATGAATAAACCAAACACACCAGAGTTACACAAGGTTTGTTCAACATTAAAAGGTAGCACTGGTCAGTTTATGAGTTCTCGTTTTTGTACAAAAACTCGATTATATTGGATAAAATTGTGATTAATAAATTTTTATTCTATGTAATGATACTGATTAGTACTACGAATCTTGTACATGCTGATACTATAAGAGGTGAGAGTGGTGTATCCTGTTCTATGGATACAGATTCTTCTCCTTTAAAAGTAAAACTTGAAGTTCGTCGAGGTGATGAAACAAATAACTCTTACGGTTTCTACAATGATAATTCACATGAGGCTTACGTATCAGTAGGTGTTGAGTATTCAATTGGGGCTCCAAAAGGCCTTGATTGTGATAAGCTTTATCAAAAAGAGTTAACCATCCGTGATTTACAAGTAAAGCAGTTACAAGAACAACTAAAACAATTACAACATAAATCAGATATTATCTGGGAAGAATAAGGAAATAGTAATGAAAAAGAATTTATTAATGGCAACAATGGCTCTGTGTTTCTCTGCTACTGTTGTTGCAGACGGGCATGGCTCTAGTTCAAATGAGCTTATTTTCAAAGCTGAAGTAGAACGCCAGTGTGTTATGGTGATTGAGAAAGATAACAAAGAAGGTGATTTGCTTTTAAAAGATATTTCTGGCGAATATGAAATTGAAGCAGATAATGCCACTTTTACAGTCATTAGCAATGACTCAGAACAAGTCCTTGTAAAATCATTAAACTTCAGCCATACCCTTGGGAGTGGATTGGATGATGATTTATTCAAATTCGTATTTAATAACGACACTACAGTAACACCAACCGTAAGTAAGATGGAAGATGGTTACCCTGTAGTCCCAAATAAACCTCAACAAGTCCATATGCGCGTGGATATGAAGTCTATTGACTTAACACCAGGTGATTATAAAGCAACAGTCATTTTTGAAGTTGATTGTGAAGATTAATAATCTATTGTAATATATAAGGGGTGGCCTCGGTTATCCCCTTTTTTGATAAAAATAAAGAGAAAATAATGTCTACTATCATTAAAGATCCAATGGAACTTATCAGCAATACACCAGCTGAGGTGGTAATTAATCGAACTAAGTCTCGCTTCTATATGATGTTATCTAAGCATATTGAGAAGCAAGGTGTGGGTATTAAAGAGGTTGCTGAGAAATATAATCTCCCACATACAAAGTGTGATATTATTGAACTCCACTGGACACGTATTAGTCTAGAAAAGTGGATTGAAGTGTTGGTAGATGCTGGTCTTGATGTAGGACATAGCTGTGAAATTGACCCCGAGACAGGGCTCAATAGTGCTACTCTTGTTGTAAATCTACCAAAGTAATAGTGTTTCACTGTAAGACTTACTACTATGAGTTGTGAGTTTTATTGGAAATAATCTTAATTAATCTTAAAGGTATATTATGAAAAAGGTACTATTAGTATCAATGATCTCGTTGATACCTATTACAGGTTGTGAGGTATTAGGGTCGGGTCAATCACCTAGTGATCAGACATTACGTACATACTGTACTTCTAGTCATGTTATTGTAAAACCTATAAACACTGTATACCAATCACCAACTTATAATCCTCAAAAAGAACTCTCTGAACAAATACCTTGGGAGATGGACTTAGAAGTAGCTGGTGGTAAACCTGAAGAGTCTGTAGGTTCTACCAAACCAACTGAGCCAGAACAAACCCCCACTGATATGTCCTTAAAAGAAAAACTACCAACAAGAGAGCAACTAAAAAATATTGAACCAATTAGCCCAGTTAAGTATCACAAACGGGGTATGGGTTCACATGAAATGGTCTTTATGGCAGGTAGTGATAGTAAGGGTAAATACCTTTATGGTGATGGGGTTATAAAAGAAACCACATATACTAAGTTTGAAAATTACATCTCTAAACAGAAAAAGAAAGGTGTAATATATGATAGAATTATGTTACACAGTGTAGGTGGTGCTGTATCTTCTGGATTCTCTATAGGTAAATATATATATGATAATGGGTGGTCAACTGATGTAGAAAACCCGCTTGAGTGCCATTCTTCTTGTGGTTTTATTTACATGGCAGGCGAAAAGAAGAGTATGACTTCTGGCTCAAAGGTTGGACTACATAGACCATATAACCCTAACGTAGCAGACTCACCAGAAGAGACTGCCAGAATGAGAGAGTTGACACTCCCTTATTGGAAATATATTGGTGCAGATATGGCACTATTTGATAAGTTTATGAAATACAATCGTGATGATATGTATATCTTAAATAGTAAAGATTTAAAATAACAAGGTAATTAGATATGAAAATGGATATGAAACTACTTCCTATGAAGATCGTTTTATTAGCAATGGGTACTGGTATTGTTATATCAAATGTGACAGGTTATGATACACTCTTTAGCCTTGAGAAAGGAATCTTTGGAATAATATCACTCTTTGGTTTGATAATGATAACAGCAGAAGTAGCTGTTTTATTATATACAAGTAGTATTTTATCAAGCTATTTCAGACAGCCAAAGATCTTACAGTATTCTTTACCTATCGTTGTAATTTTATTTTCATTCTTATCATTCTCTGGCCTGAATAGTTATCTTACTAATTCTGCTCTTAAAGATTATAAGCTTATTGAAACAACAAAGAATAAGGAGTTAGCTAGTAATGATCGGGTTAACATTTTAAATAAAGAGAGTGATGAATATGCTGTTAATATTGAAGCTCTAAATAAGAAGCAAGAAGAGATCACTACTATGATGGGCAAGCTTGATGCTGAGATTATTAAAATCTCTGGCCTTATTGATAAACGTCGTCTTAAAACAAGAGGTCAATGTCAAGATTCTCCTGATTGTACAGCTGTTGTGTCAGGATTTAATGATAAAATCAAAGGTCATGAATTAAGTAAAAATACCTATCAAAAACAAATAAATAATATTTTATCTGATATTAAAAATAATCAAGATTTAATAAGTAAAAAGAAACAAGAGATTTCAAGTTTAGAAAAAGATAAGTTTGAAAGACAAGATTTACAATCTGGAAGTGAATCAGAACATACATCTAAAATTGGAAACTATGAGAAAGTAGTAGGATCTGTTTTGGGAATCTTCAATATTAAAGTTGATAAACCTTTTGAATGGTTTATTGGTTTAGTAGCAGCAATTATCTACCCTGTATACTTCTTAGTAAATATGTACATTGGTTTAAATTCTGAAGAGAACAAAGAATACTTTGCTACAAAAAGATCTACCCGAAAAGATAAAACAATAACTAAAATGAAACTATATGCTATGTTTGTTCGATGGTATAAATCCAATAGAGCAGTAAGTAAAAGACGTGTAAAGTTTAAAGAGAAGATTGTGGAAGTTGAAAAAATAATTGAAGTACCAACAGGCCACATCGTGGAAAAATCAATAGAAGTACCAGTTTATGTTACTAAAATTGAAAAAGTAATTGAACAAGTTCCTATTGAAAGACAAACACCATACCCTATGTTTGTACCTGTCCCAGAAGGTATTTCCCCTAAAGAATTAAAGGAATTAGAAGATGAGATTAGACTATCTTAATTCACACAATTCCTCTAATATACAATCAGATTTAGAACAGCATTATAATTACCAAGAATTGTTAAATAGAAAACATAAGAACTTCTTAGATAATGATGCTTTAGAACAATCAAAAAGAAGACGCTCAAGTGGTATGAAGACTTTCTTATACACCTTCATCGCACTTTGTTTCGTTTTATTATTTGCTTGGGTTTTGTTTAATATCTTCACACAAAAACCAACAATCATTACGAATAATAACAATACAACAAAAGAGATTATCTATAAAAACACAACCTGTAGTGGTATTACCATTACAGATGTTATTAAAGAAGAAACTCTTACTGACAATAACAAGGAAGAACCTCATACAAATACCGTTGAAGAAGAAATTCCTATGGATGTTGTTAAAGAAGAAGAAACTCCTATTGAAACACTTGATGAATCATTAGAAGATCGGTGTTATGCTGAACGTGTAAATGGAATTATCACTATGGATTGTAAAGATAACCAAGTCAGTAATGTACCTACACTTGATAGTGTGGATAAGCAATTACCTGATGTAGTTAATAACGAAGGTGAGTAATATTTCACTGTAGAGCCTTATTAATAGGGCTCTATTGGAAATAATCTTAATTAATCTGAAAAGGAAATACCTATGAAAAGCACTTTCTTCATGCCAACAGTTAACATGATGGGCGCTGGCTGTCTTTCTGATGCTGTAGCTGCTATTGCTGCTCAAGGCTTCTCTCGTGGTCTTATTGTAACTGATAAGGTTTTGGATGACCTGGGTATGTCAAAGCAAGTGGCTGACCTACTGGATGAGGTAGGTGTATCAACTGTAATCTTTAATGGTGCTCAACCTAATCCAACAATTGGTAATGTGAATGATGGTTGGCTTATCCTAGACAACAATGGTTGTGATTTTATTATCTCATTAGGTGGTGGTTCTCCGCATGACTGTGCTAAGGGTATCGCCCTGGTAGCAACCAATGGTGGCTGTATCTCTTCATATGAAGGCGTAGATAAATCAACTAAGCCTATGATGCCTTTGATTGCTATCAATACTACAGCAGGTACAGCCTCTGAGATGACACGATTCTGTATCATTACTGATGAAGTTCGTCATATTAAAATGGCAATTGTTGATAAGCATACAACACCTCTAATCTCTGTTAATGACCCAGAGATGATGGTTGGTATGCCTAAGGGGTTAACTGCTGCTACTGGTATGGATGCATTGACTCATGCCATTGAAGCTTATCTATCAACTGCTGCTACTCCAATCACTGATGCTGTTGCGCTCAAAGCTATCACAATGATCTTCGACAACCTTAAGACTGCTGTTCATGATGGTAGTGATATGGAGGCTCGTGAGAACATGGCTTATGCTCAGTTCATGGCTGGTATGGCGTTTAACAACGCATCATTAGGTTATGTACATGCTATGGCTCACCAACTAGGTGGTATGTATAACCTGCCACATGGTGTGTGTAATGCTGTATTACTTCCTCATGTAGTTAACTACAATGCAAGTGCTTGCCCTGAGCGTATCTTAGCAATTCTTAACGCAACTGGACATGTGGGTGTTTGTAGCAGCGATGTTGCTAAACAAGCATTGATTGATGCAATTAACGTATTATCAAACAGTGTTGGCATCCCAACTGGTATCGCAGAGCTAGGTGCTAAAGAAGAAGATATTCCTACTTTGGCAACTAATGCGTTGAATGATGCTTGTGGTTTTACTAACCCTCGCAAAGCAACGCATGAAGAAATCTGCTCTATCTATAAAGCAGCAATGTAATCACTACTGTGTGGTTCCTGTAGGGCATTCTTCGGAGTGCCTTATTGGAAGCAATCTCGCTTCATTGTTTCACGTAATGGTCTAGGTTATTATCTGGTTTGGTCGCTGGATAATGATAAGTTTCACTGGAGAGTCTTCTATGAGGGCTCTCTGGGAAGCAATGGTGCTTCACAATCTCTAATCGTTTAATTTGGCCATTAAGCTTTTAGTAACTTCAAAGTAATATCAATATCATGAGCAATCAAGCTCTTATCTAAATAAGGTTATATATTATGTCATTATTCGCTAAGTTTCTATCTAAAATGTCTGCTGCTAAAGCTCAAATCGTATCTGGTAATGCTGCTAAAGCTGCTGCTGGTGTTGGTCTTTACATCGCGGCTTCAGGTGGTATTTCAGATGATGAGTTTGATAAACTACGTGCTATGCTTAAAGCTAACCCACGCTTCGAAGGCCTTGATGTAGATGCAATTATGGCAGACTGGGAAAAGGTTCTTAAATCATCAGAGCGTATGATGCGTAGTGATCTTATGGAATTGCTAGGTAAGATTCGTGACCCTAAAGAGATTAGCGATGTTATTATCACTGCTCTTGAAGTAGCTGATGCACCTGATGAAGAAGGTAAATCTGATATTGATGCTGATGAACGTGACCGCTTGAATAAAGTGTGTGCTGCTCTTGGTGTATCTTTGTCTGATTACGAATAATGATCGTATACCGTTGTACTCACTGCGGTGAGCCTGAAGATGAATGTAAATGTCGTCTTAAATAATTAATAAATAGAGAGGGTATGGACTCAAAATATGCCCTCTTAATTTGAGAGAAATAGAAATGAAATTAACTGGTTTAAAGCGATTCAACGTAAAAGAACACCTCACTTCTCGTGAAGCTATCTCTGCTTACAAAGAAGAATCAACACGAATCTTCAATGAAGATTTAGAGAAGTTTGTAAAAGAAGCGGAAGCTGCTTTGGAAACTAAAAACATCTCTTACACAGAAAGCAAAAATCCTGGTTATTGTGTTGCTCGACATTACCCAGACTCAGCTCCAATCTTCTATGAGACTGGAATTAAAGATGTATTCCTTGTAAAAGATCGAGATGAGCTAGAAGTTCCTGTATTCTCTGAAGGTGAATTTGAGAGTATGGAAGAGTTTATCATTGCTCATGGATTAAACTGGGATAATTTCTGGAAAGACTTCAAGGGTTGTAGTTTCCTTGATGTTGGAGGTAATGCCCTCCCGCTTATTGATCCATGGGAAGAAAGTTGTACTGGACCATTAACCACATTCTCAGCAAATATCTCATCAAAAGAGCTTGGTGAGTTAGCCGATTATGCTGATGCTTCTGGAGAAGGTGCTAATAAACGTGTAATGTTACACATGACACAAAGTGGTATCGGTTGTAGTTTCAAGGTAGGCAAACCTGGAAGTGATGATCTGAAAGATGTAACTGATTACGATAGTTTTTAATTATTAATTTTATTTAATTAGGGCTGGCGATGACTTTTAACTAAGTCAATACCCAATCAAAGTATGTCGATTGAGCAATCTCGTAAAGGCTCACCCCTGATTAAAACATATGATGAGCCATTAAGTTGGCTCTTTATGAGGATTTTATGGCTATTTCAAAAGAAGAAGCTGAACAGATTTATAAAAAGAAGAAAAGTAACTCGGACCTCTCTGCACCTAAAGAGCACTTTATTGCACTCTTATTAAAAACTAAGAAGTGTGAATACTCAGGTGATGAATTAAATATTGTAAATGTGTCAGTGGAACGAATTAACCCACTGAAAGGTTATATTACTTCTAATATTATCTTTACAACTACAACCTCTAATACAGCGAAAGGGCACTCTGTAGATGCATATTTTCACTTAAAAAATGTATCCCCTGTAGATAAATTTAAAGCATTCACTGCTTTATCTGAATGTATTAGTAAAGGTAAGTTATCTAGAGAGGTAGCTACTAATAAACCATTAGCTCTTTTTTACAATACAAAGTTTATTACGAAACAAGCTAAGCTACATATCATTGAATTAATGAAAGGATTTTTAAAAGGTTATCACGAAAGTCAAATTGAAGAAGCTTGTGATAAGTTTGTACAAGAAGAAATCCCAATGATTCAACCTGAAATTAAACAAATGGAAGATGTGGACATGACTACGCCTAAAAAGATACATATGCTATCAGTAGCTCAATACTCAACATTACACCTAGCCAAAGCATTAACTACTAATTGTCGTGTAATGTTAGTTAAAAATGGACAACCTACATTAGAGTTTGTATTCAATAAAGCATCTAATGTTGCGCTTAATGTTCGAAATGGTATTGCGATTGATGACCTATCTTTCAGCTATGAACAGTGTGATGAGATTATCATCTTCCCTTAATGAACTACTGTGAGATTACTATGGACGACAAATTACGTACTGAGTTGCGATGGAAAAAGATTGAAAGTTATATTTCAAACATACCTAGTACACCACACTGGATTATGCTGATTCCATCTATGAGAGGTGGTTTTGAAGCATTAACCACACCAGTAAAAGATGGTGATTTTGAAAAAACTGAAGCTCACATGTTAGGTGTATATAGTAAAAATCATGAAAAAGGTGATAAAGGTTGCGAGAATACAGCTAAAAGTATGATACTTGCATTAGCTGAAGATCGTTTTCATAAAACATTCAATACACCCTCATCTTTCTCATCAGCGATATGGTGGTTGTATTGTTACTTTAAAATCAATACTGATTGTGTTGAAGTTTTTAAAGATAAAAAGATTGTATTAATTGATATTAATATGATCCAAATACCAACAACAAAACCAACCCTTCACTGATTATTAAAAAGATTGGCTGTCAATATAGGCGGCCTTTTTGGATATATTATGAAAAACTCTGAAACAGAATTCAAACCACATGGTGATTTTAAAGAAATGTTTGGTGTGAAAAAAGGACAAGCAATCCCAATACCTATTAAAAATAATAACCCCAACCCCAATCGCAATGATATTAATGTATACCGTAGTGTTAATAGTGGCGCAAAATATGGTATGAAATTAGAATGATAATTATTGATGGTGTTTCTGTTTATCATAATAAGATAAATAGAAGTACCATTACCCTTTAGGAATATTTATGCAAATCACTGATTTAGAAATTGCTCGTATTTATGTTAGCAAAGAAAAAACTGTTCGTGAAAACACTGAGGTTAAGCATAAGTTTGAATTAACATTAAATAAATTTATGCAATTAGCCAAAGAAACTAAGACATGTGAATATAGTGGTTTTAATCTAGTACAAAATGATAACTTATCTTTTGAGCGTAAGAACCCACATATTGATTACACTGATGATAATACAATATTGGTTGATAGAAACGCTAATCGATCTAAAGGAAGATTAGATGAGTTTGTAAAAACCAAACGCATCCTACCTGAAGTTAAGTTACAATTACTTGATAACGCCAAGGGTTATATCGTTGAAGAGGCAAAGAAGGCAAAACCTGGAACACCAGCATCTGCCTTATTCGCGTCATTACAAAATGTAAAACACACTGTACGTGTAGATGCACCATTTCAATTAGCTAAAATCTACAAGCATGGATCTTTATTCTCTCTCCGTAACGGAAAAGAAGATATTGGAATGTTTGTATTAATTACTGTAAAACAAATGATAAGTATTCCACATGGTCGTGGACAACGACAAGTAGAGGCAGAACTTTCTAGCTTGTTAAATTTACAAACGTTTGAGACTACATCAACAGATGTATGTCACAAGTTTGCTACAGTTATTGAGGTCTTGGAGAAAGTATAATGGATCAAGCAGAGTTTGACAAAAAAGCATTAGACTTATCATGTAAAGTTGTCCATAAACGTCACTCACCATTATTCCTATATATGTTTCACCGTGAAGCAGAACTAGCTGGTAAAGTAGATGATTTAGATGGACGCTTAGCTTATTTGAATAATGTCGTCACTGCCATTTATGAGTTGATTGAAAAAGATAAACGACCGTACCATAATACTTATAAAAACATCAAACTAACTACTACTGGTGTCGATGAACGTAGTGATGGTGAAGTGAAAGTTGAAACATTAGCTAGTATGTTAGGTGGCAGTTTCGATACGAAAACTATTGTCGTTAAAATGTGTCCTTGCCATGGTGTCAATCACTGGGGCTCTATTGGTATCGAGGATTAATATGTCTAATAAAAATAAACCATTGGTTTTTGTTTTTGACAACACTGAAGATTCTGCTAAGGTGTTAAATAGTAAAGTTCAGAACGAAATTAAATATCCTATGCTTGGTTTTTCACGTAAAAATCTACAACCAGAAGCTTTATTAGTATTTACTAATACAGAACAAATGGATGATTTAATTGAAAAATTAAATAAACTAAAGAAGGAACACTTCTGATGTGCCAGAAACGTTTATTATTTGGCTTTGGTGATATATTAATGGGACAAGGATCTGTATCTGTAGATAATGGACTTGGAACACTTACAAAAATCCCAACAGTATCTTTTCATGCAACATCAACTGATTTGAAATCAGGTGATATTCCTCCTAAAAATTACCGTAAAGACATTCTTGAGCAACAAACACCAGCAGATGTTTTATTCGCTTTTGCTAATCGTGAAGGTGTTGATGCTGTAATAGATTCTCTTGTTATGTTTAAAAATGAAAAATTCCCCTTAGAAGAGGTTTCAGATGGAAATCCAACCAAGTAGCCGTAAAGGCTATCGTTTAACTGTAAACCCTAACACTAAGCGCGTTACATTTAAGTGTCCACAACGTTCTTCGAAAGATGACACTGATTACAAAGAGATTATCCTCTTTGCTAAATCAGTTGCTAAACAAGTATTAGAAGAAAGTAAAACAACACTCCGTGGTAAATTGTATATCACATCAGGTATGTTTCGAGTAACTATGTATAGTCATGATAAAGCTAATAAAATTACTATTAGCACATTAAGAGGTTTATAATGGAAGTTGTAAATAAAGGTAACAAACAAAACAAATTGACTGTAAACCCAAACGATGGTCGTGTTACTCTTAAACTAAAACCTGAAGTGTTCGATAACCCAGTGTTGGTGGCTAAGTTTAAAATCTTTGCTGGTAATGTAGCGGAACGGATTAAAGGTGAATTTACTCAAACAATGCGTGGTAAAATTAAATACCATCAAGGTACATTCACTGCAGAAATGTATGACAACGCAAAAAGTAATAGTAAGAAGTATATTGAAACATTCTAATTATAAATAAAACAAAGAGTCATTATTAACACTTGATGATGACTCTTGATTTTATTAATAAAGAGATGATGACAATGGCTGTAGGTTTTACACAAGATGGTGCTGTTCAAGACCAGATTGACGATACAATAAGTGATGCTGTATTAAAAGCACGAGCTGGTTTAGTATGCCACAATGTAACTGAATATTGTGTTGATTGTGATGAAGTTATCCCTGCTATTCGACGTAAAGCAATTCCAAATGTTGAATGTTGTATTGGTTGTCAGGCTAAACGAGAAAGCAGTGCTATGTTCTCTGGTATGAATCGACGAAGTAATAAAGATTCTTTGTTACGATAAGGTGATTATGGTGTGTACTACTAAAAGAAAAGTTTATTGGCAAGAACGGAAAGTGATTGTGCGTGAACCTCACTGCCCTCGATGTAATCTTGTTATTCGTCAAGTAACAAACATTCATGAAAAAACAATCATGACATTTCGTTGTGATAATTGCGGATACATGGAGTAATTATGCCTAAAACAGCAGCTCAACTCCTAGCAGATCATAATCTACAAAAGCAATACCTTGAAATAGGAATTAATGTCTGTTTGATATGTAAAGGTAAGGGTTTTAAAAGCTATCCATTACATAAGACTATAGATGAGTGCAAAGCTTGTGATGGTACTGGTGGAACCAAGGTGGGGGTTGTTAATGAATAGTACAACAAAGAAACAAATCCTTGGAACAATTACAGGGGTTGCAATTCTTGTAATGTCAGTACTTGTATCAGCAGAAGCTAAAGCACAAGAGTCTAATGAATATGAACGTATTATCAATAAGGTAGTGTGGGTGTGTGATTCTTCAGATCTTTCTGGATTCAAGGAAGATTATAAACAATGTGTCCGAGATGGTGATTGGTCTGTTCCTGGTTATAATTATCGAGATGGCCAATCTAGATACGCAAAAGCATGTGAGAAGTTCACATTACACTTAAACTGTAATACAAAGAAGTGATTAATAAATAGGCATTGATATGAAAAAGGGATTGGTAAAAATAGCAATCGTATTAGCAACAAGTTTATTGATAAGCTCAACCATTTCTGCAAAAGCACAAGCAGTTGAGGTATATCATGAGCGAACTGCTGGTGATAAAACCTGGATATGCAATGATTTTGATCTATCTGAATTTAAGAAAGATTATAAACAATGTGTTGTCAATGGTAAATGGGAATTACCAAACCTTGCCAGAAAAAAGAATCGTGGTTCATCAGGTGGTGATTCATATCGATATGCATGTGAGAAGTTCACATTACATTTAAACTGTACTGAAAAACAATAA